AAGATTTATCAAGTTCTCTATTCCCTCGAGACTGGTCAGAGAATTATTAAAGCAAAATAACTCTTTAAGATTTATCAAGTTTTCTATTCCATCGAGACTAACGAGAGAATTATCAAAACAATCTAACACTTTAAGATTTATCAAGTTCTCTATTCCCTCGAGACTGGTCAGAGAATTATTAAAGCAAAATAACTCTTTAAGATTTATCAAGTTTTCTATTCCATCGAGACTAACGAGAGAATTATCAAAACAATCTAACCATTCAAGATTTACCAGGTTCTCTATTCCCTCAAGACTGGTGAGATAATTATTATAACAACATAACTCTTTAAGATTTATCAAGTTTTCTATTCCATCGAGACTAACAAGAGAATTATTAAAGCAATGTAACTCTTTAAGATTTATCAAGTTTTCTATTCCATCGAGACTAACGAGAGAATTATCAAAACAATCTAACCATTCAAGATTTACCAGGTTCTCTATTCCCTCAAGACTGGTGAGATAATTATTGGTGCAATCAATTCTCTTTATGGCCAGTGGATCTTCATCTCCATATTTATCTCTGAACCACTCCCCAAATGTATATTCTCTTGGAGTATCTTCTCCCCAAGGATCATCTTTTAATTCAAATTGCTCGTATAGTTTCAAATGCTTCATTCACTTTCTATATATAAATAAAAAAAACCAGAAAATTTATCTGGCTTTTTTTTCAATTTTATTTATTTAGTTAAACATTTTATTTAACTTCTTCATATTGAACATCTTCCACATCTGGCTGCTCTTTCGGACCTTCATATTCTTGCCCTTTTGCTGTTTCAGTTTTTGATTGCTCGTATAATTTTGTTGATATACGATTCCAAGTTTCTGTCAGCTCACTTGTATATTTATCCACACTTGTTAAGTCTTGATTCTTATGGGATTCTTTTAATTTGTCCACAACAGAATTCAGCTCGGATTTATCGCTTTCATTTAACTTATCGCCGAAATCTTTAATTTGTTTTTCAGTTTGGAATATTAAAGCATCAGCTTGATTCAATTTATCTATTTTTTCTTTTTCCTTTTTATCAGCAGCCTCATTCATCTTTGCCTCATTTTTCATTTTTTCAATTTCATCTTTTGACAATGATGTTGAACCTTCTATTCTAATAGATTTTTCTTTGCCTGTGCCTTTATCTATAGCTTTTACGACCAATATACCATTAGAATCTATTGTGAATGATATATCTATTTGAGGTATTCCTCTTGGAGCTGGTGGTATGTTATCCAAATTAAATTGTCCAAGAACTTTATTGTCTTTCATCATAGCTCTTTCACCTTGTCCAACAACAATAGATACGCTTGGTTGATTATCAGCGGCTGTTGAGAAGACTTGTGTTTTGGTTACTGGAATGGTTGTATCAGAATCAATCATTTTTGTGAAAACATTACCGAGTGTTTCTAGTCCGACTGATATTCCTAACACATCCAAAAGAAGTATATCTGTTTTTCCGCCTGTGAGTATATGTCCTTGAATGGATGCCCCCATAGCGACACAAAGATCAGGATTCAAACTCTTATTTGGTTTTTTTCCAAAAAGTTTCTCCAATTTATCTTGAACCATAGGTATACGTGAGCTACCACCAACCAACATGATGTCATCAATTTCACCGTAGTTCAATTTTGATTTAGCCATTGAAGATTTGGCCTTTTCTATTGTTTGATTAATAATTGGACCAGCAATTTGTTCGAATTTAGCCCGTGATATTGTTTGAACCAAATGTTTTGGAGCATTATCAATAGCTGTGATATAAGGGAGATTTATTTCAGCTTGTGTTTGACTAGATAACTCGATTTTTGCCTTTTCACAAGCTTCAAATAATCTTTGTAATGCCATTGGATCTTTTCTTACATCAAATCCAACTTCTTTTTTGAATTCTTCAGCTACATAATTAACCAATAATTCATCTATTACTGAGCCACCAAGATCTAAATCTCCATCTGTTGATAATATTTCAAAGACACCATCACCAACATCGACTATTGAAACATCTAAAGTTTGCGTTTGTTGTTATCATTGAGCTCTTTATCTCAATTTCTTATAGTTTCCTATAAGCCCAGACTATATCTTAATAATGTCTCAAACTCTTTCAAATATTCGCTAAAAACTAAATGAAATTTTAAATTATTCTTTTTACAAAAATCTTTAATATTTTTTTCTTTTTCCGACCATAACCCACTTTTAATTTGATTTTTATGCCAAATATGATCATCTTTAATTTCAACCAACCAATTCAATTTTGGAATTTCGAAATCGACCCTATATGTTTTAATTTTTCCCATAAAGAAAAAATTTATTTTCGGCCCATTTATTATTAATATTTTATTTTTATTACAAAAATTAATAAGATCTAATTCTGGAGTCGATTGGTATACAATTTTTTCACCTTTAATATTAATCGCGCTTCTTATCTTAAAAACATCATTACAGAGAAGACAATCTTTACATAAAATTTTGTTTCTAGATAATCTATGTTTTGGCATTCTTGATGTTTTGAAAGGTTTTCCACAAGAATCACAAATAAATGTTACATTATTGAACGGCACCAACGCATCAATTTTTTCATTATAAATATATTGTGAGTATTTTTGGTGTTTTTTATTCAATAAATGATCTATGAAAATGAAATCATCAATATTACCAACATTTCCAACATTTAAGATTTTATTTTTGTTATCATAAAATTCTTTATTTGTGCAATGTGTATTATAATATTCTTTTTTGAAATTTTCATCTTCATTATCAAAACTCATATTAGATAAAGTTATTAATTTTTTGTTGGATGATAATTCCACTTTTTTATCTCTCGGAACCACTTTTCCGTTTTCTATGTATGTTTTTATCATATATTCTGAATGTTTTTTTATTTTATCAACATCATATTCTCTACAATAACTACATACTAATCTCTTCTTTCTTAAAAACCTCACTAATAATATCGAGTTTATTTCTCCACAAGAACATCTATATTTAATTTTATAATCATTGCTGTTCAATACATCACCATTCAAAAACAACCTAATCGTGTTTCCCTTATATGAGGAATATTTAGATTTATAATAATTAATATCAAATTTTCCAGTGAATATCTCTCCGGTATATATATTTTCTATTTCAATTATACTTTTAGCCAATATTTCAAAGAACTCTTCCATTTTTGACTTTTTTCATTTATATATTAAAAAAGTCTGACATTATTTCCATTTTTCTTGGATATTTCGCCTTATTTTTATTAAACTTAGGCTAATTTATCTAGTCGTTGAACCTTCATCCACTTTCGAGGACGCTTGGCTGCTGATTATCCAATTTTTTAACTTTTCAAACATTCACATTTAATATTACTATTTATTGTTGTAGTGTAAAAACTCTAAGGATTTTCCAGCAATTTAATGGATTTTTATTTTTCACTCATTAAAGCGCGGGGGCAAAACTTTTACCTCCGAAATCATACACAGCATATTTCTTGTTTTTACTCGAATCAACATTTAATACGGCTGATGTTGGCTCAGCAATAATTCTCAATACTTCAAGACCAGCAATTTCACCTGCTGTTTTTGTAGAAGCTCTTTCATCAGAATTGAAGTATGCTGGAACAGTAATAACTGCCTTTTTAACTTCGTGACCGAGATAATCTTCGGCTGTTTTTTTCATTTTTTGAAGTATCATAGCCGATATTTCCTCGGGGGAATATACCCTACCATCAACTTCCACAGCAGCTCTTCCTTTATTATCAACAATTTTATAAGGTCGTTTCAAATGTTTCACCTGATCATACGAACGGCCGATCAAACGTTTAATATTAAAAATTGTGTTTTGCGGATTTAAAGCAGCTTGTCGTTTAGCTGGCTCACCAACTTTAATGCCATCTTTTGTGAAAGCAACAATAGATGGAGTCGACAGACCACCCTCACTATTTTGTATAACTTTCGCTGAATCAATTTCATAAACACTAACCGATGAGTAATAACTCCCCAAGTCAATGCCAATCACTACATCATTTTCTTTCATAATTATCCTTTCTTTTTTTATTTTTTCTTTATTTTAGTCAATAATTATGCCATATAAATAATATGACAAAGTGTCATAAAAACTATGACATTTATAATAAAAAATAAAAAAAGTTTTAATTAAAGTGGGGCGCCATAATATCGAATGCCTTTTTCTTTACAATATCTCATGAGTTCTTCCTCATATTCACTAGAAAAATTATTATTCTTTGCATTTATGAAATTTAATTTAGGTAATTTTTTTATTTCATCTATATTTCTTAAGTTGTTATTATATAAAGTTAATGTATTTAGATTTTTTAGTTTTTCCACTCCCTTTATACTGGTTAACAAATTATCATGAGCATATAAAGATATGATTTCCTTTAAGTTTTCTATTCCATCAAGATTTCTTATAAAATTTTTCTCAACGTTAAGAGTTTTTAAATTGGTTAAATCTTTTACCTCTCCGAGTTCACCGAGGCTGTTATTTGATAACCAAAGATTTGTTAATGATTTAACATATTTTATTCCTTCAACATCTTTTAGTCCTAAATTATTCAAATATAGATATGTTATTTCTCTTATTTTATCATCATCTCTTATTTTTTTATCAGCTTTTATAATTTTTATTACATTGGTATCTGGTATAGCATCATCCATTTCATCTAATAATCTACTTGTTTCAGCAAAGTCGTCTTCTAGTTTCTTGGCTTTAAAAACATTTAAAGTATAAGAGTCAAGATTCTTTTCAGCATTGAATATATAAGAATGTCCGCTTTCTAGATCCCTTATTATTAGACTATCATTTTCAATTTTTTTCCCATCATATTCTCCATTTTTTAAAACGCCATATACAACAATGCTGTTGAATTTTTGAAAAACATTTCCAGAGTGCATTAACACGATATGATATTTGCCCAAATTTCTCAAATGAGCATTTAAATATAGAGCAGTTGTTTTAACATCATTATTGTTTATTTTTAAAGAACCTCCAAGATTAAATAGATCTCTATCTGAATAATTATTTTCATTAACATTTTTATAAGATTTTAAATATTTCATGTCTTTATATATAAAAAAATATTTTCACATTTATATATAAAAAAATATTTAAAACAAATTGATTATTTTGAATATATAAAAAATCGACATTATAAGGATATCATATCCTAAAAATGAATAACTTGTAAAATGCTAGAAAACAAAAGAATTAATGAAATTAGAGAAGAATATTATGAAGAAGAAAACTTAGAGAAAAATGAAAAAGAATATGTTAAATTAGTAGAAGAAGATGTTTATATTATTAATGAAGATGAATTTAGTGATGTCTTATTGGAAGACGAATTAGATGAAGGAGGAGATGATGCGAATGTTTGTGATAAAATAGACGATTCAGATGAAAAAATAGTTAGTAATATAAATCAAGATGAATCAGAAAGCGATCTAGATGTATATTTTAAATTTGGAACAAACAATCACAAATTAGAAGGGAAACATTCATTAAAAAGAGACACTATTTTAAATGGTAAAATAGATGAATCGCCAATAGAAGGCGATGAAATTCAGTATATACAGAAGACATATTATGATAGTGCTGGTAATAATATTGACGCTGATTATGATTATGGAGGATATGACACATTATCCATTGAAAAAGGAAGTATATTCGAAGATGAGAGCCGAAGAGGCGAAGATATGCTAAACAAAAGAAAATTATCCCAAGAAGTATACGATCTTTTAAAAAACAATACAGATTTGGATTTTAATGCTAATCGTAGAAAGCCAAATAAAGAAGCTTTTAATTCTTATTATAGAATGTTGATTAATAACATAAATAAACAATATTCAAAATGTGATATATTTGTCGAACTTTCATACTATTTCACAGATAACACCTTTAATATGTATAAACTTTTGGATAAAAAATATGCTACTGAAATAATAATGGAGCTAAGAGAAAAGGGATATTTGAAAAATCTGGATCTAATAAATTTTATGTAAAATGAATAAAAATGAAACTTTTATAAAAAAAGCTGTTGATATACATGGAGATAAATATGATTATAGTGAAGTCAATTATATCAATAATAAATTTGAAGTAAAAATAATTTGTAAAATACATGGTGTTTTTAAACAAAAACCAGTAAATCATATCTATTTTAAATGCGGATGCCCTATTTGCGCTGGGAATAAAAAAACAGATGTGAACTCTTTCATAAAGAAATGCAATGATTTGTATCAAAACAAATATGATTATTCAAAAATTGATTACAAAAACATGAATACAAAAATAATAATAATATGTCCTATTCATGGGGAGTTTAAACAAACTCCAGCTAATCATCTAAAACATGAATGTAGAAAATGTTCATTCGATAAAGAAAGAAAAAATTTTAATGAAATTTTAATAAAATTTAAAAAAATTCATGGAGATATTTACGACTATAGTAAATCGCAATATAATGGAATGAATAAAAAAATATCTATTATATGTAAAAAACATGGGGTCTTTGAACAAACCCCATCAAATCACATGAAGAAAAAAGGATGTCCAAGATGTTCTCCAAATAGTAAAAAAAGTTATGATGAAATATTGAACAAACTCAACAGATTACACGAAAATAAATATTTTTATGAACATGATATGCCAAAAACATCAAATAAAATAAAGATTATGTGTAAAAAACATGGAGAATTTTATCAAACTTTAAATAATCATTTGGATGGACATGGGTGCCCATTTTGTAATGATAGTAATCAAGAAAAAAAAATTAATGATTTTTTATTATCAAATAATATTAAAGTTGTTAGACAAAAAAAATTTATAGATTGCGTTGATAAAAAAAATTTGCCTTTTGATTTTTTCTTACCAGAATTAAACGTGTGTATAGAATACGATGGCGAACATCATTTTAAAGAAATAGAAAAATGGGGAGGAAAAAATAGTTTATCTATTATTCAATATCATGATAAAATTAAAAATGAATATTGCTTAAAAAATAAAATAAGTTTGTATAGAATATCTTATATGGATAATATCATTGATAGATTAAAAGAAATAATGAATGAAAACAATTTAAATAGAATTTAAAAAATCAAATAATTTTAAACAATTTGTAAGATTATCATTATAAATTGATAAAAAATAACGACAATAAATGGGACAATTTAATAATGAACTTAGTTATGAAGTATATAGAACTACTTATAGATTTGGAGAAGAAAAAGAACTAGAAGAAACACAACTTAGGGTAGCTGAAAATATTTCTTCTGTGGAGGAAAACAAGGAATACTGGAAAGAAAAATTCATGGATATATTAAAAGATTTCAAATTTGTACCAGGGGGTAGGATATTATCTAATGCTGGAACGAAGTTAAAGGGAACGACATTAATCAATTGTTTTGTCGATGGTTTCGCTGGTGAAGATAAAGATTCAATGGAGGGAATAATGAATGCTCTAAGAAGGCAAGCTATGATTTTGAAATCAGAGGGAGGATATGGTTTTTGCGCTGACGTAATGAGGCCACGCGGCGGTTATATAGAAGGAATAGCAAACGAAAGTCCAGGTGCAGTAGAAATGCTCAGCATGTGGAACACCCAATCTTCAGTTATAACAGCTGGAAGTGGGAAAAAAGTAGATACAAAAAAATCAAAAGAAAAAATAAGAAAAGGAGCTCAGATGGTAACAATGAGTTGTTGGCATCCAGACATAGAAGAATTTGTTACAGCCAAACAAACGCCCGGTAGATTAGATAAATTTAATATGAGCGTTCTGATAACAAATGAATTTATGGAAGCTGTAGAGAAAAATGAAAAATGGGATATGATATTTCCAGATTTTGAATTTGACAAAAATTTCTATGAAAAAGAATGGGATGGAAATATAAAAAGGTGGATATCGATTGGCGGTAAAACGAAAGTCTATAAATCATATGATAATGCTAATGAATTGTGGGATCTTATAATGAATTCAACATACAACAGAAATGAGCCAGGCGTTATTTTCATAGATATAGTGAATTATTTAAATAATTTATATTATGTTGAATATATCAGTAGTTCGAATCCATGTGGTGAACAGTTCCTGCCAATAGGTGGAGTGTGTCTTTTGGGTTCTTTGAACTTAACACAATTCATAAATAAAGAAAGAACAAATTGGGATTATAATAAATTGAAAGATGTCATACCAATAGCTGTTAGATTCATGGACAATGTGAATGATATAACTTATGTTCCACTAGAAGAACAAAAACAGAATCTCATTCAAAAAAGAAGAATAGGGTTGGGTATAATGGGATATGGATCAGCTCTTATGATGATGAAAAAAAGATATGGCAGCGAAGATTCTTTAAAAATAACAGATGAATTGATGAATTTCATATCTAACACGGCATATCAATCGTCAGCTTTTTTGGCTAAAGAAAAAGGAAGTTTTTTATTATATGATGAGAAAAAATATTTAAATGGAAATTTTATAAAAGGTCTGTCTGTTGAGACACAAGATATTATCAAAAAAAATGGTATAAGAAATTCACATTTGTTATCAGTTCAGCCAACAGGAAATAGTTCTATTTTGTCAAATAATGTGAGCGGCGGGCTAGAACCAATTTTCATGTTCGAGTATATTAGGACTGTTATACAACCATATCCACCAGATGGATTAATTTTACCAAAAAATATAGATTTTGAGAACAGAACATGTGAAGAAAATTCTCAAAATTGGGAATGGATAAAAGAAGGAGATGATAATTTAATGAGAAAAATTTTTAATGGGGTAATTTATAAAATAGACAAAGGTCGCGGATTACTTAAAGAAAATGAAGTTGTGGATTATGGAGTGAAGTTTTTAGAAGAATTGGAAGAATGGGATCCAAAATCTGATTATGCTGTCAATATAGGCAATTTGAAAATAGAAGACCATATAAACACAATGAAAGTTATATCCAAATACATAGACTCGGCCATGTCGAAAACTATAAACATAACAAATGATTATCCATATGAAGATTTTAAAAGAGTATATAAAGATCTCTATCATAGTAAGACAATAAAAGGTTGTACAACATACAGGGCTGGCACAATGGCGACAGTTCTAAAAGACAAAAAAGAGGATAAGAAAATCGAAAATCCATATAATGATAATGCGCCAAAACGCCCAAAAAATCTTCATTGTGATGTTGTTAGATTCACAAACAAAGGAGATAAATGGATAGGTTTTGTTGGATTATTGAAAACCAGCGATGATGATCCTAGACCATATGAGATATTTACAGGATTACAAGATTCTTTCCCTGTCCCAAATTATGTAGAAAATGGCGATATATTGAAGAGCAAAATAGATGGAATATCTAGATATGATTTCATATATAAAGACAAAGATGGATATCCTGTTATAATGACTGGATTGAATAGAGCTTTTGATAGAGAGTTATGGAACTACGGCAAAATGATAAGTGGAGTGTTACGTCATCGTATGCCAATTAAAAATGTTGTCGATCTAATTGATAGTTTGAAATTTACAGAAGATAATATTGTTACTTGGAAGGCTGGGGTTAAAAGAATGTTGAAAAAATATTTAAAAGCCGAGGCATCCAGTGATAGGTGCCCAAATTGCGGCAGCACGAATTATGTTCACGAAGCCGGGTGTGATATATGCAAGGATTGCTCGTTTAGCTCGAAATGTAGTTAATTTATTGATTTACAACAATTTATAAAAAAATATAAAATATGATAAAATACGAAGATATCAATGATGTGGACAGTTTATCGTCCATGTTGGCAACTAGATCTACGGAACATGAAAACTTTTCTATTGCATTTCTGGATTACCATGTAATGCCAAACGCAGAAAACTCAAATGAAAATCTTCAAACAATGGGAGTAGAACTTCAAACAAAACACGCGGAATTAGCAAAAGAACTAGATGTTGATTCAATTAAAAAAGATTTTTTGAATGAAATAGATAAATTATTTAGCGAAAATGAAATAATCAATATAGATTTGAAGGATAAAGAATTTTCTCAAGCTCGAAGATCACTCATTTCCAAACTTCTTTTAGCATCGAATAAAATAGCTATTAATGGTAGAATTGGTCCAGGTCAATATATAATTATATCTGAAAGATTTTATAACACCTTTAAATTATCAGAGCTCGATAAATTAGAAGATGCGGAAAAAGAGAAAAAGGTATATCTAGAACATATGGAAGAAGACCCTTGGGGAGAAGAAAATTGGGAGACTCCACAAATTACAAAAAATGAAGATTCAAAATTATTTAACTTTATAACAGCTGATGTTGGAAATAAAATATATTTATATAGAAAAAATCAAATAGGACAACCAGGTTTGTGTTTGGTTTACAATGAAAATAAATATGAATTAATGAGTATTGGATTTCATCCAGAAAATCAATTTGCTCAATTAGAAATTACAGAATAATTAGTTTATTCTGTGTGTCTCCCTAAGACATTGGGTATAAATTTTATATTTTTATCATGTTTGAGAATATTATTTTCACATATTTTAATAAACTCATAATCATGTCCAACATAATCATACCAAATAGCATTCTTTGTGTAATATTTATTCACAGCAATATTTAATGTGTCTATTTTACCAAGTATTATTTTATCTTCATCTGGCATCGGTTTATCTAATCCATCATAATCAATTTTAAAGATTATCATTCCGACACCATCATCAATATTATTGTGAATTATTTCCAAGCAGTCTGGATATAAATAATTATCATCATCTAGAAAAATAATATACTTTCCAGCGCTATATCTCTTTAAAAAATTTCTTTGTGTTGAGCCATAATCATTTGTAGTTTCAGTATATTGATATATCAATTTGTTTGTGTCATATTCTTTTATTATATTTTTAACTACTTCATCTGGTCCATCAGAACACACAACCATTTCAAAATTTTTATACGTTTGATTTAACACAGATTCTATTGCTCTTTTTAATAGGTCGTGACGGTTATATGTCGAAGTCAATATGCTGAAAAATGGATTATCATCATTGTCATCTTCTTTATTTATTTTTAAAATAATATCTCTATCGCTTTTTTTGTCTAGTTGATATCCTTTGTTTATCAAATAAGGAATAAGTCTTTTTGTTTTGCCATCATCATTTTCAGTGTTTTTGATATGAATTATTTTTTCACCATTAACATAAGGCAATTCATTATCTCGGGCCATAAAATTTTCTAATTGTAAAAGTTGTTTTATTTTTAGAATCTCTAAATTCTGCTCGTTTATAGAATCATCTATTTCCAATGAATATTTTGTGAAATTATTTAGATCTACATACCATGTTCCACAAGATTCTGATAATGAATTATCTAGCTTTATATTTTCGAAACCAAAAAATTCATCCACAGCCTTTTTTACATCTGGATAAACATAATAATCGTGTCCAGCTATTATACCAGTTTTTTTAACCTTTGGAAACCAATTTTTTATATCATTTATAACAGAGTTGTAATCATGTCCAGCGTCTATAAAAACAAAATCCAATGTCTCATCTTCATATTTTTTATATGCCATATTTGAATTTTCTTTTATTGGATTAATGTATCTTTTAACAATTGATAAATTTTTTAAAAAGATTTCATATGGATCTCCATCTATTTTATAAGCATCTTCATCTATAAAATCCTTTGATCCTTCCCAAGTATCTATTATATCAAATTGTATATCTTTACCAGAATTTATAATTTCAACTGTCATATAAGATGATGATTTGCCGAGCCATGCGCCAATTTCAATAAAATGCGAACCGCTAGAAAATTTATTCACTATTGAAGAATAAAATTCTTTAAAATCAAACCACCCATCAATTGTTTCATAAAAATGTTTCATTTTCAAAACTTGAATAGAATTTTTATATTTTTCTTCATATTCTTCTTTTGTGGTTTTACTAAAAGGTATCCAATGATCCCCAGCCTTGTGCTCTATATTCCACTGACTTCTTCTACTATCAAGAAATTTGCATCGACTTGTCAAATAATTGTGTGACATCCATTTATAATGTAACATAAATAATTCATAATCATCACTATATTTAATATAACCTGTTGGAGAGCAATCATGTCCACCAAAATCATAATTAATCTCATTTATTTGTGGATCAAAAATTATTTTTTTGCCCATCCACACATTATCAGAAAATCCGCGATTAACAATATCTGGAAGATATTTTCCTGGAGAAAATGTTGGAAAATCCAATGATATCATTTCATAACCTTTTGTTCTCGGTATGTTTATGTTATTGTTTTTATATTCATATAATAAATTATGTATATTTGGATGATATAAAAATTCATCTATATCACAAACTATAACCCAGTCATATTCGTTTTTATATTTTTTCCAGCAATTATTTTTTGTTTGCCTAAGATAAACATCATTTTGCCCTTCTTGTTTTTCAATGATCAAATCCACTTGTGGATATTTTTTTATTATTTCGTGTGTCTTATCTGTGCTACCACCATCATATATTACAATTTTATCGACCTTTAAGAAGTTTATATAATAATCCAAATAAAAAGGCATCATTTCTTCTTCGTTATAACAAACGGAAAAAACACATATTTTTTGGGATTTATCATTATAGTCGATTATTTTTATTCCATCATAATATATGTCGTTCCAATTCATATTCCAACCATCCCCGAACCATTGACTAGGGAAGCAAACAATTTTATTTTCATTTTTATTTAACCAACTTCCCCACCATGAAAAACTCGAGTTCGTTACTATATTATGATCACAATAACTCATTAAAAACAAATCTTCTATTTCATTTTGGCCTTCTACAAAATGACATCTATCATCTTTAAAATTGTCTTTGCACCACAAAATATCATCTGAAAAGACAAGTATATTTTCTATTTTATAAAACGATTCAATGTATTTTAAAGATTTTTTGAAATAATATAAAGGTGGACACGGGTGGAATGATTGATTATCTAAATAATCACCTCTTCTCACATGTATTGAAACACTATTCATTAACTGTTCTTTCCATCTTTGTTTCAGGTCATTTTCATATTCTTCTTTTAAAGTGAAAATTTTTCTTATTTTGTCCTTATTATTTGAAAAATATTTTTCTGATTGAAAATAATCATTCAAATTCATACCTTCAGTATATGGTATTTTTTTATATTCAAATTGTGGTTGAGAATGTTCGACTGTGATATTAAAAAATCTTTTGTCATTTGTTAATATTCCTCCATTTTTTAAATATTTGTTATATTTCCAAGGAGGGAAAAGGGCAATATCATTGTTATCGATAGCTAGAGATATTGTAGTGGCTATTTCAAATAATTGATTTGCAAGCATTCCATGTCCTTCTTCGCCAAGATTTTTATAATATATCATTTATTCTTTTTATTTTTCAATGTGCCAAACATGGTCGCCATCATATATAACTTTTTTATTTATATTTTTAGCAAATAAATCGACTTCTTCTGTTACCTCGGGAAGACCTGAATGATTATAATCGTGTCCACTTATGATGCCGCCAATTTTTATAACATTCCACCAATTATTTAAGTCTTTTCTTATATACTCTCTACTATGATTCCCATCGATATAAACAAAATCAATATTATTATCCAAAAAGTTTTTAAAGGATTTCTCCGAAACATCTCTTATATGAGTATATCTATCGCCATATATCGATAGCTTGTTTAAAACATAACTATAAAGTTCGTCAAAATAATCTTGATCCTTGCCGTTAACATCAATAGAAAAATGTTGTCTATTCCAATCATTCTTATAATCATCATATAAAAAATATGGATCTATTCCATATAGTTTATCTATTTTTGTATTATTTAAAATATATCCACAATGATCACCAAAGGCGACTCCTATCTCGACTCCCGTTTTATAATTTCTATCATTTATAATGGACGATAAATATTTATAACTGTTCCTCCATCCGCCAAGTGCATAATCATTATCTCTTTTTATAGTATCTTCGGACATAACTTTTCATTATTTTACATGTATCATTCCCCAATTTTGATATCTATCATAGACGCAGCAATCATTTATTTTTTTAACTGTTTCGAAATAACCATCATAAGTTGGCGGTTTATAATCATAACTGTCTTCAAATTGAATTGCGAATTCTTTATATCCTAAACGATATAAGTAATTTATCGAGCCGATAATGTCTAGATATTTTTCTTCAGCCCATTCAAAGCATATTTCACACCCATAAAATTTTTTCATTCCTTTAAGAACATTAAATTCATACCCTTCAACATCTATTTTTATTTTTTCCGGTATTCCATATTCTTCTACCAAATCATCAATAGTAGTTGTTTTTATTTTTATTGGCTCCCAATCATCCAGCGAAACCCCGTCGGCTCTATTGTTTATATTAAATCTAGAATATTCGATCCAATATGTGTCGCATGTTGACAACACATCAAATTTTTTACATATATAAAAATCAATTTCTTTATTATTATCGAATGATGTGGCTTTATTTATTATTTCTATTTTATCTTTAAATTCATTTAGATTGTTTTGAAAAGATGGTATTATATTAGGATTGGCTTCAACGCAAATGATTTTATCAATGGTTTTATCAGATAATAATAAAGATTTACTATAATTACCTATATTGGCACCTATATCAAAATGAACTTTATTATTAATATTTTTTATCCTATGAATTATTTGAGGGAGAATTTTTTCATTATGCTCCTTATCTTCTGTCCATCTATTTCCAGGATGTATGGTGTGTTCGTATTCTAAATTCTTTATAACTTCAAATCTTTTATCATTTTTTAGCCACAAATAATTAAAGAAGATACCATCTAAACTTTTAACATTATCATCATATGGTTTATATACTTTTAAATATTCGTTTTTATTAACAAAATAATTACAAGTATTTAATAAACATTCAAAAACTTTATTTTCTATTAATTCTTTGACATTATATTTATCAACAACAACATTATCAAATATTCTATAATCAAATTGTCCAGCTTTATCTGGGCAATATATTATACTATCTTCCCAATAATAATTTTCATATAAACGATCAGTATAATTTTTATCTATTTGATTATCAGAGTCTAAAATTATTACCCAATCATTTTTACATAGAGAAATTGCTTTCATTTTATTTTCTCCTGTTCCAATGTTTTCATCGTTTCTAAATAATCTTATTTTATTGTTATAATCCAATTTTTCAATTCTATCTCTCAAAAGTTCGAAATTGTCCATATCCGAACAGTCGTCATTTATAATAATTTCTGATATCCTGAAATCATCATATATTTTTTCAAATGTTCTTATTGTGAAATCTACTCTGTTATAAGTAGTTACAGCCAATGATATTCTTCTTTTTTCTTTTATGTATAAAGCGTCCCCCCAGGTATCTCCACCCCAGTTAGTTTCCACTCTTATAAAATTATATTGTGATAAAAATGAATCCAAGTCTTCTATTTTGGCGCAGTTTTCGTAAACCTCATCTCTGTTTACTTCTGTTATAATATAATCTATTTCGTTTAATGTATTTTTGGCTCCTTTCAGAACTTCTAACTCATATCCCTGAACATCAATGATCATCAAATTATAAAGATTTTGTGTTGGATAGTTGTCTAGCCTTATCATATCAACTTCCATTTTTTCATCAAATGTTATCCAAGGATATTGTTGTAAATGTTTAATTGGTTTCAATATAGAACTAGATTGTCCTCTGTTCACTTTTTCAACATTCATTATAACTTTCCCATTTTTATTGCCAACCGCCTTATTAACCAATATAGCGTCCGTAACATTTGATTTCAATGTTTCAAATATGTGAGGTAAAGGCTCAAAGAACAATTTATTTTTAATGCCTTGAAGCTCAACATTTTCATCTCCAAAATGAGCGCCAACGACAATAACTCCCTTTATATCTTCTATATTATATTCTTCTTTAATAAAATCTAATTTAAATGGTAAATAACCGCCACGATTTATATTTTTATCAAATAATAAATTTTTATCATTGTCATATATTTTAACAATAAATGAATTTTTTAAATATGAATCGTCTTGTGGTAAAAACCAATATACATTTCCTGGTTCTATGGTTTTATCGCTTTCACCATATATTAAAGAATCATTAATGAATATACAAAAAATTATGTTCTCCAATCTTATTTTTGAAGATAATAATATTTTATTATCATTTCCTATTTCTACAGATATGTTGTTATTTTCTAACATTTTAAAATTAAGATTTTTCTAAATATATCTTTTTGGTTTTATTTTGTTTAAAACTTGTTTTCATTTTCCAACTATAAAATAAAAAAAAATTATTTGATGTTAGAAATTAATAAGAACTATTGCGGAGATACTATTGAATTGATGAAAGAAATAGATGATAAAGCTATACAACTAGTTATCACGAGCCCACCTTATAATTCTTCTGTTAGAAAGGATAATCATAAATATCCTGGCGGAAATTATGAAGATGATCTATCTGAGGATGAGTATGTTGAATGGACACTAAAAGTTTTTAAACAATATGAAAGAATATTGAAAGACACCGGAGTCGTAGCATACAACATGTCATATAACACATTTTTCCCCAGTCTAATATATAAAAGTATATCGAAAATAATGGCCGAAACTAATTTCATGATAGCTGATACGTTGGCTTGGAAGAAAAAAAGTGCTGTGCCGTTATCAGGGCACCCGAATCGTTTAACCAGAATATGTGAATTTGTTTACATCTTTGTTAAAAAAGATCACATCGAAGATTTTGATTGTAACAAAATAGTGACATCCATATCCAAAACTGGTCAAAAATATTTTAGAACATATTATAATTTTATAGAGGCTAAAAATAATGATGGAGCAACAGATATACATAAAGCAACATATTCAACTGATTTTGCTAAATATTTTATAGATCTGTATAGTTTTCCAGGATCGTTGGTTTTAGATAATTTTTCTGGAACTGGAACAAGCATGATAGGTTGTATCGACCTGAATAGGAACTGGTTGGGCATTGATATGTGTCAAGAATATGTGGATTATGCCAACGATAGGATTTCAAAACACGTCCCAAATCCAATATCAATTCATACGCCAGGTGTAGTGGATAATATTACTGATAAATCAAATGGTAAAACAACGAAGAAAACAAAAAAGAAAATCAGATGAACCAGAAAATTGTCAATGCCATAAATCAAATGTTGACGGACGCCATAATAAGAATGGAATATTATGGCGAGTTTTGTCAATTTATTAATATTAAAGAGGATGAAAGTGTGGGAACAATCGGTGTTAATGTTGATAGTAATGGCATGAATCTTTATTATAGTGAATATTTTATTGAAAGTTTAACACAACAAGAAGTCAATTTTGCCGTCGTTCACGAGGTTTTGCACTTATTATGGGATCATCAATCTAGAATTCGCCTGGGCGGTTATGATGAAAATATAAGTAATATAGTTCAGGATATGATAATAAATTATATTATTTTATATGATATAATAGAATCAGTAAAAAGAAAGCCAGAATATAAGGGTAGAAAAATTATATTTGCTGATATCCCAAAAGATAAAGACGGCAACATTAGTGTTTATATGAAACCGCCAGAATATAAAGGAGAATTGATATTTGAAGTGCTTTATGAATGGTTTGTTGATAATATTAATAAATATAAAAAATGGTTAGAAGATAATAAAATTGATAAATGCCCTGTGAGTGATTATATGAGAAAAATAATCGAAGATCTTCTAAAAGATAATTTGGTTGGATTTGACAAGCATCTTCCTTCAAAAGTGCCAGATGAATATAAAAAAAATGTTATAGAAAATGTGAAGGAAATATTAAGAAATCGTGGAATGGAGACGGCTGATATCAAGAAGGTTCTCGATAGGCTAACAAAACAAAAAAAAGATTATATAAAAGAAATAAAAATGGCAGCTAACGAATTGTTTGGCTCACATAAAGAAAGATCCATAACAAAACGCAATAGAAGATCAATTCCAGGAGTTAAAGGAAATAGAAAAGAATCTTATTCATTAAATGTTATATTGGACACGTCAGCAAGCATGAATACTTATTTTGAGAAAGTTCTTTCTTATGTCTTTCAAAATGATATAACTTTAAATTTAATACAAATAGACACTGAAATAAAAGATTTTATAGTGATTAAAAATAAAAAACAATTACAGAATATTACTATAAAAGGACTGGGAGGAACTCGTTTACAGAAGGCAATAAATTATATATCTGAAAACAAGAAACTAAATAATTTGAACACATTATTATTGACAGATGGTTTTCATGAAAATAATTTAAATTTTTCTTCTCTAAAAAAACGATCTCTCATTATAACTATAGGTAAAATAAGTCACGTGTTAGGAGATAGAGTCAAAACGATTTTAATAGATTAAATAAATGATAACAAAAAATACGAAAACGAAACAAATAGAATTGGACAATAAAATTTTTATTGTTCCTGATGTTCAAAATTCGTCTAAATGTTTTAGTAATTGTTATTCATTATATAGTATGACATTTCCTGTTGTTGAAGGATATGCGATATTGAGTGGTGTAACTGGACCAAGTGGTATGTCTGGAACAGCTGGATATGCCGGGCCAAGTGGTATGTCTGGAACAGCTGGATATACCGGGCCGATTGGTATAACTGGAAAATCTGGATACGCTGAGATATCCGAGAAAATTGGATATTTGGATAGTCGTAGTTATACTTGGATGAATCAATATGCACAAGCTCATGTAAAAAATGATAAAAAAGAAAAAATACCATCTCTAGTAGATTGGTTGATCAATGCATTTGAAAATGAAAACTATTGATATAGAAGGAGATAAATTTTATTTAAATGATAATGGATATTTGAATAGAGAAGACGGACCAGCTATTGAATATTTATCTGGTGAAAAATTTTGGTTTAATAATGGTGAGCCACATAGAGATGATGGGGCGGCTTTTATAGGAAAAGATGGTAAAGAATATTGGTTATTTGGTAAAAAAGCTGTTGGGGATGAGATTAAAAATATAAAGAGAAACAAATTGTTTAATGATATTCTGGATCAAGATGGTTGGACATTCATTAATTTATGAATATAAAATATGAGATGGAAATTTAGAAATAGAAACAAAGAAAAAGAAAAACCAGATCCTGTGATGCAAACAGATGTTGGTGATGTTATTGAGAAAATAAGATTTGCTTTTTTTCCAATTCGATTAAATGAAAATGATGTTGTATGGTTAGAAAAATATATTGATGTTCTAGAATATAGAAAAATAGTTATCAATATTAAAACATATAAAAAAATAGAATCTGGAAGCAAAGCGTCTCATACTGATAATATGGAGCATTACGAGTGGATTTTAAAAAATAGAAAATTTTATGGGAAACGTTAAAAAACTTTTAAGAAAATATAATCTATCTAGATATATACCGAAAAATAAAACATTAGAAGAAGCAGTTTATGAATTGAAAATAGAATTAGATTTTGATGATATTTATTCTTGTAAATATGTTCCAATAGACCCCCCAAGTAACGTGACAGATTTAGAAGGAAAGGGTAAAACTCTAGAAGAAGCCATTATAGATCTAAGTAAAAAAATAAATAATTAATATGTATAAAAAAGAAGTAATTCCACAATTATCTTTTACCGGTCACAGAGATCTCGTCTTTTCTTATCAAAATGGCGATGGGACTTATGTATCTATTCATATTCCAAAAGAACAAGTTAAAAAAGCTTTTTATTTATTAAATGAAGTTTTTCAAGCAAACGGCATAAAGAGTTGGATAACAGAAGGTGAAACAGTACCACAATGATAAATGAAGATAAATTAAATAGATTGTCAAAAAGAGAAAGACTTTATTATGATATAATGAAATCTGGAAACTCTTTATATTTGCAGGGATATCCAGGCACCGCGAAATCTGCTATAGGGTTGTCCATTGCCAATAAATTGGAAATGAAGTATGTAGACAAGAGATTAAGTCAAATGGATGAAACAGATATAGGTTTATATCCAGTTCTAAAGAATAGTTATATAGAACTTGAGAAAATTTATAAACTGAGGAAAGTGGGTGTTATAACTGAAGAAATTTATGAAAAAATAAAAAATAACATACTAATAAATATTAAAGAACAAAATGATGCAGATAGTTTGAGCTTTGCTGTTCCACAATGGGCTCTCGACGCCAATACCGAGCCGACCATTATTCATATTGAAGAGCTTAACAGAGCAAATTCTCATGTTAGAAACGCTGCTTTACAAATGTTGAATGAAAGGCAAATTGGAGATACTCATTTTAATGACAATGTTTTGATTATGGCGTCTGGAAATTATGGTGAAATAGATGGAACCGAAGTAGATGAGATGGATCTCGCTTTATCAAATCGTTTGGTTATTTATGATCATAATCTATCTTTAGATGAATGGATAAAAGAATATGCTGAAGAAAGAGTGCTACAAATAATTATAGATTATCTTAGAGCAAAACCAAGAGAATTTATAAAATTGCCGTCAAAAAAAGAAATGCGTTGGGCTTCGCCTAGAAGTTGGACAAATCTATCAAAATTTTTATCTTTTAGATATGGTATGTCGCCAAATATAAAAGATGAACTCATACCTGTATTACTTGAAGTAGGTGAATCTTTTATCGGTCGTAGTGTATCAGAGTTTGTAAGATATTGTCAGGATGTGTCAAATATAAGTATAAAAGATATCATAGAAAAATGGGAAGAAGTTAAGGATGAAGTATCTAATTTTAATAGGGCAAGATTATCAGAGATCATATCCAATTTAAAATTCATCGATTTAACACAATTAAATGATCATGAAATCAATAATATAATTTCATTTCTGAAGTCTGTCTGGGAAAGAAGTGGTGATGAATTGACGCCTTATTTATTATACCTGACAGAGACATCCTATAAAGGAAACAATTTTGATGTTCATATAAAAATTTTACAGAACTTTAAAGAAAAATTAAAATCTTTGAAAGAATTGGCGAATATTAATTTGAAAAAATAATATAAAAATTACTTTTTTTATAATAAAATTTTATATATTTTTGCTAAAATAAAAAAAATTGTTAATAATGGTTGAACTGAAAAAACTCATAAAAGATCAAATTGTGGAGTTCGATTTTTATAGAGATCAAACTTTTTATTACATTTGCACAGATGGTGAAAATAAATATCGTTTTCCTGTTCCATTGAATGATGTCGGAAGCGGTTGTATGTTATCGAAAGATAAGGCTGTTTATTTTATGAGATTTATTAGAAAATCTATTGAAAATAATGAATTACAAAAAATATAAAATATAATGGGAACCAAAAAAAAACAACATATAGGTAGTCATAGCAACGCTCATACCCAGTAAAGCAGGGAATACTAAAAGAAGAGGCTGAGTTATATCGAGAAAAACCTTTACTTGTTGATGGTAAAATTGTTATAGAAGGAGGAAAAATAAAACAAACCGCTCGAAAGAAAAAAAGGGGGATAAAGGATGTAAAAAAATTCATCAACAAGAAACGAAGAGGATTTTTAAAACAGGAAAATGACAACGAATTAAAAAACATAAACGATGATAGTAAATAATAACGAGGAATTTGAAAATTTTTATCCTTATGATAAAAAATACATAAAGGAATATCCAAAAGAATATCCTTGTGTTGTTAAATGGGAATATGAGGGAGGTGGATTAATGGGTGATTATCGGCAAGTATATGTCGCATATTTTCCAAAAAATTTAACGCCAAATGAAGCATTTGTCAAAGGATTAAGATATGTCTGGAAAAAATTGAAATAATAAGATGTTCGAAGTGAAAGATAAAAAATGGAAATATCCAACAGAACAAGAACTTAAAGATTGGGAAATTCTTGAAAATGAAGGCGCGTTTGAATGTATGGATTGGTTATTTCAAAATGGTTATTTGAACATCGGCATAGTAATTAAAGAATTGGAAGTATCTTATGACGATGACTTAACAGCGCTTCACTATTTAAAAGAAAAATATAAAAATTCAAAAAAGTAATAAGATGTTCAAATTGAAAGATAAAATGGAAAATATTGCTATCCGTGCTATGCAATGGATTGGTTCTCCTTTGTCTATTATATTACACACAGTATTGTTTATTACTGCTTTTCTAATTTATTTTATGGGAATAAAAATAGAGGATATATTACTTGTTTTAACTACGATCGTCTCGCTCGAAGCAATATATTTATCAATTTTTATTCAAATGGGCGTTAATATACAATCAAATAAATTAACATCTGTCGTAGATGAAATTGAAGATATTCAAGAAAATGTTGAGGACATTCAAGAAAATGTTGAGGACATTCAAGAAAATGTTGAGGACATTCAAGAAAATGTTGAGGATATTCAAAAAGATGTGGAAGAAATCAATGAAGAAGATGAAGATCAAGAAGATGATGAAATATTGAATAGAATTGAAAGTATGATGAACAATTTAATAAAAGAAGTAAACGAACTAAAAAAACATCAAATAACATTAAAAAAGAGAATAGGATGAAAAAGAAAGATTTGAAATTTAAACACACCGTCACGATCGATCTAATGTTTTCACAATCAGAATATCAATTATTGAATGAAATTGCAAAAAAATGTAAGAAATATGGTGTTTATGATATGACATTTATTGAAGATGAAGATGATTTGAATATTTTGAAAACTTAGCTAAACATTTAAACGCTGATGTCTTTCGGAGTGGATGATCATTTTTGAAAAACGATGGTTTGATGACGGTGAAGTATATTTTAAAAAAATGTTTGATGATACAAATGAAAAGGAAATTGTTGTTGATGAACAACATTTTAAACAAATAATAAAACAATCTTTTTAAAAAATAAATAATATGAAAAAGTTCTTAATGATTATGACTATAGGTTTGTTTTTTATAACATCCTGCGAAAAAGAAGAATTAACCGCTGAAGAATATATGCGGTGTGAAGTGCAATTGAAAACCGATATACAATCGGCTATTAATTCATATAATGCTGGGTTTATTGATTACAATGAATATAATAATAGATTGAATGAAGCCGACTATAATTATAACCAATGTATAATAAGATCATCAAAAAATAAATAATAAAAACTATGGACGAATTTGAAAAAAGAAAACAAGACCTCATTAATAACTTAGATAATATGTTACGAAATGAAGACTGGAGCGAACCAGATGAACTCGGATGGCGCGTTTTGCAGATTGCCGAAGGTGGCGATTTAGAATCAGGAACTTTCAATAAAGTAATAAATTATGATACAAGGCACGAACTTCAATTTTAGCACTACACCGCCACTTTTGGCAATGTGCTGTTATACGCTGTTTTTTCTTTGTGTCCTTAAAAATTAAAACAAAAAACATGAGTTTATTAGAACAGAAAAAAGATTTTAGTAAAAGAGGTGCGTTTGACGAACTATACACACCCGAAGAAGCGGTTGAAATGATACTGAAATACATACCAAAGGAAGTAAAAACAATTTGGGAATGTACCGCAATTAAAGAAAGTAAGATTGTAGAAGTATTGAAAGATGCTGGATATACTGTAATTACATCACATATTGAAGATGGACAGGATTTTTTCAAATATGAACCTGAAAATTATGATATGATAATTACAAACCCACCTTATTCATTAAAAGATAAATTTTTGAAACGTGCTTATGATTTGAAAAAACCTTTTATGTTTTTACTTCCTTTGACTACATTAGAAGGTATTGAACGAGGAAAGATGTTTGATAAAAATGGTATTCAAATGCTAATACCGAATAAACGTTTTAATTTTAAACCTGAAAAGAATAGTGGTGCGTGGTTTCAAACATCTTGGTTTTGCTTCGGGTGTGGATTAAGTTCGGATTTGAACTTTGTGTCCTTAAAATAGCGTATAACGGCTGGGTGTATATGTAGTGTGAGATTTGAAACACTAAATTTGACTTAACCACAAATATTGATTAGAATGATGAACTCCAATATACCACTAAACCTCACATTACATATACACCTTGTTATACACAGTACGGTTTATTAAGGTAGAATGTTGATACGAATAAAGAATAAAAACTTTTTAAAAATGTGTGGTGGAAAATTTAATTTCAAATATTTATATATAAAGTAAAAATTATGAGTAAAGAAATGCGAGAACAAATAAATAAGGTTAAGAATTGGAAACAGTTTTTGAATGAACAAATTGAAACTACTATAGTTGCAAACATAAGATATGCTGATGATAAAACAGAATTAGAACCACTTACAAAAAAAGGTATTTTATATGTAAAAAGACATGGCGATACAAAAACTGCATATTATAAATTGAATTATAATGATGTAGATAAATATGGATATGCAACATTAGGTGATGAAATACCAGAAAGTTTTTTTAAAAATAAAAACGTTCAATTTATAAATTCGCAATATTATAAGGAAGCGTAGGGAAATTTTTAAAAAGTTTTTACACAGAACTTAATTTGAAACACGAATGTAGTATTGTGTATAACTACCGGCTATCCTCAATTACGTTTAATTAAGTTGAACTAATTATTAAAAGACTTAAACAATGCGAACACAATATATTGGTTGTAGTAAATATGGAACAGCAGTAATGCCAAAAGAAGATGTTCTTTCATTTGTAGAAATTACTGTTAATAATGGCTCTGATATAGCTGAAGCTTTAGCCGATATGCGAATGATAGATGCCCTTCTTTCGGAATTATTAACTTAAAAACAAACATAAAATGTCAGAAATAAAACAAACAGCAGTAGAATGGTTCTACGATAAAATTAAAAGCCACTTTGAACATGATGGCGATTTATTGGAAACGCTAACATTTACAATGGCAATAACGGGCTCATACATCAAGTAACAGATGATGAATTTATGATAACAAAACTTGGTAAAGAATTCGCTAAACACGACCACGTTATAGACGAGCTGAAAGCAGCCAAAGGAGTGTATGTTTGTGGCACATGTGGTCAAAAAATGGATATTAAATGAAATTAAATTTAAAAAATATGAAAGATTTAAAAAAGAAAGAAAAGTTCAATATTTTTCTATGGAGCATCTTTGATAGAAAGAAATATCTGGAATATGATAAATTTTTGAAACTTGGATTAACAAAAAGAGCTGTATATTTTCATGTGAAAAATAGTATAAAATAAAATATTATTAACTTGTAAAAACTAAAAAAACTATGAAAGACAAATCTAATCTTATGACAGCCATATCCTTGGCTATTATTATCCTAATGACACTTCTTTTCACATCTTGCTCCAAAGAGCACGAGTGGAATTTCTCTGGTCAATGGGCTGGTGGACCAGACCTATTCGATGTAAAAAATATGGTTTATACTGGATATTTTTCGGATACCACAACGGTTATGAGAACAATAAAAGGAGTAAATGATCATATTGAAATTATTATGTATGGAGCACCAAACATAAAAGTTGTTGCAAATCAGATAGATAATAAACTATATTGTAGTGATTATGAAGTTGAAACCAGCGCTATTACCTCGTGTCCTAAAACAAAAATAAAATATCACAATATTATTATGGAATTAAAAAATGATTCTTTAATAGAAACAGGTGAATATTCAGTTTGCTTTGATAATGAAGTAATTTCATATAAAAACAATTTTTATATTGCAAAATTTATAAAAAGAAACTAAATATATAGATTGGGTTGTGAAGGGAATGTTAAAGCCATTATAAGTGATAGAAAACTACCTTTACAGATAGACCCAAATATTGCAATATTAAATGAGAAAAAAGAGAGCGAATAATCGATCTCTTTTTTCTTTTTTTCATTTTTAATGATTATCTTTGTTGGATATGATCAATAATATTGGAACAGCAAAACTCGATGGAAAATATTATGAGTTCAATATAATCGAGCTCTTAGACTTTATAATGGACACTGGTTACAAAACCAGATCTATGAAAGTCAGTGATTTAATAGGATATACTTTCGATGATGATTTGACGAACTCGTATGTTAAAGATGAAAATACAAATGATGAATGGGTTTTGTTTAAAAATTTATCTCTCGAACACAAAATAGCCATTGTTGAAGAAAAAGAGAATAGAATAAATAATTCTAGTCTGGAATATCCAATCATAGTTATATTGAATAGCGAAGGAATTTATTTTGTTGTTGATGGAAATCACAGGCTGAAAAAAGCTTCAAGACTTGGAGTGAAGGAAATAGAAACATATTTATTAACAGAAAATGAAATTTTAAAAGCCTTTGAAAATAAAGAACTTAGAAAAATTGAAAAAAAATGAAAACGAAATTATTGCACAAAATAAGAAAAGATATTAGAATTACTGATTATAAATACGGATTTTATGGTTATGAAATGTATTATAATTTCAAATGGATAAGACAAGGATCATTTCATTTTTTATCAGATATATTGAAAGAAGTTCATTATATAATGAGACATCGAATGAAAAGACATAGCTTCGCTTTAAGATCTTTGGAAAAGGCGAAGATTAAAATTCGTTTGAAATTATAAAAAGTTCTATTTAAAAAAAATCTTAAATAGAACTTTTTTTTTAAATTTTTGATATTTTATATTTAATATATATGAAAAAAATGAAAAAAAGGTTCAACAATTTCGAAGATTATGTCAAAGAATGTAAAGATTCGAAAAAGAAAAAAGGAAAAAAAGAGATGAAAAAAATCATCGAATCAATGGAGTTCGATGATAAGCTCTATGAAAAATGGAGCAAAAAAGTGAAGGTTAAAAAAACTGGCGAGCACTCTGAAAAAACTATTAAAGACATAAAGAAACAGATGAATAAATTAAAAGGTAAAACTCCTTTTGATAGAGAAAAATATTCAGAGCTTCTTTTTGCTTTAAGAGCCAAACAAGGCTGGAAAAAAGGCGATGGAGCTACAGAGTAAATTAAAATTTTAAATTATTGAATTTATTTTTTATTTGAGCGTAAACATGATCATCGACGAGTAACGCATTTGAATCTGTCCAACCACAATTTTGTTCTTTTTTTAAATCATACAACTCATTTACTTTCAATAATTTAATATCATTATCGATTGGATTGAAATAAAGATCTAAAATCTCTAAAAGACTTATATTTCTTTTATCCATATCCATTTTTATTTGTTTCATTATAGATCCTTCCTCTTCAGTAATATCATTAACATTTTTATTTTTTAAAAAGTCGCTTAGCTCGTTTATGCAATTTATTGTAACATTATAATCAAATTTTTTATGAAAATTTTTATCATAACATTGAGTTATAGCTTTTGTGAAAATTTGTGGTGTCGGATCAGAAAAAGGATAAGAATCTTTATGTGGATTAAAAATTTTTGTTAAATTCGGCATATTATTTCCGAGTAGCCCTTTGGATACAGCGACTTTTGCTCCATCATAAGGTATGACATAAAATGTTTTGCCATAGAAATCTCCTAGCCATTTTTTAATAGTGAAATCAATTGATCTATATTTATTTGGATAACCTAATTTTTTCCAAGTTTCAGATTGATCAATAACGTGAATCATTATATACAAATTAAATTCATATGGCAATCTAACTTCGTGTTTTGAAGATTCCACAAAATGAAAATCTCCATTTACTCCTTTCATCCCTCTGGTCGCCAATCAAATTCTTTACAATTTTTTTTATATAATTCAAAAAATTCATCGACATTCAATTCCTTTGTATAAAAAGAATAATCTGGTTTGTCATAAACATTGGCTTCATTTATAAATCTTTTAAATGTTTTCATATTTTAATTTTTTTTTTTTGATATTTTATATTTAATATATATAAAAAAAAATTAAAACAATTTTTATGAAACTTAAAAATATCACATCGTTCAATGAATTTATTTTCGAAGCTAACGACATACCAGAAGAATTTTCAAATAAAACAAAATTTTCAGAATCTCTTGTGGGTAGAGGAATTTTCTCTTTATTGAGGTATTTAAAGCAGGGTATCGATGCTCTGAGATTAGAATATTTAAAGCAAAAACTTGAAAATGAATATTTTGCTGGTGTTTTGAGATTTTGTGCTGTTAAAGAAATAGATTTAAAAACAGGATCAACACCAACAAAAGATAGTGGTGGTGGCGGCGGCGGTGGAGCATCGACTAATATAAAATATAAATGTGAATTATTGAATGTTGATTATACAGATACATCAAATACATTACAAGATATAATAAAATATGTTGATGATTTTTTTGTCTCAGTTCCAACTGGTGTGACACCAGGTTTTTTTACTCCTGAAGAAGAAGAAGTGTTAAATGAGATGAAGCGCGACAAAACAACAGGTGATTATAAAATAAAAGTAAACGCGATTTTCAAAGATTTAAATGACACTTATGTGCCAAATGCTGAAACAGGATCAGATTTCACAACAGAAGAAGCAGCTATAAACAAACATTTAGATGACATTAAGGCTTATCTGGATTGGATAAAAACAAATGATATTTGTCCAACTTATAAATTAACAGATAATGAAAAAGAAGTCATAAATAAAATGAACAAATGTAATAATGTTGAAGTCAAGAAAAGATGTGATGATATAATAACAAAAATAAATGAGTCATTTTATTTTCATTATGATAAAAAAGAAAACTATTTAATTAATGAAAAATTATCTGGTAAAATAAGTAGTCTTACCATAGAACAAATTTTAGGGGATTGTTTGGCTACAAACTCTAAAAATATTTCAAAAGTCAATTTAAGAGAATATTTAGCAAAACAAGATATCCATAAAGTTGAAGATATAGCTTGGGATGCTTTAACCACTGTGTGGTCGAAAAATGAATCATATCAAAAGGAAGCCACGTCTTACATTAATAAAGAATCCGTTGTTAATATTCAATATGCTGCTTCTAGATTTATTTATAGAATAAAAAAGACCCCAACTTATCAAGGTATAACTCCTTCTAGCGGGGGCAAGACGTTATGGGATGAAGATTCTAGTTTAAAACATGTGTGGGAGAAAAAAGTTCAAAGTGTTAGGAGTAATTGGCAATATTTCTTTATTATGAGCGAAGTGGATCCATTTGTAATACTAAATTATCAGGATGCTCTTAGAAAAAGAGATAGTGCTCTAGATGGTTATAAAAAGGGAGTGGAGACTTTTACGAGAGATGTGGTAATTACATCAGAATATAGCTCATATGGATTAAAATTAGTAGGGGAGTGTCCAAAACCACCAAATCTTGGACAAAACCAACAAGTGTTAGCGTCCGTGTCAATGTCCAATAAGATTTATTATTTAGTTTTTGAATTAAACGCTAATGTCGGTCAAGGCCTTACAGCATATAAATATATTGGTAATATAAATCTCGATAAATTGAAAGATGATAAAATAACTGATCATTCTAAATTCAAAGAATATGGTTTTCAATATCCACCAAAAGCAGGAGGGAAACCAGCAACCGAGATATATAATCAAGAAATTAATAAAGATTTGGGAATAAATCATACAATAACGGAACGAACATTAAGCGGAATTTATTTTCTTGCACCAGGTATGGATAGAATAAAAACTGGTAGTGTTAATGAAATTAGAATAGTTTTAGAATATGATCGAAATTCTACTACTGCATATGAACTCGCTAATCACCCGCCACAATTATCTGTTAAGGTGTTAAAAAATCAACGAGCAAAAGACATAACTCCAAGTAACGGGGTGTTCGATATATCATATAAGACTTTGTATAATAATAGCACAACAACAATGATGTTTAACCATTTCGCAACTTTTGAATCTAATAATATAGATGAATTTTTTGATAAATTTACAGTATCTAAATCAAAATGGATAATTGATGGTGATCATATGCGTTTTTACAAATTTACATAAAAAAAATAAATATAAAAAATGATAAAATTTTCTGAATTTATAAGAATATACGAAGAGGTTACTAATCCTCCTGCTCCACCTGCTCCACCTGCTCCGAAAATTCCTAATTATTTTAATAGATATATTAAGTTAAATGATCTAAAATCTAAGATTAGTGGTGGAGGAAGTGGTGGAGGAAGTGGCGAGGGTCAGTGTATCACAATAGAAGATATGAATGGAGTTACTTATAATTTAAATTTCTCCGGTTCATATACACATGGTTTGAATAATTATAAGATAAAGAGCAGTGATGATGCAGTAAATAAATATTTTATTCCACAATATGGATTGAAAGACGTTGACAGAGTCTTACGAATTATACCCAAATGGGAAAATGGAATGAAAAATGATCGAAATTCTAAACTTTTGACAGATTATAGTGGTCAAACGTACTCTGGTAATACAGACTATCAGTTCATAAATCAATTTATATCAACTAATAGAAAAGTGTTGAAAAATAAAAGGATATCGGACATAAGTAGTAGTTATAAAACACATAATTGGAAAATAAAAACTCAGAATGGTTATGTTTCAGCTTCTCAAGTAAAACAGGGAGATACTATATCATTTATAAGGGTTGATAATAAAAATATTTTTACTCCGCGAGTAAAAGTGCAGTCCATAGATTTACATGCTCCTGCTCCGACTCCATAAAAAATTAGATGTTATGATAAAATTTAGTCAGATAAATGAGAATAATAAAATTGAAAAAGTTTTTTTGGGTGGAACTTGTAATGAGTCGTCTTGGAGAGATAAATTAATAAAGAAATTAAAAATTGATTATTTTAATCCAGTTGTTGATGATTGGGATGAGAAAGCATATAAAGAAGAGCTCAGACAAAGAGAAATATGTGATTATTTATTATATGTCATAACTCCAAGAATGACAGGTGTTTATAGTATAGCTGAAGTCGTAGATGATTCAAATAAAAATCCAGATAAAACTATTTTTTGTTTTTTGTTGAGTGATGATAATTATACTTTTGATGAAGTCCAAATGAAATCATTAAAGGCTGTTGAAAAAATGGTAAATAAAAATGGTGGAAAAACTTTTAAAAGCCTGAATGATATAGCTGATTATTTAAACGAGCAAAAATAAGAAACGAATGAATGATTTATTTGAAACTATATGAACAATTTAATCTAGATGAAGATGATCCTTGGGGTGAGGACGCACCAAGAAAATACACATTTAGTGAGTGGTTTAGAGATAAATATGGAAATAGAGATCTTGAAGATGAAGAATATGACGATCTTGAAGATCCGCTAACCATAAAGGTAATTAATTGTTATAATAATTCTCTGACCAGTCTTGGGGGAGTAGAGAACTTGATAAATCTTAAAGAGTTACATTGCTTTAATAATTCTCTTGTTAGTCTCGATGGAATAGAAAACTTGATAAATCTTGAATGGTTAAATTGTTCTTATAATTCTCTGACCAGTCTTGGGGGAGTAGAGAACTTGATAAATCTTAAAGGGTTATATTGTTCTAATAATTCTTTTTCAGATGAATATAAAAATTATTTAAGAAATTATTGTATAGAAAAAAGTATTAAATATATTATATGAACCATTTGAAACTATATGAACAATTTAATAATGAAGACGATCCTTGGGGCGAGGAAAGGAAGCCATATAGAGGAGGAAAAATAGAAATCAGGGATAAAGTTATGCTCATAGATAGAAATGAGGCCAAAATTATACAACATGAAATAGGGTATTATTATTATGGTCAAACAGTTCTTGATACTGGTGATATTTTTGTGGTAAAGGGGATACATCCAGTATTGGTTCATGATAGACTTGTAAGGGGTTTAAATTTTAATAATAATTGGTCGCAGGACGTATTATATAACGAAAAAAAATTTAAAAAAATATAAATAAAAATGAAACATTTAAAGAAATTTGATAATTGGATTAACGAGGAAATCATAACCGCCCAAGATTATAAAAACAAGCTTGAGTTGGATATGGAAACAGCAGAAGATGAAAAAAATATCAAAGATGAAGGAGATTTACAAAAACTTAGTAAATTGAAAATCACAGATATACAGAGAAAAATGGAATTTTTAAATAAACAAAAAGCCGATATAAGTGGTGAGATTACAAAACTACAAAACATTCAAAGAGATATGATGCCAGACAATCCATCAGATCCAAATAATAAGGCAAATCAACAGAAATTTATTGAAGAGCAAAATCAAAAAATATTAGCCCAACAAAATAAGTTGAAGGCTTTTGATGATGAAATAAAATTATTGAAATCTGAAATAGATAGAAATAAAAAGAAGTATGGAGTTTAATTCTCCGAGAAAACCATATCAATTATTTTCTTTTGATATGAATTAATATACATATCGTCCGTGACTCTAACAAATATTATATTCTTTTTTTCATCCTCATCTACGAATGATGATATGCCAGAAAATCTATAAAAACAAGAATAAGCTATTTTTTTCATTTTATCTCCTTTAACCAAAACAACATTATCGTATCCATCTTCGTCCGTCCAATAGAATTCTATGCCCTTCTTTTCTAAGTAGAGTATAAGCTTTTCTACGAAAGGCTTCATTGATTCTATTTTTGCTTTATAGTCCATAATTGATACAAAGATAAGGCATATATATTAGAATGAAAAATGGAATTTTACTAAATTATAACTGAAAAGTTTGATATTTGTTTTTTTAAAATATCAATCAAGTAATTTTCATTTTTAGTATTTTTAAAAACAGATAAATTTATTTTTTCCATGTAAGGTTTTTTATCTATTATCAACTCATCAATAATATCGGATGCTTTCTGCAAATATTCTTTTGATATTTCGTGAAAAATAATTTCATAATTTTGATAAAAATTTATCAATTCGTCTTTATTTTTAATTTTCTTCATGTTTAATTCATCTAAGAATATATTAGTATAATTAAACAAATCATCATAATCAAATTTATTAATAAAATCCAAATGATTAAAATCTTTTAATTGTAGAAGAGCTTTATAAATATATGTTTTTTTATATTCTTCTATTAACTGTTGTTTGTCGTATGTTTTTAACCATCTTAACATGTCATATATCATATGATGTCTTGCTTCTTTTTCATGTTTTAAACTCAAATAAACTAAATGAATAAATTCCATATATGGATTATTTCTAAAGTGATTTTTTAAATTGTTTATAGGACCGACATTTAAAAAACTATGAATATCATCGTCAGTTATTGCGTCATAAACATGTTTTAATTCATGGGATATAGAAGATATTAACTTATTATAATCCACTTGATTGTCTAATATAGTGATGTTTATTTCGATTTCATCTCCCAAAGAAGCTACATAAATAGCGTTACAATTTGATTCATAAGTTCCTATATTATTTTCATAGAAAAATATGTTAAGTTTAATATCATCGAAAACATCAGTTGATATCCTGAAAAAGTTATGGCCCAGATTTACTAAATTGACAATTTTTGAATAAATTATAGAAATCGTTTTCTTCAATTTATAATCAATATTTTCATTGACGAATTCGTTCCATTTTTTCATATCCATAAATATAAATATATCGCAAAAGATGAAATGTTTTAATTAATCATCTTCGCCACATATCAATATTCTTTTCGGACAGTTGTCGATGATATTGTTCGAGCCGTGGTTAAATCCAGATCCAATATATTTAATTTGTTTTGTTGGCATTTCAGAAATTAAAAGTGGATACTCTGTTTGATATGCTTTGGCAACAGCAAAATTTGGATATTTTTCAATAAAATATTTTAACTCATTGAATTTTTTTTCTATCAAACTTTTTTTTGGTCTCCATCCTATGGCTGGATCACAATAATCCAATTCGCTGATATCATAAACTCCATCTGACACATAATTTTTACTTTGAAGAACACTTCTCAGTAATTGATTGTATTCTCGAATTGATGCCCCTGGATCATCATCAACTTGCTCGTTCAAACTAAATTGATTAAATTTGTTAATTTTTTTCATATTTTTTGAATTATTTTTTATTTATATATTAAAAAAAAATTAATTTTTTTGATAGACCTTTATTTCTTGAACAACAAGCGGGCTTAATTCACCTTCAAAATATTCTTCAACACTATTGTTTATTATAATTCTCATATCTTCGAACATTCCATCTAACACTTCCTTTCCAGTTACATATAAAACAAGATAACCATTATAATATATCTTTATGAAATCTTGTTCCCACCAAATATCATAATCTATAAATTCTTTCGTTACTTCATTAGGCATTCTATGCCAATAAGTGCCATACATTTTATGTTCGCCATCATCTCCTTTATAATGAACGTTTGTTGTTATATGACGATTTTTTTTATAATCATTTGTATATTCTGTCCAAGCTTCAACCATATCAATTTCTGGTGGCCAGTTCCAACGACCCGTGAACCAAAGAGCTGGCCATAACCATTCACCACTTGGTAATTTAGCTTTAAAATGAAATATTCCATATTTCCAAGAATTTTTTGTCATCAATAATCCGATAGCATTTGGTATAGTTGTTGATATTGCTTCAAAATATTTAGGTTTGACAGATGCCGATAAATTCATGCCTTCATATGTTTTAAAAAGTTGATCTTCATCAAACCAGACTTTTGGATCAGATGGATTATAAGGCTGCCCCCAATCCATATGCGGAAACCAATTTAAATTATAATCCCCGCTGAAATTTTCATCAAATACTAAATTATAATCACTCGGTATATTCAAATCATTACCTCGCTCTGTTATATTAAAACAAAGTCTATATCTGGTTTTCAGTTCCAACCATATTCTAATAAAGTAATCTTTTGGTGTCATAGTTTTTTATTATTTTTTTATAAATTTTCCATATGTTTTTATTTCTCTAAATACTTTATTATCAACAACTATTATTTTATCTTTCAATATTTCATTTCCATCATTCTTTACAACAAATCTTATTTCATATTTATCGCCATTATTATATTCCAATGTTTTATAATATCTAAACTCATGACTTATAACTTGATCAACAATATCATAAAATTTATTGTTTCTGTATATAATTATAAACAATTTTCTATTATCAATTTTATTTGAAGAGCTGAACCACACTACAAACTTTTCTTCGTCATTTTCTATTGGTAGAACAGTCGCATATTCAATTAGAGAAAATATATTTATTTTACTTCTTCTAAACAGATCTTTTTCATTTATTTGTTGAAGTAATATTTCATTTTTATAGTTCTTTAAAGAATGATAAACGAAATTTTCTAAACAATTTGTATTTGAGCCAACTTTTTTTATTTCTTCGCTGTATATTTTTTCATTTGATATATAGACAAATTTATTTAAAAACCATTCGACATTTGTTATGAAAAATATTGTTTTATAGTGAATGCCCTCTTGCTCGGGAGTGCTCATAAAAAAGGCTTTTTTACCACTTCTATACATTTCATCGATTTTAGAATCTATAAGTTGTATGTCTTCGGCCGAAAATATTAGATCAAAATTTGAACATATGGCTGTTTCATAACCCATTGACTTGGCGGCTATTAGACCATTATAATAATTCAAATAGACCCCCAAAGCGTGATTGAAATTATTGTCATTTTTTGTCAAATTGATTAGAGCGTAATATTCATCGCAATCGAACCAACTTTGAGTGAAATAATCGTGTCTTATCAGTGGATTATTTTTATCATAAATCGTATAATTTGCTAAATTTTGTATGTCTTTAGAAACTGGCGTATGCGAACACAATATAACTGGTTTATTGTTGTTTTTAAACGATTCTACGGCTTCTTTTGTGATATCCTCTATACTGCTATAATTCGGATGAGATGTCATCACAACAACACTATTATTGTTCATAATCAATATATCTTTTTTTGAATATTTTGTTTAAACTATCAATAATTATTAATATATAAAAATAAAAAAAATACTATGGCTATATACGGTTATGATTATGATTATGATGATGGTGATGACTTCAAAAAGTTTATGAAAAAAATGAGGGAAAAAGAAGCGAAAGAAGAAGAAGATTTAAAAAAGAAAGATTTAGATGAATTTTTAGGTTTAGAACATCCTGATGAGCCTTCAAAAGAACAACCCAAAAAAGAAAAGAAACCAAAAAAAATATTCAATGTTGGCGATGTTTTAACGTTGAAAAAAACAAAACAGGGCAAATTACCAGATGAAGCTTATGATTTTTTAATGACTTATGGAAGATTTGATGTAATCGAAGTGAATGAGAATGGTAATTTATATTTGGGATTTGATAGGAACGGCGAAAAGTTCTTTTTCAATTCAAATCGTTTCGAGTTAAGAGCGCCGAACAAAGAAGAAGATAATTTCTTTGAAGATGAAATGGATGATTTTTAAAAATGAATCAATTAATCGAACATAACGGGCACTATTATTTGTTGTCAGAAAAAAAAGTGAATGAAGCGGGTGGATATTATTATAATCCAAAGGGATTTATAATGCCAATTACAGAAAAAAACTTTAGTGTTATAACAAAGAATGGTGGTAAAAAAATAATAGCTTCTACTGACACTGGGTTGGGTCTTCCGTCAATAAAAAATTTTATAAAATAACATTTTACATTTTTTTAATTTTATATATATGTAGAAAAAATATTGTCTATTTAAATGAAATTTATAAAAAAATTTGACAAACTAGATGAATCTTCTGTATATCCTTCCATTGAGGGATACTTTGATCAAATAAAAGATAAATTACCAGATGATGCATCGGATTTTTGTTTGAGAATAAAAGAAGAATTGAGCACCGTTCCATATATTAGCTCTCCAACAAACTCTATACCAGGTTTTTACATAGATATTTATGACGTAATAATTATCGAATATTATGATAACGGGGAAACATTAAAATTTGATATTCAAAGTAGCTTTGCTGATATATCCAATTATATAACTGCTCAAGCGGAAAAAGATAAATCTCTAGTTGATGAATTAACCGTAGGGCTAGAAAATGAAGAGCAGGATGATCTTTTTGATTACTACATAGAAGAAGTTTTAGATGAATTTGTTGAAATAATGAGAACCGCCGTAGATGATTTATGTCTGCATCCAGATTTTCATAGAGTTTTTTATTTAGATGAAGAAGAAGTGGATGAAAATATAATTGTCAGAAGATTTAAACAAAAAATAAAAATAGGCGACTTGCCTTGGCATAAAAAGAAAGAGCAAATATGAAAGAAATAGCTTTTTTTGATTTAGATGATACTTTATGGAGAATAAAGGATGAATATATTTGGATAATAGATAAAGAAAAACCAAATAAACCACTTGTTGAGTTGGACAAAGTTGAATTCACAATGATAAAAAATAAGATGTATGTCAAGGATGATATTGCACTGAATTACAATGGACAAAAATTTTATATAAGCAAAGATCTTTTTGATATTTTAAAAAAGAAAGCCAATACTGAAAATGTTGAAAGATTTGGTATATCCTTTATACCACTGGTTAAAAAAGAAGAATTGGATAAAAAAGAAATTGAGGTCTTTGTAAAAAATATTGAGCATTTAAGATATAACAAATTTATTGAAATAGGAGTTTTGACAGCGAGATCCAATCAAAAAACTCACGCTGATTTATTGAACAGATTGAGAATCGAACTTAAAAAAATTGGTATAGAAATAAGTAAGATATTTTTCATGGGCAACGGTCTCCGACTCGGACACGATTATTACAGCAAAGTAAAAGTTTTATTGGAGCACCTGATAGGATTTAAAATAATTGATGGTAAATTTTCAAATGAAAAACAAGATTGGTATCAAAAAGTTGATTTCTATGACGATGATGCTAATAACATTGATTATGCGAATGATATACAAAAATATTTAAATGACGTTTTGAGAAAAACAGAAGACAACTTATTTAGAATAGTTATAAATAAAATAAAAGAGAATAAGTTGATACTAGAAACAAATTTGATAACTGGTAATGAAATTAATCGATTCAAGAGAAAAGTTATTGTTTTAGAAGAGCCTTTGAGATTTCCAATGGTGGATAAATTTAGCTATTTGAAAAAATTTGAACAATTTAATTTTGATGATCTATCTGATGAAGAACTTTTCGGTGAAGATAAAAAATCAAAATTAATAATAGATATAAAAAATAAAATTGAGAAATATGGTAATCTTTCGATACGGGATTTTGCAATAGACCCTTGCGTGTATAATGATGAAATAGATGTGTCTGTCATAGAACAATTATATCCTGAAACCGTTTGGATTATGGTATATAGCGGATATGATTTTGAGGATGAAATTGATGGATATGAAACGAGTTATGAAAATTTGACGGAAGAAAATTTAAAAGAAATATTGTATTTGATAGATGAAGCAATAAAAAATGGTTATATAGACTTAGGGATTTTAAAAAATGATAATGAATAAATGATATTTTTAAAACTATACGAACAATTTGATTTTGAAGATCTATCAGACGAGGAGATTTTTGGGAAAGAATCGAACAAAGGACCTTATGATGATACCTTGATATTTGGAAAGAATGGACCTGAATTTAAAGCCGGCGATAGAGTCGTTTGTTTTTATCATTCAGATTACAATTATAATATTATAAATAAAATTGGAACCGTTGTTGAATATTATACAGATGGGTATTATCATATTTGTTTCGATGATGATGTTAATGGTCACATGTTTTCGGTAAATAATATACCAAAAGGGCATGGATGGAATTTGAAATTTAGTATATTGAAAAAAATAAATTAAATATGAACAATTTGAAAAAATTTGAGCGATTTGATTTTGAGGATTTATCTGATGAGGATCTTTTTGGGAAAGATGAAAAAGTTAAAAAGGATTCTAAATCAGATTTAATAATCAATATAAAAAATAAAGTTGAAAAATATGGGGGAAGTCTCTCAATGGCTGATTTGGAGGCGGATTCTTCTCCTGTTTTTATTGAAAGAAGGCGAGAAATCCATCTTATAGAATATTTATATGAGGAATCCGTTGGCGTCGTGCCATATGGTGGCTATAAATATGAAGATGTTGGAAATGAATATGACGTTGAATATGAAGAGTTGGATAAAAAAATCTTAAAAGAAATATTAAATTTATTGGATAACGCAATAGAAAGAGGTTATATAGAAGAAGATGAAATCTAAAAAAAAAAATAAAATGAAAATGAAAATGAAAAGAATAAACGAGCAAGAAACTCCTGATTTCACAACATATGATGAAAAAGGATTAGCCAAGGCCTTCATAAAGTTAGAAGATAAAGTTAAAAAAATGAATGACAAAATTGATCAATTGAGCACTGATATGGCTTTAATGATGAAGATAACAAAGAAGAAAAATAAATATAAAAAATAATAAAAATAGAATGGCACTTAGAAAATATGATGAATTTAAAAATTTCATAGAATTCAATTCATTGGATAAGATTTTACAAATCTTGAAAGAATACTTACCAGAAAATCTGAAATATATTAGAATATATCAAGATAGAGTTGGATATCAGCAATATGATTTGCATTTAGACTATTATGATGATAGATGGAGAAAAATAAGGCTAGGCACATTACCAATAGATTTTGCTCTTGAAATTAGTGAAAGGGGGGATTTTGAAGTATATGACGATTATATAGAAGATTGTATATTGAATACGTTAACTGGATTTAATCGTTTAAAAGATGTCAATTGGAAAGATATTACTGGCGAATTTTATGAAAAGATAAGACCAGAAACCGAATACTTTTATAAAGTAAAAAATTAAACATTCGCTGGTTTTTTCTTTATATAAAAGAAAAATTCAATTTCGATGAAAAAAAGTAGTAGTGGCGACATAAATTATGAGCTTGAATATCTGCGCTCTGAAAACGAAAAATTAAAAAGACAGTTAGATAAAATAAACACAAAAACATCAAAATCGTTTGAGAATGATATAGCTCAACTTTTACAAATTTCTATGAAAATGAAAGCGTTGCTCGAAGCATGCAGGGCCCAATCTTTGCCACTAGAACTTGGAAGACAAATTGATAAAGTTATAGCCGAGATTGAAAATTATTAAAAAATAAAAATAAAAAATGAGTAAATTGTTTAACGACTTGATGAAAATCTACGATGATAACTCATCAGAAATAAAATCGAATAAAAAATTATTGGAAAAGAATTTGTCGAAAAAAGACTATTCTGTTGTGGATTCAATTAACACTAGAACAAAATGTTGTGAAGAATTTGATTTAAAATTGAAGCACATTTTAAAAGAACATTTTAAAACTGATATAGAAACATCCGTACCAGAACTTGAAAAAGAATATCAAAAACAATGTGAATATAGTAAAGGGGCTTGGGATATGTATGGTAGTGAATTGGCTGGAGATTTTAATTCAGGTGAAATAAAAGCTTTAAAAAAATTGAATTTATATAAAGGACTTTTAAAATGAAAAAAGTAAAAAAATATAACAAATTATTAAAGGATGGATACTTAATGAAAAGGTATGATGATTATAAGAATCCTGAAAATGATTCAAAGAGAAAACATGATGATGAGTTAACGAATGAAGAATTTTCAAAAATTGATTGGACTAAATTTAAAATAGTAGTTCCAACTTTAAAGGACAAAAAGGAGCTAGAGGAAGCGATTCATTATTTACATAATCAAAGAATAGATACAGATTATATTGTCGTCAATCAATTAGTTCATAGATATTTAGGATTAGAAGAAGGTTATGAAAATAATATTATTGTTGATGGAGAATTATTTGATCAGTTACCAGAATACAGAAAAATAACGAACTAAAAAAATCTTTTAAAATGAAGAATATTGATGAAAAGATAAAAGAAAAAATGAAATTATGGAAATTATAAAAAATAATAAAAGATATTTTTATAGTATGCCAACATTTAAAGATGTTGATTATTCATATATAGCCGATATTTTATCAGATCTTGATATAGAGAGATGTAGAATAAATATAAAGTTTTGTTGGATATTTTCTAAAAACAAAATACTTACAAAGTTGAAACATAAATTTAAAAATAAAGAAATATCATATGATGGCGTGGATATTTATGATAATACTCACATGTATACTATAAAATTGGTAAAAGATGACGAATTTGAAAAAATAAATTTATAAATAAATGGCTAAACTATACTTTAGATACTCAACCATGAACGCTGGTAAATCAATTGATTTGCTGAAAGTTTCGCACAACTACGAAGAAACTGGATTAAAGACCGTTTGTTTAACGTCGGCAAAAGATAATCGTTATGGCGTTGGTAAAATAACATCTAGAATTGGTATATCAAAAGATGCAATAGCGGTTGATGACGACACAAATATTTATGAAATTGTAGATAAAATGGAAGAGATGCCAGCATGTATTTTGGTAGATGAATCACAATTTTTAACCAAGAAACAGGTTTTTGAATTAGCCGATATTGTTGATAAATTGGAGATACCTGTTGTTTGCTATGGGCTGAGATCAGATTTTCAAATGGAAGGATTTCCAGCATCTATAACTCTTATGTCAATAGCTGATTCAATAGAAGAGCTAAAAACGATTTGTTATGAATGTGGTGAGAAGAAAGCTATTGTTAATGCTCGTTATATGAAAAATGATTTTAAATATAAAAAAGATATTGTAGAAAATGGTGATCAAATTATGGTTGGTGGAAATGATAGTTATATGCCGTTATGTAGAAAATGCTTTAAATTTCTTGTCGAAAAAAGTAAAAAATTAAACTCAAAAGATGAGGAGATTATACCAACTGGCTCATATTGTTATATACCAATAAGTTATGATAATAATAACAATGCTTTAAATATAGAGCTTTGCCCCTATTATGATTACAGAATATTTAAAGATGGCGAAGGAGAAATTCATTTGCCTTATTGTCATTATTTAGAAGCTGGCTCGATACCAAAAGATGGTAGTTGGGAAAATAATGAATTTGAAAGATTAAAGAAATTATTAAAAATTGTAGATGATGAGGAGTTGTGGGAGCTGTTTCCAGTTGATCTGCTTTTTGACCAATGTAAAGAGTGCGGCATAAATGATGAAGATGACGATGATATAGATGAATATGCAAAATTAAATTAAGAAAAGATTTGAGAACTAGATATAAATTCATTAAAAAACAATTATGGATATCTATATGCTCGATGCATAGAGAATATGAAAAAGATTGTAATCTCTGTAATCACGGACATTGGGAATATTATTATATTGTTCCCGAGAATATGGATAATTTGGACAAACAGAAGAATGAAATATAAGTTTATTCAATAAATGAACTACCACTACACTAAAAGATGTGGTGGTTTCTGGAACACGAATGTTCCTTTTTTTTAAGCGCTTCAAAGCTTGTGCCGGACAAGTCCGGTCTTATTTTTGCTCCACGCTCGTAATCGGCAGTTCCAGCCGATCGGTCTTAAAAAAACCAATAATGTTGTTTGTTGTTTTCGCATTGGCACATCCTGTTTTTCAAGGGGAGGCATAGCGGCATCGTACAAGACGATGTTAAAATTAAGTCATTAATGCTTGGTTTTCGCTGACTACTTTTATGATTTTACCTGGATCAAGTTTTTGATCCAGAACCATATATCATCACGTCAAAGAACTTTAAACTATTTCTAGTTAAATGTATATATTAAATAATTTGAGTCATTTTTTGTCAAATTCATCAACTAAACTAAAGATTTAGTGGTTTTCTTTGACAGGTAATTATAAAAAAATAAAGAAAAATAGAAATGAATAAAGATTCAAAAATTTTTGTAGCTGGTCATAGTGGTATGGTTGGCTCGGCAATTCTAAGAAAGTTAAAAAAAGAAGGATATGAAAACATAATAACTCGCACACATGAAGAGCTGGATTTGTCAAATCAAAATGCGACTCTGGAATTTTTTATGAAAAATAGACCTGAATATGTTTTTGTTGCGGCAGCCAAGGTCGGTGGTATATATGCCAATAACACATATAGAGCAGAGTTCATATATAATAATTTAATCATAGAATGCAATGTTATACATTCAGCTTATTTGAGCGGTGTTAAGAAAATACTCTATTTAGGTAGTAGCTGCATTTATCCTCGTGAATGTCCTCAACCAATAAAAGAAGAATATTTATTAACTAGCGAGCTAGAAAAAACAAATGAGCCATATGCTGTTGCGAAAATAGCTGGTATAAAATTATGTGAAAGTTATTATAAACAATATGGTTGTGATTATATTTCTGTGATGCCAACCAACCTCTTCGGAAATAACGATAATTACAATCTGGAAACATCTCACGTGCTGCCAGCGATGATAAGAAAAATTCATCTAGCAAAACTATATCACAACAATGATTGTGAGAATTTAATGAAAGATTTGAAAATGAAAAAGGAAGATGTAGTAGAATTTCTTAACAAACATGGTATATTTGAAGATGGAAAAGACACTTATTTAAAATTGTGGGGAAGCGGCTCACCATATAGAGAATTTATGCATGTCGATGACGCGGCCGATGCCTGCCTTTTTGTTATGAATGATGTTAATAGTAAAGACATATATGATAGTGGAATATCGCAAATAAATATAGGAACTGGCAAAGACCAGACATTAGAGGAAATAGCTTATATTATTAAAGATATTGTTGGTTATGAAGGAAAAATAGTATGGGACACAACAAAACCAGATGGAACACCAAAGAAACAACTTGATGTCAGTTTGATTAATTCTTTGGGGTGGAGATATAAGATACCACTGGAAGATGGCATAGAAATGACGTATAAAAATTATTTGGAAACTTACGCTAAAAAATGAAAATTTTTAAGAAAATAAAAAGTTGGCTCAGCCTCCCAAAGAAATATAAGAAAAAAGAAAATTTGGATGAAACCAATCCGAATATAAATCCTTTTTCTTATAAAGGCACTATGTTTTTTGAGAAACAGAGTAAAAAATTAATTAGATGAATAAAAAATTGAAATAAAATATTTTACAATATTTTAAAATAATAAGTATTGTTTATGTGAAGAATCTCATAATTTTTAAAAGAATCTTCAATTGATTTTTTATAGAAATTTATCTTCTTTTTATTTTCTGTTTCATCTATTATTAGAACAACCGGTTTACTCATTTTTTCTATTTCTTTAGATAGAATATATGATATAGCATTGAATATCTTTATAATATCTCCTTTATTTGTTTCTCTTTCGAAAATGTTTCTTAACTCTGAAAATCGAACATCATTATTTCGTATAAATCTATCCAAATAGATGATATATTTTCTATATTGCTCTTCTGTCGTAAATGCCACATTATACATTTTATAATTTTTTAACTCTGGGACATTATCAAAAATTGTCTCTAATAAAAGAACATAATCTGTGTTATTAATGGTAAAATGATATTCGAAATCAGTCAAATTTTTATATCTTGGCGATTCTATAGGATTAACAAAATAAGAAATATATTTTGGATTAAATTTTATCTCATTCACTAGATTTTCAAATTCGCTATATCTCGGTATTGAATGTTTGAATTTTCCATCTGGATGATAATTAATAGCGTCGCCTAACTCCTTAACTATTTCGTCATAAGTTTTGCGTTCTTTTATTAACTGACGATATTTATCATTCACTTCTTTTGTCCAAAATTGATTAAATTTCATAATCTTATATATTCAAAAATTTAAATATAGTTTTTTATATATATTTTCATATATGAATAAACTAGATAGAATTTATGTGAATCTTCGCCAAACATCTTTATATCTTTTCGAGATTCTATTAATACATCATTAATAAATCCAAAGAATTCTTTTGGCGCTCCAACATTAAATTTTTCTTTACATTTGTTTCAAAATCAGTCATTTAAAATTAAAAAACAGGCACTTCTATCTCAGGTCCTATTCTTTCAATTTCATCCATATATATACCATTACTTGAAGAATCTCCCATACCGCCAGGTAAGAAGCATTCGTCACCTTCCTCATACGAGGAAAATGAATCTGGTCCTTCATAATAACAAGGTGTTGGTCTATCATATCCTTTAATTAAAATCCAATACCATCCACTTTTTTGTGGTATTTTTTTGTCGTTTTTAAATTTTTTAATTTTCATATCGTTTTAATTTAATCATTTATTTAAATTTTTCTTTACATTCGTCTATTATTTCTATAATCTTCATATCTTTATATTTTTCCATTATTTCTATTATATCATCACAATAAACATATATAACTGATTGTTTAAATTTTTCATTGTTTTCTAAATAAGAATTCAAAAATTCTTTAGCGTCCATTTATTTTTTTTTAATTTTTTAATTTATATGAAAAAAAAATAAGAGTTTTGTTTTATTTTATGTGACGAAAAAAATAATAAGAATTGACTTAAATATTTTTATATATACAATAAAAAACATTAGATGGTTCATTTTATTTAGCTAAAATAAATATCCTAGATATGAATTTACAAATAAATCGATTCAAATAATGAATATGTTTAGTGATTGCTTAAAATATTATAATATTGAACATAAAATTAGAACAAGAAAAAATGGTGTTATGGACATATTCATCCAATCAAGAAAAAAGGTAAATTTTTTATATTCAATTTTGAATGAAAAATATAAAATGAAAAGATGGAAATTTTGTGCCGAAGACGGGAGTCGAACCCGTATGCTCACCTGAGCACGGCTTTTTAAGAGCCGCATGTATACCACAAATTCCATCACTTCGGCATTTAATTTTTTTCAAAGAACTTCTTTTATATAATAGAAAATATTAATAGTTTATATATTTTTGAAATAACGACATAATTTAAAGACATCTCCTTCTTTAAAATCATATCTTTTTCTTGTATCACAAGCAACATCCCCAACCATACCATAATATCCAAAACATTTTTCTATTTCATGTTTAGAAAGCGAGCAATTGTCGTTTATGCCGTTCAATCTTTCATCCAATGTGTGTTTTTTATTATCCATTTTTAATTGTTTTATTATTTTTCATTTGTGCCCTTGATAGGATTCGAACCTACATATTCTTGCGAACGCGACATCCTAAGTGTCGTATGTCTCCCAGTTTCATCACAAGGGCGATTTTTGTGCCGAAAAAAGGACTCGAACCTTCATGCCCTTCAAGAGCGCATCATTTTGAGTGATGTTTGTCTACCAATTCCAACATTTCGGCTTATTTTTTATTCATTTTTAATTTTTTTATAACAGAATAAATAGTATTACTATTTATCTTTAACATTCTTGATATTTCAATAGATTTTAATCCTTTATTATATAAATCCTTTACCGCTTCGTAATCAATTCTATATTCCTTATTTATATTTAACTCTTTAATTATTTCTGATATTGTGCTTTTTGAACAATTAAAAAATGTAGATATTTCTTTTTGATTCATACCATTTTCATACATTTTTTTGACTTCGTTTCTATTAATTTTTTGAGATAATCTTTTTAAATTATTGGATTTCAAAATTATTTCTTCTTTATTTTTTTCAAAAAAATCTAAATCGGAATGTTCTTCAGTATGGCAATTGTTACATAATATTATACATTTATCTAGCTCTTCCATTATATAGTCTTTAATTATATCTGTATTTGAATTTCTACATCCACCTATTCCTTTAATTTTATCTCTAATATGATGAAATGATAAAGAATCATTAGATTTATTATAACCACATTTTTCACAAGATTGACTATTTTTATATTTTAAAAATAATTTTTTAGATTCTTTATAAATAGTTTCTTCTTTTGAAGAATGAATCTCACTATGGAATGATTCGATGTGTCCTAGGTGGTATTCGAAACCACACCTGTATACCCCCTCAAGATATCGCCTCTACCAATTGGGCTACTAGGACTTTGCCGAAATAAGATAAGTTTACTATCGCAAATTTTCTTTTCTGAGCATTTGATTCATTTCACCATCCGGTATTAAAATATTTCAAAGAACAAATAAAAAACCCAGTCTTTTTTGAGACCGGGTTTTTCGAAAAATATAAAATAAACACGTTATTTCATTAAGCATAAAAACCTGGTCCCATAGTTTCCTAACAATAGGCCTAAAACAGACAGGAGAAGGATATTTACGTTAATGTTTTTCATTGTTTATTTATATATTGTATAATAAATATGGTTTTTTTCCATTTTTAGTTTCAATTATACGACAAAATTATAAAAAAGTTTTAAATAAAAAAAATATTTTAATCATATTTAGCGATTATTTTATTAAATGATGGCGCCAAATATCCAAATTATTCAACGATTTTTATAAAAAGTGTGTCCTTATCATTTTTTATTTTAAATGGTAAAGTTTCATTATTATAATTAAGAAAATTAGATTTTTTTGAAAATCTAAAATTCTGTTTGGTTTTAGAATAATCTCCGTTTTTTTCAAAAATCGATTTTCCATTTGTGGCAAAATACATCTTTTTATCAAAAAAATCCATGAATTGATAAAAAGTCAATCCTGTACCAATGAAAGGCACATCAATTAATTCGTAAATTCTACCATTCGTTACACATCTATAAAATTCTTTCATATCTTTTTTTATTATCTTAACAAAAAATTACAAAAAAGTTTTAAATTTTAATCATATTTAGCGATTATATCCATCTTCAAGTTTATTCGCATAGGTCCTTTTCAGATATTGTTTTCACAGCTATTGTATTATGTTCATTATCAAAAAGTTCGACTTCGAACACACCATTACCATGATCGAAAACAATAGTGCCTTTCGTGCCACATTTTATTTCATCAACATCATTTTTCAAAACTATAGTATCAAGCTCTTTCATATCATTTTAAAACTTTTTTTTTCATTTACAGGCCACAAATATTTTCCATCATTAAATCCTTTATCATTAAAAAATATTGACGAGTAAAAATCTTCATTTTTTTCTATTAATCTTGCTCGCATTGCTCTGTGGAAATCTTCATTACCTAACCACCAAGGCATTACTATTTCTCCTTGTATATCGATTAGTTTCATATTATTTTTATATCCACGATTTATCCACTCTTTAACCATATGATTATAATAATCTTTGAGCGCGTTCTCATAACCAATCCACATAAGCACGGCTGGATGGTTTTTCCAACCGCTTCCATTTTTTATCGTGTTGAGAATTTGATATGCTTCAACTCTTTGCTTGCCGAGTCTTCGATAATCTAAAGCCATTGCTGATTGTTTAAAATCTGGATATGGGAGAAATGTTTGCATGAAAATATTTTAAAAATATCCTAACCATTCTTCAAATGATGGTATTCTAGGTAAAGGATGCATATAGTGGATGTATCCATCAAAATCTAAAGCTCCTTCTCCGAATTTTATTTCAACTTCATCAAAACTCATACACCTTCATTTGTTAAGCAAATTTAAAAAGATTTTTTTAATAAAAAAAATAATATATATGAAATATGAAAAATATAAAATTATACGAACAATTGTTCATTCATCATTTTTAAATGTTTCATTGTCTTTTTTTTATTTTTTTTTTGAAAATATACTATTATATATTGATTTTTTTATATTGATTTTTTTATAAACATTTTTTTATTAATTTTATATATCTTTTAAAAATTATTATCTATATGGGTTATAAATATATCAAAAATAAACTGCCTTTATCCGGATTTTATATTTCTTTCTTTGGCAGCACAATGAACGAGCGTAAAGGTATATACGGAATATCACATCTTATGGAGCATTTACTTTGTAAAGGGCTGGATCCTTATATGAATTCTTTAGAGCAAGACGGAATAAGTTGGAACGCATACACAAGCAGTCGTGAGATACTTTTTTATATGACAGGTCTCGAAAAAAATGTTAAAAAATGGAGAAAATTGTTTTATGAAAAAATATCCAATTTTGGTGTGACAGAAGAACAATTCTTGAATGAGAAAAAAATAGTCATTGAAGAATATAAAGATTCTTTTAATGATCAGGTGGCTTGGCACTTTGATAATCTTTTTAGAAAACTCTATAATAAATATGATTCCATCGGTCTATTGGAAGATTTGGAAAACTTAACATTTGAAGATTGTAAAAATTTCTTCGAGTTACAATACTCGAAACCAAATTATATTGTAGATATTTCAAAAAGAAAGGATGAAGATCTAAGTAAATATTTTGAAAGTTTAGAATATAGCAACAATATGTATGAAAATGAAATTGTTGAGTTTAAACTCAATGAAGATTTTATATACCAAAAAGGAAATGATTATAAAGATAAATCATCGATTTTGATTTTATTGAAAAATGTTATAGATGGAGACAATGCTTATGTAGATTTTATATCACATATGTTGAGCGGTGGATTGAAATCTCCTCTTTATCAAGAAGTTAGAGAAAAAAGAGGACTTGTTTATTATATATGGTCTTATCAGAAAGACATAACAAACAGATCTAGCGTTGCTTTGATTCAAACAGAAACATCAAAAGAAAACTCAAAAGAAGTTGTGGATGTTATATTGAGCATAATAAACAATCCTAAAAGATATATGACAAAGAAAAGATTTAACATTGTCAAAAAATATTATAAAATTTATTATGAAAAAGAAAATATTATGTTGCACAATAACGGGCATAAATTTGTGACACCAGAAAATTTTTTGTTAGAGAAGATTTTAAAGGATATAACTTATGAAAAAGTTATGGAAGTGTATAATAAATATTTTAAAGATTTTTATGTATCAATAGATTCTGAGGAATTTAAAAATGAACTACTACGACACTAAAGATGTCGTAGTTTCGTTAAAAAGATTATACTTTTTAATAACACTTGAGAAATCAAGAGGCTCGTTCATAGAAGCAAAATGATTTTCAAATTTTGGCGATACTAAAACGAAAACAAAAACAAAAAAAAAATTATAATACCATCTATTGATGAGTGGTTAAAAAATATTGAATAAAATGAGAATTTTAGATCGTCAAAATATGACAAGACTTATGAAAGAAGTCTGTGATAAACTGGATAAAAATGAAATAAAAAACGAAATACCATTTGTTTATAAAAACAAGAATGAGTTTGATCATATCAAAATGTTGGTGCCATTAAATATAGATGCTTCCGTGCTCGGCGGAATTTTAGATAGCACTGAATATCAAGATAGTAGTAAATTCATAGATTTTTATTATAAGGGGTTTCGTTTTATCTTCATTCGAACAGATGAAGATGAATTTTTTCAATCTTTCTTTTATTATAGTTGGGATATTCTATCAACTCTTATGAATGTTATTCTAAATCAATTTGGTATGAATTTAACTCCATCTGGACTTCGCTTTGTAGCAGAAGGAAAAAACATATTTTTGACAAATAATATGAAATATGTCATAGAATTTTTAGATATGAATTTTGATATTTATAAAAAAGGTTTTTATGATTTTTATAGCGAAGTTTCTTATATAATAACATCTCCATATTATGATAATAAAATATTTCAAGATTATGAAATAAACAGCGATAACTTTCTTTATTTTGATATTAAACCACAACTCGATGAAGCCAAAAAAATATTATATCCGTTCAAGGCTTCTTATAATTTTAGTGAAATGGATGATTTTCTAATGAAAGTTGATTTGATGTTTGAAGGATCAAATTTTCTTTTGAATATGATGAAAGAAATGAAATAATAATTTTTCTATTTTCAAAAAAGAATATATAGAAAAAGTGAAATATGCTTTTTTTATATGAAACAATTTAAAATTAACGAGGGAATAGAAAAAACTGGAAAATTTATCAAAAAAGATTTTTTTGAATTTGGTGATATTGTTAAGCATAAAGAATATCCAGAATATGGTTTTGGTACTGTAATAAACAATGATGTTATTGTAAGAATAAAATTTGATAATAAAGATGAAGCATGGACCACTAGTCAAGGTTATGCTCATCTTTATTTATTTTTAAAAAGAGATGACAAGAAGGATGCTGAATTTGTTCCTATTGTATATTTTGTAAAGAATAAACTAGAGTTTTATCATCTTATGAAATATCTTGATGCCAGAGGATATAGATGCACTATTGGAAAACTGACATCGTTGATTTATGATCCAGATTATCAAGTTGTTCATATAAGAAAACCGTTTTTTGTAGCATTCTCTACTTTGGAGCAATTCGAGTATCATAAAGTCGAAACATATAAAAATAATTTTATAAAAAAAGAATTACCCTTTGAAATAAAAAAAATAGACATCGAAGACGATCCCTGGGAAGAAGAAACTCCGACATATAGAGAAAAATTAGATGAAGCAATAAAACCGAAAACATTTGAGATGTCTGGCCCGCCACCCCATTCTATGTGGAGAACAAAAGCAGATTTTGTTGCTGATATGGAAAAAATTGGATATACTCATACGACATTGAACAAAGAGACCAGTATGTTAATAACTGATGTGGCTGGCACGTTGAAATGTGAAAAAGCTAGAAAATATGGCATACCAATATATAGTTACGAGCAAGCTTATAAAATGTTTTCAAAGAAAATGAGAAAACGATTAAATCTTGAAGATGATCCTTGGAGCGAAGAAGATTGGGGATGGGAAGAAGTAAATGAAGGCATAGAAGATCATATAAATTTCTTAGAAGATAAGGGAGTCCTTTTTAAAACAGAAAAAGATTATGTAGAGTTTTTAAAGAAAATGGAAGATCTTGGCTATGTTTGGTATATTACTAAAGATAAGCCTACAAGTAGAAACTATTTTGGTTCCAATAACAATATAATTGGAATAAAACAAAATAAAGGATTGTCTAATGGTGTATATGGCTGTGGTATAATACCATATGAATATTTGAAACATTTAGAAAAACTTAAGAAGAAGCAAAATCTCAGTGATGATCCTTGGAATGAAGAAGATTGGGGATGGGAAGAAATAAGGGAATCTGATTCGAGTGAAAACATAACAATTGTTAAATTTAATTCCAGGAGTAAATATAAGTTGGCTCTATCGCATTTAGAGAATAATGGATATCTTTGGAGAAGTGGTCATAAGCCAACAGAATTTGTGTATTGGGGGGGAAGAAATGAAGGATTACGAATAAATCATGACACCAAAATAATAACTGCTTCTAGACGTGGCATGGGAAAAATCTTTTCTGATATGAACGATCTAATTAATAGCAAGATAAAAAGAAAACAAAACTTAAAAGATGATCCATGGGACGAAGAAAATTGGGGGTGGGAAGAAATAAAAGAAAATAACGAATTCAATACAAAATTTAGTGAAGGGGATAGAGTTAGAATTAGAGATGATTCATCGTTTAAATTTCAAGCTTATGAGCTTGGAGGAAATGGACTTGGGTATATAAAATCAATAGCTAACAGCGACTATAATGGTCTAAATTATAGAGTGGAATGGGATAATGGACATTACAACGCGTACGGCGTTAATGATCTAGAGATATTTAATGATGAAAAAAAGATGAAGAAAATAAGAAAACCTGATATAGATCCATGGCAAGAAGAAGATTGGGGATGGGAGGAAATAAATAAAACTTAAAACATAATTCAAAAATAGATGTCAGATAAAATTGATAATTATTTTGATAAATATAAAAATTATTATGAAAGTAAAACAATTATATACGCAAAAGGTATTGCTAAAAATATAGATAGATCAGAAATATTAAAGAATATGTTGGATAATAACAATATAGATATATTAACTTTCATCAATGAAATATCTTATTTATCCGATTTCAAATTAAAAAATTATGGCGATGAAAAATTAGCAATAGACGAGATGCAAAGCGTTTTAGATTATATCGCCTTTTCTAATGAAATAGAAAAACAAATGTTGCTTGGTAATATAGAATTTTCTTCCATTGGTGAAGATGGAATACTGTTTTATAAAGCGAATTCATATGCCATAGAATATTTCTATGAAGAGCTAGGCATAGAATTACCCGAAGATGAATTCAGTATAGATTTATCGAATGATGATAATGAAGATTTTAATGCCCAATTAAATTAAAACTTTTTATATTTTTTTTATATAATCCATATTATGAACGGAAAAGTATGCGCTGTTTATCGAGATATAATAAAAGAAAATACTTATAGATTTTCTTGGCAAACAGATAAGGAATATTTCGGTGAAATAACTTGTTTTTATGAAAATGGAAAATGGATAATAGATTCAGAATATATGGGGTTAGAATTTATAAACGAAGTTTTAAATTTTTGGTTTAGACAAGAAAAAAATAATGACAAAGAAAATGGAAATGACAAAGAATGATTTTATAGAAAAAGTTTTCGATTATGAAAAAGAAAACGATTGGAAATTTAAGGGCGATAAACCTTGTTTGATTGATTGTCACGCTTTATGGTGTCGGCCGTGTTTAGCGATGACCCCCATTTTAGAAGAATTATCTGATGAATATAAAGGTAAAGTTGACATTTATAAAGTTGATGTTGATGAAGAAAATGAAATAGCCGCTTTATTTAACGTGCAAAGTATACCAACATTTATATTTATTCCAAAAAACAGCGAACCAATAGTGACACAGGGCGCTTTACCGAAATCAGCTTTGAGAAAGATTATAGAAGAACATCTATTATAAGTTATTCTTTTTCATTTCTATTTCCAAAATGAACTCTCTTTCTATTTTGTTAGATATCAATTTATCTACATTAATTTTATTGCCAATTTCCCTATTAATATTAATATTTTTTATATAATTTTCTAAATTTTTTTTTCCGTAGAATTCCATTTTTTCATTTTTTGTTATTAAATGATATATTTTAAAACTAAATTTATTTATAAGTCCTTTATTCCATGGCACTTGGGAATTTTTAAGACCTTTATTCCAGGGTTTTTTTCCTTTTAAAGATTCTGATACTTTTTTTATTCTTTCTGCGCTATATTTTTTTCCTAAACCAGCTATTCTTCTTTTTTCTTTTTCTTCATTGGATCTATTTCCATATATCTCTTCGTATGTTTTTCCTTTTCTTTTTTTCAACATCAACTGGACCGATTTATGTACCCCAGCATTATGCAATCTTTTAGATTCATCGCTCGCTAATGTTCCGGCGCCGCCCCTCCCCCCATCAGACATATTGTAGAATTCCTTTGATTCTACAGCGTTAAAATATTCTATCCAATATTTTTCTCTTTCAAATAAATATTTTTCATTATCGCTTTCTTCTATTATTTCTTTGATAAAATTATTTTTGCCGTATTTTTTTAAAGCTAATTTTATAGATTTCCCAGAACCATAATAGTTTTTATTGTTGATTGTATCAACTCCAATATATTTTTTACCGTTAATTTTATTTGTTGTTAAGTACACCACGCCCATATTAATATATTTTTAATTTTTTTCATCTTTAATTTTTTTATCTTTAATTATTAAATTTGTAATATATCTAGATATGGAAGCATATTCAATTTCTGAATATTTTTTAATATGTGCATATAAATCGTTATGGAGCCTAAAACTTATCATTTTTCTTTTTATTTTTGTCATAAATTGTATTATTTTGTATTACAATATATATAAAACAAAAAATATGATATTTTTCCATTTATTAAATAAATTAATATTTTATTTAAACCTTGATCAAATTTTATAATAAAAAGAAACTACAAAGACATTGATGGTAGTATTTTAAAACTAATACCAAATCCTACAGTTAAAAAGATGTGGAGTTAGCTCTAAATTGTGAAAAAAAATCAAACATAGAGGAACAATTTAATTTTATTTAAAAAACAAAACAAAAAACTAAATCTTATGAAAAAACTACTTTTAATTTTAGCCGTCGCGCTATTCTCAGCGGCATCTCTTTTTGCTCAAAAAATGAGTGATACAGAATTCTCATCTGTTATGAAAGAAGCTATATCTACTTTTAACAGCAAACTACCGGTTGTTATAGATAGTGAAACCAGAGCCGATAATGTCATGTTTTACGAACTTTGATATATAATTATACTTTATATAATAAGTATAAATCTGATATAAATAATTGGGAAACATTAAAAAATAATCTTTATACAACTCTTTTGAACAAAATAAAAACTAATCCTGATATAGCATTTTTCCGAGATAACGATGTCATATTTAACTATAATTATTATGATAAGACTGGTATATTTCTTTTCGGTATAAAAATATATCCGGTTGATTATAAATCATACTATTAAAAAAAAAATAAAAGAGTATCTAAAAAAAATAGATACTCTTTTTACCACGTACATACCCTCAGGCCCGCGTGAATATCATTATATATCAATTCTAAAAATCAAAAAAAAGCGATTATTGAAAAACAATCGCTCTTACCACGCTTGAGAGGGCTTTCGCCCTCCCCAGTATTATAATAAATATATATTTTTATCTCTATTATATATATTATTTATATCGTACAAATTTTTGTAAATGTATATTTTTCCAAAATCTATTCCACTATTTCTAGACACTAATCCTGAAATTTTGCCACCTCTTATTAAATATTGTTTTGCTTTTATTGGACTATAACTCACACAGTTTAAATTATCAAAATCGAATTTTGTTGAATTTATATACCTTTCTATTTCCGAATAGTTGGAAACAGTTTCGCCACTATTATTTATAAAATTTGGTCCAGCTGCCACCAAACCACTTTTTCTTTTTGTTTGTGAATAAGTTATACTGGAGAACACTTCACCATGATAATAAAATTTCTTTTTTGGCTCGTTGGTTATCAACCTATTATCTGAAACAGATATATTTACTTGATTTTCATCTATATACATTTTAAAGTTGTAGAACCCATAGTTTCCAAAATTATGATCTTCACTGTTTATCACTAAAGTAACCATATACCACTTATTCAGTTCATATGAATAATCTGTATACAGAGAAAAGGAATTGTCTGACCCGTTCTCTAGCCATCCATAATCGCTTGTAGAATTAAAAGATATTGAAGTCACAAAAGAAAATGGTTCATAAAGAGTTTTATATGTTGGGTAATTATTATAAATATAATATGGAGCCATCGCACCGAAATTTATCATGGTGTCGTGATTGTTTGAATTATTTTTATACCCAGTTCCGTCAACTGCATATCTCAAACTGGTTAAAAACGTGGTTTTTCTTCTTATCGGTAAAGATTTATTTGTTTTTGTTGGAAAACGATTTATTTTTGTCCAAAAAGAAATTATATAATCACCATTATTTTTTATAGACACGAAATCAAATAAATTCCCATCCTCTTTTTTTATTAATGTTGTTTGTAAATCATTGAACCAGTCTGTGCTATAATTCATGCCTTTAGCTATACCATATGTTGTGTCAGTTTGTCCTGAATCTACCTCAATATCATATGAATATGTTCCACCACTATCATTGGGCGTAAATTCCAATAAAGTGTTTATAGAAGTATATAAATCTTTGGATTCATCATAAACATTTTTCACATTTAAATGATCATAAACATATAGTTTACCAAAATCGATTCCAGTGTTTTTAAACACGAAATCATATCTAGGACCAGATGCATACAAATTTTTCTTAACTCTTATCGGGGCGAAACTTATACTATTAACATTATTTAAATGAAAAAATTTATGAAAATTAAATCTCAATGTATTTGTATTTGATATCTCTTCACCGTATTTGTTAATAAAATTGGGTCCGGCAGCTATTTCCCCGGCAGATCTTCTAGATTTTTTCCCGTGAGCATTAGGACTATTTGTGATAACATAACTTCTATGATGAGCTATATTGACTTGTTGATTGTTTACGAACATTCTTAAATCATAATCTCCACCGTCACTATTAAAAACACCCGAAGCTGGATTTATAGACATTGTTATAAAATACCAATTGTTCAAATTATATGAATAATCTGTATATATCGAAAGAGTATCTCTATTTCTAAAATTATCATCTAAACTACCGTAAATGTGATGATTATAAGTTAAAGTGCAAGTGAAAGAAAAGGGTTCGTAAATAAATTTATATGTTGGATCATTGTTATAAATATAATATGGAGCCATTACCCCAAAAGATATTATTCCTTCATGTTTACAATCAAAATTTTGATATCCGTTATTGTCATAACAATATTTCAAATCCAATAATGCTGTTCTTTTTCTTCTAATTAATCCAGAAAGAACTTCTGTTCTTGGTTTTTCTATAGAGAATCTATTTAATTTTACCCAAAATGACACAGTATATCGATTTTTGTTTTCTGATTGAAATTCAAATATATTTCCGTCTTCTTTTTTAATAAATATCGTTGGTTCATAATTAAAATCTCGCTTTCCTACATCGAATAGATGATCATTATCATATTCATTGTTTATTCCACTGGATATTCCATAAGTTGTGTCTTGTTGATTGAAAACAACATCATAATCACCCGTTGAGTAATTTGGCATATATTCAAATAGATATCCAGCAGTGTCATCATACAATAGCGGATGTGAACTTATTGGCTTATTTAAAACTAATTTACTATCATATAGAATTAATCTACCTTTTAAACTAAACATCCATCCGCTATTATTGCCGAGATCTGTTGAAGTTGGCCCGGCATACCAAACGCTTGATGGTTGTGCAACAGAATCGATTATGGATAGATATTGTCCGTAAACAACAGGCTTATTTACAATCGGACCAGTATAATTAAAGGTGCTTGTATATCCACTTTCTATGGTACCTATTGTTATACCAGATTCAATTGTACCAACAGCTGAAAAATTATTAAAATTAATCGTTAAACCAGATGATGTTTTTATAGATTTACCTGGATCGACAAGTAAATAATTTATATAATATGTTGTTGCTGGAATATCAGATTTTATTTCATAATCTCCTGTTATACTACCAGTTAGCCATATATTACAATTTGCGTCATTTGAAAATGGTTGTATTTGTATATTAGAAGATCCAGTTTCATCGATTTTAAAAGTTGTTCCATCACACCAAGATGTTGTGTCATAAGAGTTATTTCCACCAATATATAAAGCCGGAGAATATTCACCAGTTATTTCTATTTCTTGACTGTATATTGTAACTTTAGCATCAGAGTAAACTTGAAAACTTTCACATTCAGTGTTACCATATATTGTATAATCGCCATATAAGAAAGATACTATACCCAGCAACGAATTTTCCAAACTAGCTGTAGATGAATCTCTACAAACAAGTTTAATAATATTTGTTCTTTGCTCAAATTCAAACATTGGAGATAAATATAAATTTCCTTTAATATTTATTGGTATGTCACCATTATCCGATACGAATAAAAATTTATTTATGTCATAACAATCGAAATCGTTACAATATATTTTGTCTCCAATGTCAAAATTTATATATCCTTCTAAAGCTGATGTGAATGATTCATCTATAATCACGTTATCTTGAGCCAGAGGCATTCTTCCGTTTCCGCCACTTCCACCACTACCCAAAAACCACACACTTTCATCGCTCCAATTTATTGTGTCTCCACTGGAATATAAATATTGGTCTTGCGGTGTGGTGAATGTTATACCAGAATTACCGCCCCAATCACCCGAGCCGCCTATGATTGATGATAGATCCCAATCAAAGGATCCATCACCAACAATATCCCTAAAATCTACATTGTATGCTAAAACATCCGATGCGAAAAGACTTCTTTGAACATCAAATTCATCTGACGTTATGAGCAATCTATAATTAGTTGAATTTGTTCCACTTAGGATTAAAGTTTCATTAATAATTTGGTCATCATATAATTGTAATTTATAATTTATGTTGCTATCATTCGAAATTTCTAAATCATTAAATATGTTGTTATCGTATATATATGCTCCATTAATAAATTTAACATTATAAAAAGTGTTATCATAACCTTTAAATATGGAATTGAAATCAGATATATTTATTTGACTTGTGCCGGCACTTAGTTGAACACCATAATCATCTATATAGGAACCTAAATTTAAAGTAGATGTTGATAAATCTAGATATTTTAATGTTGAGCCGGTTGTATAATATTTACCTGTTGTTGTTATTGTTTTACCACTTGTTAACCAATTTCCAGATTCATGATATATATCTGAAGAACCCAAATTTAAATCATCTAAATTAACCCAATTGTTGTCCCCGTCAAAATATAATCGATTGACATTTAAAATAGAACCATTTGTGATTATATAGGAATCTATTACACTTTTTAGATATAGATATCCAGTTTCAGAAAAATTCCATGTAATGCCAGAATATAATGCTATATCTTTATAAATATTTAAAGTGTGTCCGGTGTTACTTATTGTAACTGATTGGGTGACACCTGTCCATAACATATCATAACAGTTGGCATCAACGTTTATATCTATTGAGCTTGGTGATGAAAAACTATATTCGTTGAAAAATACTTTATCAGATGACAATGGTAGTGTTGCCCCACTGGCTCCACCAATAGAATAAGACCAATGTGACGTGTCGCCCCAATATCCAGAATCTCCCACCCAATATTTTAAATTCGATGCATTAAATGTCCATCCAGTGTTATTACCACCATCTATACTATTGTAACCAGCGTTTGTATTTGGTGAAACTATAGAGTCTTGTATCGTGCAATAATCTAAGAACCAATTATCTGTCCTTATTAATGAATGAGTTGATCCAGTTGTGGTAGAACCTATAGTTATCGTATTTCCTGAATAACCGATGGCATTAAAATATTTAGATGTTTGAACGGATCCGCTATTGAATCTAACCTTACGTCCTGGATCTATTAATATTTCATCAAATGTATTGTTCCCGTAAATATCAAAATTTCCTGTATGGGAGCCAGATAACCAAAGTTTATGGTAAGTTTTTCCACCAATGAATATTGATATTGCGTTAGAACCAGATGATGGATTGAATTTTATAATAGAATTTTCTGGGTATAAATTAACACCGCTTGTGATATATAATGGTATAGATGTATTATATTTTATTTCTAATGTACCGTTTCCCATATATAGAGTCATCCCAGATGAAGCCATCTGAAATAAATTACATGTCACATCATAATCATTTAAATCTATCCAACCTATAGATGAATCACAATTAAATTGACCACAAGTGACGTTTGACAACAAATAATAATGCCCTCTTTTAAATATGAGTTGTTGTGGATAATTTATATTATAAGTATTAACATATGAAATGGATTCTTTTGATTGGGAATATAAATACGTGAAATATCCAGTGTCTAACCCCCATGATATCAATGATGACCAAATAATATCACCATAAATTTCATTGAAGTTTGATCTCTTTAATATAGTATTATTTGTTAAACTATTCATATTTAATGATCTTCCCATTCTCTGACAATCTAATGTTAATGTCGTTGTTTGATTAAAACTATTTTCGTCAAAAATCGCATCATCTTGTGGTAGAGGCACTCTGCCAGTAGTAACTCCGCTCGTATTTAAAAACCAATTTGATACATTAGACCAACTTGCTGTGGAACCAGTTGCATAAAAATATTGAGTTTGACCAGATGTAAATATTATATTAGAATTGCCGCCACAGTCACCAGACCCGCCTGATATTGATGATAAATCCCATAAAGTTGTTCCTGAACCTTTAATATCACGAAAATCAACATTTGATGCATTAATAAGATTGTTACAGTAAATAGTTTTTTCTGTTCCAATAGTGTTTGAACGAACAATGAGTCTATAATTTGAGCTATTATATCCAGATAATGTTAATGTATCAACATAAAAATCACTCACCATGATCAACGAAGATCCAACAGATGAATATCCATTATATATTAGATTAGATATAGTAGATCCTTGCATGTCTATTCCATCTATATCATTTACACTAGCATAACTTGTAATGAAATTGACTATTATATTATTGAATGTGAATGATTTACCAAGGACGATACAATAGTTGACGAAACTATATGACAATTTATTTATAGTTATTGTGGATGTACCCGCATCTAAAAACGCATTTGCCCCGATTCTTAGAGAGTTCATATATAAATTACTATCACCAAGATATAATTGACCATAACCAGTTGCTGCGTTTATATCACTATAATTGATAAAATATATATTTTTATCATTTGTATACCAACTTCCGTTGCTAATTAATAGAGATGTATTGTTATACCAATCATCAGTATTAACTAATGTAAAACCTGATATATCCATATATAATCTATTAAAAGCTGTTGTTACTCCGCTAGTTCTTAAAAATTGATGATAGTTTGATTTTAAATATAGATATCCTGTTGAAGTGAATGACGTAGTGAGTCCAGTGGCTAAAGTCATACTACCATAAACATTAAAAGCATAGGCAGAGTTACTTAATATGACATTTTGATTTATTCCTTCAAAATCTATAGCACCACAATCAAAATTATTATTTATTGTAACAGTACTACCTGTTGAAAAAGAATTTTCATCAAAGAAGATATCATTTGAAGATGTTGGAACAGAAAACACTTCTTTTATACTAACATCATCTAAATAATCATCCGCCGCGATCAACGTATATAATTCAAAATAATAGGTATAGTTATTGTCTGGGATATAATAATAAGGATTTGTGTTTAGGTGTACTATCACATCTCCCCCTGGAGATGGAGTGAATATAGTATATCCAGAATTATTTGTGTGATATATAGCATAAGTCTTGCCGGACACAAAACTCATTGGAGTTGTTGAATATAAATATTTGGTTCCACCAGTTGAACTAAAATGTAATCTATAATTTATGTTATCCCAATCTAGAACATCATAGTTTCCAGCCCAACCAGTAATACCGGAGTCAAAACTTCCATTTATTATCATTTCGTCACCATAAGAATACCCGCTCAATCCACCTGATGTTGCCGACCAATGTGAAGCATCTGTAATATTGCCCGAGTCTCCCACCCAATATCTTGGTACATTGAAAGTCCACCCACTATTTCCTCCACTATCTGTGGATGCCCTAGCGAATAAATTATTAGCAACCGAATATGATATATCTGTATATTTAACATCAGCATACCCACTTGAAGTCTTTGATAATGTGAAAGTTGAACCTGTAACAGTAGATGTTATTGTTATACCGCTTGATGAAGTGCCTTTTGAAATGAGTGCATCAAATGTGGTTGTTGTTCCATTTGTGAATTTAACTTTACGACCTGGATTTATAATCAATTCATTAACCGTTAGTGAATTGATGGTGCTATAATAACCAGTGCATTCACCAGCGAACCACATTTTATTTAGAATTAATCCGCTTTTATTATTACATATTATAGGACTGGATGAACTATTACAGTTAAATTTAACTGTTGAACCTTCAGCATATATTTTAGAATCATATCCAGCATATGTTGAAAGAGGCTGTCCAGAACCATTTAAATTTATCGTACCATTACCAAGATAAACGGTACCATATACACGAAGTCCTCCCACGTTAATTAAATTAAAATCGTTGAAATCAAAAGTCCCTGTAACTATTTGAAAAGCTGCATCAGCCCCAACATATGACAGTTGAATATCACTTTGATTCGTGTACACGCCATTAACACAATTTACTAGTAAATAACATAAAGGTCTGTTATATGTATTTAGTGCATAATCACCTCTACCAAATAGGCATATAGTATATGAACCAGAGTATGATATATTGTTACCTAAAATAAAATTACCATAGCTCTCAGTTGTTATAGTGCTAAAAGCTGTTGTTATTGATTGGCTCACATTTGACATATCAAGAGATTTGCCAATTCTTTCACAGTTAAAACTTAAAGTACATCCAGTTGTAAATGAATTTTCATCAAATATGACATTATCCTGAGGTAATGGAACTCTACCTGGTGTTACTCCACTACTATTTAAAAACCATTTGGATGAATCAGACCATAAAGTCGAAGAGGATCCAGTATGATAATAATATTGAGTTTGACCAGATGTGAATGTTATACCTGAATTACCATAACAGTCTCCAGAACCGCCTTCTATATTTGACAAATCGAATATAGTTTCACCAGATAAATATATGTCACGAAAGTCAATGTTGGATGCTTCAACAGATGGCGTTGTAATTTTATATTGTGTTCCAAGTGTATATGAATATAAAAGAGATCTATAATTTGTCGAATTAGAACCACTTAAAATTAATTTATTGTTGACTATTTGATTACCAGATATATATATGTCATTATATATTGTTGGTGAACCACTAATTGTTAAATTGTTAAATATATTATTACCTATCATGGCTCCGCTAGGATAACCAGTTCCAGTATAATATATAAGATCATAATAAGTTTTATTACCCCCAATAAATCCAGCGTTTGTTGTTATTATTAATGTTGATGTACCAGCGTTTAATGTTCCAGTACAAGACCATCCTGCTGTAGTAATTGTCGATGTACCCAAATTCGTAATTCCGTCTCCTTGTGTCCAAAATCTATTCCAGTTAATATTATGATTGTTTGTGTTGAATGTTCCTGGTCCAACATTACCAATACCAGATGTCCAATCATCTCTTAAATTATATGTACCACCACCAGCAAAATAGAATCTATTCCAATATGAAGAATTTCCATTTGTTATGATATCCACGAAATTCGATGACATAAAATAGAGATAACCTGTTGACGAAAATGACGCTGTTAATTTATCATTTAATATGAAGTTACCATAAACATTTAAATTATAAGCAGAATTTGTCAATGTAACTGGTTGAGTTATACCGCTCCAATTCATATCATAACAATTAGCTGTTGTACTTATTGTTATAGTACTTCCGGTTGAAAAACTATTTGAATCGAAATAAACTGAATCCCCAGACGTTGGTATTGTTGCACCACTCACACCACCAGATGTATATGACCAATGTCCTGCATCATTCCAGTTTCCAGAATCCCCAACCCAATATCTAACATTAGACTCACCAAAAGTCCACCCTGTGTTATTGCCACCATCTGTGCTATATAAACCAGCATTTTGTGAAGGAGAGACTATAGAATCGCTTATTGTCGCATATTCTACTGCCCAATTATTAGTCACACCACTCAACGTATGAGTTAAACCAGATGTGACCGAGCCTATTGTTATACCAGAAGAAGCTGTTCCTACAGCGTTTAGATATTTTATAGATGATGTTGTGCCCCCAGTAAATCTAACTTTTCTTCCAGGATCTATCTTTATTTCATTGATGATATTTCCATCTTCCATATCGAAATATCCTGTATGATTTCCAGAGAACCAGATATTATTTAATTTGTATCCGCTGGCATACCCCATAGATAAAATATAATTCGATGAAGTGGATGTAGGTTCAAATTTTATAGTAGAGTTACCCTCATTAAAAAGCATATAAGCCCCACAATAAAAATCCCTTTGAACTTTTATTGTGCCAGACCTAGCATAAATTTGCCCATTTTGACAATAGCTGACAGAGAAAGAAAGACAACTCAAATTATAATTATTGAAGTCTATGTTGTATAAAGAATCATTACCACCTGCTCCAAAACCACCCAGTAATGTTGTGTCACTTAAAAACACAAATCCACCATAACTTAGATAGATAGAATAATGAGTTTTATTGTATGTGTTAATATTAGCTGTTGATCTATTATAGAAATAATACACATAATTACCACTTGGAGTAATATTATCTCCAAGTATGTAATCGCCAAAACAAGTTGCATTATTTACTGTTGTTGCCGTAATCGGAAAGGTTACACCAGACATATTGAGATTTCTTCCTAGACAACCACAATTTATTGTTAAAGTGCATCCAGTTATAAAAGAATTTTCATCAAAAATAACATCATCTTGTGGAAGAGGAACTCTTCCTGGTATGACTCCATTAGTGTTCAGGTACCAGTTGTATGAATCTGACCACAAAGCTGTTGTGCCCGTCGTATAAAAGTATTGAGTTTGACCAGATGTGAATGTTATACCAGAATTATTGTATTGATCGCCAGCTCCACCTGGTATATTTGATAGATCAAATATAGTTTCACCAGATAAATAAATATCTCGAAAATCTACATTAGCAGAATCAACATTATTTGTTGTAATTTTATACTGTGTTCCAAGAGATGATGAATAAATTAACAATCTATTCGTAGTTGAATTATATCCTTTTATTGTAAGTGTGTCATAAATTGTTATATTTGGAAAACCGTATTCTCCTATACTTAATCCTCCACTTGATGTAGTAGTTTTATTGATCGTGACGTTATTGAAAGTACAATTTCCCCAAATTGAATAATTGTTAGCTATAACATTATAATAATTAGCAGATGATAAATAACTACCTCCTCCAGAACCACCTGTTGTTTCTATGGTTGAAGTGCCTGGTATAATTGTCCATCCGCCATGACCATATATCGCGCCTACTAAAATATAAGAAGAACCGAATGATAAAGTTCTGGTTCCGGTAATACCTAATGTACTTATAGTCCCAAGTGTAATATTTTTACTATTTGTATTCCAAGTGCCATTTACTGGCAATAATGTTGTTGAGTTTGATGTCCAATTGTCTTGATTTACCCATGTTCCGCCTGAATTATCCATGTATATTCTATTCCAGTAAGATGTGTTTCCACTACTAGTTATCCACTGCATGTCACTAGCTTTTAAATATAAGTATCCAGTACTAGCGAAACTCGTACTTAATTTTTCTGATAAGAATAACGATCCATATACATTTAGATTGTAAGACGAATTAACCAGGTTAACGCTCTGATTTATACCTGTCCAGATAAAATCATTACAATTGGCTTCAGAGTTTATTGTTACAGTAGAAGTCCCTGTAAAACTCAAATTATTAAAATAGACTGAATCGCCCGATGTCGGCACAGTTGCTCCACTGACACCGCCAGATGTCTCACTCCAATGACTAGAATCGTTCCAGTTGCCGCTATCATTTATCCAATATCTATTACTCATTCAAAATTTTACATTCTACTATTGTCATAAAATCCCAATTCCTCGCCAAAACATAATGTGCTCGTATTTGTATCATAAACAACAAAATATAAGCTTTTATTTTCACCGTTTTCATCAGGCATCAATCTCCATTTCATTGGATCATCACTATTATCAACATTATTTTTTACTCTATCTATTATCTCACCCATAGATAATTTTTTCATATCATCGCCCGTGAATAAACTATTCATTTCATATTTTGAATCTAAGTCTTCGAGCAAATGATTGGGGTCGGGCTCATAATTCTCCATAACTTTAACTGAAAAGTCAATATTGTCCAAATCAATGACATCGTTTTGTAAACAATAATAATAATCTTTGTAAATTGTTGTCATATATTTTTCATTTCTTTTTTTAAAAAAACTTGAATAAATTTTTTAATATATATATATTAAAAAAAATAGGGTCCTTGTGATGATTAATGATTATCCAAATTTTGTGATGAATGAAAATTTAAAAAAAGATCTCAAAAAACTTTTAACAAACATAAAATCTTATTTCAAAGATTATGATGATATTGAAGTTTTGAAAAATAAACTTATAAAGTTTTTAAATAACTATAAACAGAAAGTTATATCTGGCGAGATAAAAAAAATAGATGATAATTTTATTAAAGAGCTCGCAACAGAAATCGATAAAGAAACCATTGAAGCTTTAAATATAGATGTTTTTTTTAGAGGTATAAATAATATGCTTTTAAAGAAAAAAGATAAAAAAATAGATAAATATTTTGATGATTATATAGATACTATACCAAAAAGAGTGGAAACATTGTATAACTCGGAGCAAGATATTGATATAACTGATGTTGATACAGAAGATATTTATTATGATCCATATTTGGGGGATAAAGAATTCGCCGAGTGGAAAAAGGCTGTTTCAAAAGCTCCAAGATTTCGTGTTAAAAGAAAAAGATTTGAAATAGAAAAAATTAGTTTACAAGTCGAACTATTGAAACTAAGAGATTGGTTACAAGAAAATAATAAAAAAGTGATTGTACTATGTGAGGGTCGGGACGCTGCGGGAAAGGGATCTTTTATTAGGACTGTCACAGAAAATTTACAACCACAGTCTTTCAGAATAAATACCTTTGGTATACCAACTGAACACGAAAAAGAGCATTGGTTTGAAAGATATGAAAAAGTTCTTCCAACCGCAACACAACAGTTTGCTTTTTATGATCGTAGTTGGTACAATCGTGCTGTTACCGAGCCAGTTATGGGATATTGTACTCAAGAACAATACGAGCAATTTATGAAAGATGTTCTTCCATTTGAATATAAATTAATTGATAGTGGATATTATTTATTTAAATTTTGGTTCTCAATAACAAAAGAGACTCAGCACATAAGATTTGAATTGAGGAAAACAAGTCCAGTAAAATATTGGAAATTTTCACCAAATGATGCTCTTTCTATGAATAAATGGGATGCTTACACAGCTTATAAAGAAGAAATGTTTTACAAGACATCTACTGAAAAATCTCCTTGGGTAGCTGTCGATTCTAACGAAAAAAGATTATCAAAATTAAATGCTTTAAGATATATGCTTCGTCAAATACCATACGAAAATAAAAAAGAAGAAATATTGGATGTTTATCCAGAGATAGTTTTTCCAATTATATAAAAAAATAGAGAATGATAAAAAGGTTTAAAATTTTTGAACAACAACGAGAAGAAGATTTAGATGATCCTTGGGGAGAAGAAAAGAAAGTATCATTATTACCTGATTATTGGATAATTCATATTGAAGATGTGGAAGATATATTGGATGGTTTCGAAAACTTATTTGTCAATTCACTTCATTTACATTTCTATACTGTTAATGATTATTGTGATGATGACAATTATAACGTTATAATATCTGACGCAAATTTAAATGGTGTTCAAATTGAAAAAATTTGCAAAAATGATGGCAAATATGATGAGACAGATTATGTTTTTATAAAATGTGAAGATTTTAATGATATGATAGGCCTTTTTAATGATGCCATAGAACATTATGGGTTTCACTTATATGAGGACATAGATGTGAATGGTGCGAAATTTATCGTTTCAAAAGAACCTTTGAGCGAAGAAGCTATATTACAAATATTAGATTATGAAGATGAAAATTACTAATTCCAAATATCACATATATTTTCCTTTTTGAATTTTATCTCTTAACCCAAAAAAACTATTGTGTTTCTTATTCTAGCAGCATTTTCATAATCCTCAGCCAAAACATATTTATTCATTTTTTCTTTTAAATAGCCTAGTTGTATTCCAACTATCTCAGGATCTTCATATTTATAGTTTTCCAAAAGATCTTCAAATATTCTTTGGAAATTTTTATACTCTTTTATCATCAGATCATAAAAGTTATTATTCACCATTTCACTTAAAAAATTATTAAATTCCTCCTCAATACTTCTAGTTTTATCATATATTTGATAAGCATCTATCATTAATAGATCGATTGGATGAATTCTTGTATCTAACTGAGTCTTACTTAATTCATAAGTTTGAGCTTGTTCTAATAAATTCTGATATTTAAAATTTGTGTCATTACCACTAGTCATAAATGTCCACATCTTAACCCAATATAATAAAGTTAAAAAATCATCTATGTCTACACAACTTTTCATATTATTTTTATATTAAAAAATATATGGAGTTTAAAAGAATTACATTGCATTAATGAATAATTTCTAAGGATTCGTCATGCCTTGCAAATATCCTGAAACATATGCCATTATAACTGATGGAGTTTCATGCCCACTTGTATGAAAAACGACTCTCCCTCTTATTGAAATTTCACCATAAAGCCCATTATATTTGACAGAAAATGTTGGAGATATTTTTTTTTATTTTTTTTTTACTATAAGACTCCAAGTACATTGGTTGATTTCACATAAAACGTGTCGAAATATGGGTGATCTGCTGGTACACTATTTTTTAAAGTCACTGTAGTAGATTTAATTTTTCTTCTATCGTCGCCGTTATAAGTAAGCCAACCGTTTTTTAAAGCGAAGTTTTTCATAATTTGAGTTTTCGCCCCATTTATAGAATATATTCTATCCATATAAATCCTTCCATCATCTAAATTCCAAACAAGAGCCCTGGCAACCAATTCATCATTTTCTATTAAAACCGCTAACGCTATTTTATCTGGATTATTGCCATATGTCCTTTGTATTCTAGATCGAAGACCTTTATACCTCATACAGGAATTATTTAAAGAACCGCCTCCACTTTTATATCTACTTTCGTCATACCAATAAGCTATTTCTTCTCCTTTAACTATTTTGACTTTTTTTTCTTTTAATAACTCATCCATTCTAGCTCTATATAAATCAACCAATTTTTCAATATCAGCTTCAGAATAATCTTTATTTAATTTCCTAAGAACTCTACCGACCCTAGATGATTGGCGATACCTTTCTTTATCTTCAGCTTTTACTCTTCTCGCTGGAATAAATGTAACATAAGTTGTAGGGTCTTCTTTTTGTATATCTATTGATGTTATGTCTAAATATTTTTCCTTCACTTCAAACTTAATCGACTTTAAAACTGATTTAAAAATTTGACTTGCTGTATATGGAATGAGTTCACCGGATTCTACTCTTTTTTTAATATCGAGATAGTCGCTCGTTAAAATTTCAACAAAATTTAGTTGTCCTGGCACTAATGATATCTCTTTTACCTTTTCGATTTCTACTCTATGATCATATCGCTGCCAATAATACGGTAGCATTTTTTTCAAATCTGGCGAAGACTCAACATATCCCCTTTGATACACTATTTTTTTTATTTCTACTGGCTCATCAAGTTCGACTTTTATTTCTTTTTGAGAATAATAACTGCTATTATCCACTAAAATTTTTTTGACTACACCAGTTTTACCCTTTAATTTCGTTAAACAGTCCAGTATAGATACATTGGCAGTGAAAATGATTTTATCACCTACTTTAATATCAGCTATCTTAATTTCTTCATTTATAAAATCGAAATTGCTATAATTCAACAACATTTAAAAATTTTATTTTTTTTTTTAATACTCATCCCTATTATTTGATAGTACCACAGACGTTTCTTTATAATCTTTATAATAAAATGTGTCTAAATAGGGGAAGTTTAATTTCTCACCTTTTTTTATTGGGGATAATGTTACTTGAATTTTTCCGCTAACACCTTCACTTCTAACAATCATACCATTTTGATGAGCAAATTTTATAAACTTCAATTCATCTGGATATCTAACAGTATAAACTCTATCCATATAAACTCTTCCGTCATCCAAATTCCAAACCAAAGCTCTCCCTACAATTTTATCACCTTTACTATTTTTCATTATAGCGAGGCCTATTTTATCTGGAAATCTATCATATACATCCTTTATGAGGTATTGAGATCCACTACCACACATACAAGAGCTATTTAACGAACCACCACCGCTTTCATATCGAGTATTTAGGTACCAATATGAAATATCTTTGCCTCTTACGATCTCAATATTAACTGGTTTTTTCATTTCTTCTATTTCAGCCCTAAATTTATTTGAAAAATCTTCAATGTCTTTTTCTGTTAAAAATGAATTCAATTTTCTTAGAACTCGACCCACCCTTGTTCTCTGTCTATATTTTTCTTTATCAGCGGCTTTATGCCTTCTAGCTGGTATAAATGTTAAATAAGCTGGATCCTCATCTAGATCGATATCAGTTATGTCGAAATATGCTCCATACATAGAATATTCACTTCTTATAGAAAATCTTATAGCATTAATAATATAATTTACAGCTGTCGAAGATCTATATTGAGCTATTTCACCAGATTTTAATTCTTTATCAAATGAAAAATAATTTGAATATGTTTTAGCGTACGCTTTTACTTGTTCTGGTTTCAGTTCAAAATTTAATTTAGCTAAAACCTCTTCTATCGTACCACGTTCAACATTATCATTTGGAGATTTTGGATCATATTTATCAGAAGGAACATAAGTTATATATTTTTCTGGTTCTTCTTTATCCTCATTCAGCTCTGTTATTTCAAAATATTGATGACCGTCTTTAGAAAGAGGATCTTTTAAGCCAACAACTCTGAAACCAATTCTATCTAATGTGTTTTTTAATTTCGAGCTAGATTTAAACTTTAAAAGTTTGCCGTCTCTTATGTCTTTAATATCTTTTTTATATTTTTTAAAGGCTTCGATAACACTTTCTATTTCAGACTTTTTATAATATTCTTTTGTAAAAAGTTTTCTCAAAACACTTTCGCCATCTTCAAATATTCTATATCTTTTTAAAATTTTCTCGCTAGGTATCAATAAATTTGCTGGCATATAAGAAAGATTTTCTATGTTCTCGGGGTCGTTATCAAAACGAGAAAACTCTAAAAACATTTTCTTGTTCCAAGGAGTTTCTATTTGCAATCTATAATTTCTTATCAAATTGTTTATAACTTCACGAGCGCCATTTCTTACTTGACACGCCACTATTTCATTTTTTTCAATTCTCTCTTTTTCTTCTTCTTCCTTACTCTCTTTTAGAGATGTTGAGAAATTCTTAAAATCTTTTATCGACATATTTTTCTAATATTTTTTACAAATTTAAACATTTTAATTATATATAAATTAAAAAATTTTATTTTTTTAATAGTTGGTTAAAACGTATTTTTTATATTCTTTTCTTTTCGAAAAAGAGTCTAGATATGGAAAATTTATATCAGAATTATCTTCATTTGGAAGAGTTACTGTTAATTTTTTTTTCGTTTCATCTCTTATCAACATTTTATTGTCTTTAGCAAACTCTGTAAACTTATATACATCATGACTTTTTACAGTATATATTCTATCCATATATAACTCACCACTATCTGTTTTCCAAACAACAGCTCTACCTTTTAATTTTTCCCCATCTTTTGTCAATAATATGGCGAGTGATATTTTATCAGGATATCTATCATATATCTTCACTCTTGGTTGTGTTTCTTTATATCTCATACACGAATTATTTAACGAGCCACCTTCTTTTAAATATCTGTCTTGTAGATACCAATAAGATATATCGCTGCCATTAACTAGTTTTATATCAGCTGGTTCTAATAGATCATCCACTCGTGATTTGAATTTTTCACTAAATTTTTCAATTTCAGCTTCAGTATATCTTATACTTAATTTTCTCATCACTCTACCAGCTTTGGATGATTGACGATATCTTTCTTTGTTTTCATCATAACTTCTACGAGCAGGTATAAAAGTAATATTACTACTATTTGTTCTATCTATATCTAGATCGGTTATATCAAAATATGTAAAAATTCTTTCATCATTCAATACACCACTGCTTTTACTGATCAAAAAATTTAAACCATTGAAAATGTCTCTTATAGTAGTCGAGCATTTATATAGTGCTAACATTTTTTTGTCCAATTTATCATAGAAATCAAAAGCATATTTATATCCCTTTATCAAATCGGTTAAACCTTCAGAAAAATATGTTTTTGAATTAAATTTTTCTTCCGTAATTGTTGTATCATCTATTATTAATAATTTAAAAACATTTTCCAATGTATCTGTTTCTCTATATGTTTCAGAGTTTCTAAGTTTAGCATATTTAGCTGACACATATGATAATTTGTTTGGATCGTTTTCAACAGTTTTTACATTTGTTATTTTTCGATAATTTTTTCTAATAAAATTACATTTAGTGAAATCTGATCCAATTTTTGCAAACGCTTTTGAACAAATTGTGTTTCCGAATATCATTTTTTCAAAATTTCTATCAAAATGACATTCTACATACTCATTGGATGCAATTTTTTCTAACATTTTTATGTGTTTTGAATAATCTTCTATTGTCTTTTTTCTAACTCTTTCAGGTGTATAATATAAGATTTTATTAATAACATCTTCATAATTTTCAGATATTCTATTTTTTTCTTTTACTACGGTTGGAGCGTTGGCATAAATGACATTAATATATGTTAATTTATTCACATCTTTTTCATCTAAATCAAAATTAGTTTGTTCGATTTTATATGAGGCATCTATTTGAAAATATGTAATATATCTCAATCTTTCACTAATAATTGGTTGCCTCCTGTTTGGATTCTGATCTTGTGATGTTGCCCAATAATAATATCTTCTTAATACATTTTGTTTATCATAATTTTCATCAAGAATTCCATCAAAAAATTCTTCAATTCTATACTCTCTTCGATATTTTTCTTTTTCTATTTCTGTAAAATATTTGTCATATGGTATAGCTGTTATTTTCATTGGATCAGTGGAGGATTTATCAATGGAGGTAAAAGGAAGAAATTTATTGACAATTTTTAAATCCAACTTATATAAAATAAAAGCTAAGTTGCGGTCAGCCACAAATATAGATTCATTAGCCAACATACACTTTCCAATTTTATTTTCTAAAATATCATTCAAAAATTTTGTATCACTTCCAACTTTATCGACATTTTTTAATTGTCTGCTATTTAATGTGATATCGATTCCACGTTTTAACATAAGTATTCCCAACTCTTGACATCTCGTTATGGGATCATCTTTTATTTTACGTGTCACTATTCCTTTTTCATTACGAAAATTATGATAACCGCCACTGAATCTTCCATTCAATTTCAGAATGTCACCTGGATTGATCCCGTCTATTTTTGCTTCATTTAAAATAAATCCTTTATATTTTAACAAACTATTATTTGGCATATTAAACATTATATATTTTTAACTATATATAAAATAAAAAAATTAAAAAATGAATTATAATGAAGATCTTTATAAAATCTTAGAGTTAGATAAAAATGCTACAGAAGAAAGTATTAAAAAAAATTATAGAAAACTTTCAAAAAAGCATCATCCAGACATCAATAAATCAGGTGAGGACGAAGAATTTAAAAAAATATCATCCGCCTATGAAGTCCTTTCAGACAAGAATAAAAAGTCAGAATATGATAGAATGTCTCCTTATGGAAAAGATTATAATCCAGCAAATAGTTTTTTTGGTGGCGGGATGGGCGGTTTTGGTTCGGTTTTCGGATTCGATCCATTTGGTGGAGGAGGAGATCCATTTGATTTTATGAACAGGGTATTTAATAGAAGAGATGAATTTATAGAAAACCTTGATATTCAATTAAATATAAATGTAACTCTAAAAGAAATCTACAATAATGAAAATATTAAAATAGTATATGATCATCAAGTTCAATGTGACGAATGCGGTTTTACAGGATTTGATCAAAATAGTGAATCGTATAGTTGTGATGTGTGTGATGGAAAGGGAACGGATGGATTTACAAAATGTAAATATTGTGGAGGAACAGGTAAAATCCACACTGGAACTTGTAAAAAATGTAATGGGGATAAAGTGATATTCAAAAGAGAAGAATTTGCTCTGACTAGCTCGTTTAGAATAAATAGTAGCTCAGTAAAATATTTTAGATCTATGGGTCATCAATCCAGATATTATTCTACTAAGGTCGGAACTCTGATAATTAATATAAATTTTTTGGATGATAATAGATATGTGAGAAGAGGAAGTGATTTAATTCATAAACTGGATCTCCATTTTCAACGAGCCATAGATGGATATATTTTTGATTACGAGCATCTTGATGGAAAAAAATATTCTGTTTCCATACCGCCGAAAACAAAAGATGGTGATTTATTAAAAATGAGAGAGAAGGGGTTAATGATTAGCGAAAAGCAAAGAGGCGACTTGATTTTTAACATAAATATAATTATAGACTACGATTTGTTCTAAAAATGAATAAAAAATAATAATATATAAGAATAAAAAAAATAATTATATAACTATGGGCAATATTATTAAAGATTATAAAAGATTTGTCAATGAATCAGTTGATTCTTCAATAAAATCAATTACAGACATACCAGAAGAAGTTTTTATGACAGCTAAAAAAATTGCTGCGGACTATTATGATAAAACCAGAAAACCAGTTTTTGAATTTTCGCCAGAAAAAGGATTGTTGATGAAATTTGGCGTGACAGATAAAGACTTTAGATTTGCTGAAGAAGGAACTTTGGAATTGGATTTGAATACTGCAGCAAAAAGAAAAAGAGATTATAATGTCACTTTGATCTATGATGACAAAATAACGGAAACAGAAGAGGTTCAATATATTGTCAAATTTGAACCGAATACGGAGCCTTACATAGAAGTCGATGGTGAAGATGAAGATAATGATTTTGTCGATGAATATGAATTGAATAAAGATCCAGAAGAGAATTTCGATGATGAAGATATTGATAAAAATATCAATAGGAGGATCAAGCAAGATGTTCAATTTATAGATAATGATGATGATGATGATGATGATTTTTTGGATGAAGAATTCAATCCTCTGAAAAAAGAAGATTGGAAAAAAGCTGGAAAAACCATAAGAAAAGGAGTTGGAATTCTAACAAAAGAAGAAGCCGTTGAAAAGGGAAGAGAAATTGTGATGAATCATGTAAATAGAAAAAAGAAATATTTAGATTTATTGGAAGAAGATCCTGAGGCCGCTGAAAAATATCTTGAATTTTTTGGTCATAATCCAAATGGTATACCCGAGTGGAATAGTGAAAAAGAAGAGTGGATCGATAGAGCATTCTATTCATCAAATGTTGGTGGAAGTTGGGGTGGCGAATACTAAACTTGTGAAAATTATACAAAATGATTGACGTAAGAGTTGGACACAATATTTTAATCTTACCGAGATTACAATATTATATTGAAAAGAGAGATTGGGATGATATGTCCAGTCTTATTGGAAATATTTATACCATTAATAGAATAGAAAAAGCTTCAAATTGGGAAAAAGATGGTGAGGGCGGGGATATAATATATTGGTTTCGTGATCATAATGAATTAAGTTGGTTTGTCTATAGAGATTGTTTTGAAATCACGACAAGAAAAAGAAAAAGAAAATTAAATTTAGAAGAAGATCCTTGGGGTGAAGAAAACTGGGGATGGGAATAAAATTTTTTGAATTATGGATAGTTATGAAGATATAAAAGAAGGCGATGAAGTTTTAATTCTACCGAGATTGGAATATTATATTGATAAAAGAGAGTGGCCTCGTATAATGAAAGATCTCATTGGAAATATTTATGTGATCAAAGAAATAGGCTTCGATGAGAGAAATATCACAGATAGTGAAGGAGGATTTGTCATATATTGGATCAAAGATTTTGGAGAACGTTGGTATGTTTATAGAGATTGTATAGAACATATAACTAGAAAAAGAAAATTAAATTTAGAGGAAGATCCTTGGGGTGAAGAAAACTGGGGATGGGAATAAAATTTTTTGAATTATGAATAGTTATGAAGATATAAAAAAAGGCGATGAAGTTTTGTTCTATGTTGTTTTGTGTCAATGTATAAAAATGGGGCATCATTTTTTATTTGTCGCAAAAGAAATGGGTTTTTTAAATCATATTTAAAACATTTATCTTTGTAAATATCAATAAAATCTTTTTCTGATAATTCTTTTGTATATTTTTCATATTCTGTTTGTTCTTTTAAATATTCATTAAAATTTTTCATAATAATATATATTTAAAATCACATATCAAATTTTTGAGAATTTTTCATCTCTTTTTCTAAATCATCCTTGAAATAAACTTTTAGATATTCTATATCAAAATTATCTAAATCATATCTTTGACGAACCAGATCATAATTTTTTTCTTTTTCGGTTGTCTTATTGGTGGATGATTTTTTTCTATCTTTCGCATCCCAATACCATTTCGGTATAGAATAAGTGTCTTTAAAAAATTCGAACCACAAGTCGATGGCTGACGCTTTATCTATCGACTTGTGATTAAAATTATTAGCAAAATCTGGAAATCCTTTTCCCAGTTTTCTATTAATAATGAAGAAAGCATCAATTTTATCTTGATCTCTAACTTCATTATATAGATTTTTTTTAACAAAAATTCTATTTACAATTTCAATAAAATCCATTTTTAATAATAAGATTTATAATCAAAAGGATAAATTTTTACATTAAAAATAAAAACTCCTTCTTTATCATAATAGTTATATACAAAAATAACATCATTGTCTCTAAAAAGAGCTAAATCAGGTGAAGTTTTTATTTTATTTAATAGTTTTTCGGAAAATGGCACTTTTACAAGATCCCAATTACTTATGTCTGATTTTTTTCTATTGACAAGAGTGTAATTATAAGTCAATGTCTTTAAAGGGACAAAAAGAACATTATCTGCCCTGGTCTCATTATCGACAACCATAGGTAAGTTGGTGTTTATAATAGATATGGACTCTTTCATTAGACTTGAAAAGTCATTATCGTTCATTTTTTGTGAAAAGCCCAAAAAAGAAACAAAAATAAAGGCTAAAAGTAAAAATATTTTTTTCATAGAGTTTGATTTTACAAATTATAACTTAGAAATCAAAAATTGTTTGAACTTATTTAGAATTTATTTATATAATGGTTATATGATAGATATTTACAAACAATTTATAAAAACAAAACTAGTCAAAAAAGATATCAATTTTTTCTTCGGAGTCATTAAGGAATTGGTAATGAATGATTTATATCCAAAATATTTAATAAGCCGCCGACTAAACAAATCATATAAAATTGTTAATTATCTGTGTGGTTTCAATGAAACTTGTCTTTGTTTCTATGAAGATATTTTAAATATAAATTTTTCAGTTGATAACAATCAAAAAAGCTACATACAAATTGTAGAAATGTCTTATGATAATTTTAAAATGAAAATTGCTCTCGATATAAACATTTTTTTAAAAACGGATGAAAGAAAAAATAGACTCATATATGCTGATAATAAATTTCTACATAGCTTACAAAAAACAATATACTTAATAAAAGAAGAGCATAAAAAAAGAATATTTGAAGATGAAATTTTGTATGATGAAATTTTACAAGATAATTTGAAAAATATAAAAAAATCTGAAAATTTAAATGATATAATTTATATAATAAAAAAATCAACAGATCCATTTTTTAGAGAAAATCTTTCCAAGCTAGATCCAATAATTTCAGGAATAAAAACAAAAACTTTAGATATTATATTTTTTATTATACATAGAATGCGATATTATAAAAATTATAAAAAACACATAAAACCAGCTAGAATAGAGAAAATCTTATTCACAGATGAAGAAGCAGTAGAAATAGCTGGTATATTAAATCATCAACTTACGGAAGAAAAAAATAAATTCTTGGAAGATGTTGTTGAACATTACAATCAAAGAATGTTCAAATCATCAATGGAAATAGATGGCCATATAACAAAAACATTTCACAAAATAAAAGAGAAAAATTAATATATAGAAAAAGAAAATAATTTATTCTTGTGGATTATCTATTATCTAAAAAATTTGATGGAACCTTTACAATTAATTTCATTGGTGTCGAAACTCTAACACCAGAAGATCCAGTTATGAAACTCCGATTGGCATCACCAATAGTGGGAGTTAAAAAAATTACTGGATACGAACAAATTATAAATGGAGTGATCGACGCATCCCAGTATGTTGTTGTTAAATTTAAATGGCAAAATCGATATGATATAGAAATACCTTGTGGAGATTGTTGGAGTGATCTTTTACCCATATCTGCTTTAACTGGTATAACAACCATACCGACCGAGCCTTTTGATTTAGAATTATATTTTTATAGAGTTGATGAAAAAGTTGATAGTCTTCTACCAACCCCGATATATGTTGGGAACGATGCGACAAGCGTCGCCGTTAAAATAAGTGGAGAATATGAGTTTAATTGGACAGATGGTCCGTTTATTTTAACAAATGAGCTGAGCGATCAAGGGGGCGTAATCTTATCTCCATCAGATATTTATAAAATTTTCAACATAACAGATTATACTATCTTATCGGATGATAATGATAATTTATTGATTTATTGGCGAGTAACACAAGATAATGGAAGAACATATTCTAAATGGGAGCCGCTGACAAAAGAAAATATATCCACTTATCGTTTCAATCAACTTCGTTTTGCTAAAATGCAATATTTAATAAAATTGATTAATCCTGTATATACACCGATTAATGTTTATGATGTAATTTTGAGTGGCGAGTTTCAAAATATATCAGCCAATTCAATGAAAACAAATTTTTATGGTATAAGAGCGGATTGTGTCACAGGACTTTTAAATCCGAACAATACTGGTGTGACGAGCGGTGTAACTACTTGTGCTAGAAACATAGACACAGGACTACAATCTTATTCACAGGGTAATGGTGTGTTTGCTCCAGCTATGACAAATTACGAGTTGGATATGAATTTTTGGACACAAGGACTTAGTTGCTATTCTTCTGGACAACCTTCTAATAGTTTGACTAGCTCGGCTATCGCAGCGAGCACCAATTCAACCAGTGGAAATGGTGCATCTTGGAATCCATATGATATAAATAAAATAGCTGGCTTTGCCAACACATTAGCTAATCAATTAAATGAAATATTTGCTTGGGAAGTTGATTATCACTTGACTGATCCAGATGAAAATGGCACAGATTTCATTCTACATGAATATCAGCTATTTAATATAGTGGATGTTAAAAAATTGAAAGTGTTAGTGCCAGATAATAAATTTCCAGATAACACAGTGAAAATGAATGCTTTCAGTTTAGAATTATTTGACACATTTGAAATACATATATTAAAAGATGAATTCAAAAGAAAATTTGGAATAGATCGTCGCCCAGCTGAAAATGATGTTTTGTTTTTCTGTGTTATAAATCGTTTGTTCTATGTAAAACATGCTCAAATTTATAGAGATATAATGAATGCTGGTTTTTATTATAAAGTTATTCTCGAAAAATACGAACAAAAAGCCAATATACGAAATCTTTCAGAAGAGTCGAAACAAATGCTTGATATACTTACGAATAACACCACAATGCAAGAATTATTCGGAGAAGAAGTTAAAAATGAAGAAGAAAAGATCGCTAATATCGAACAATTTAAACCTTTCACATTTGATCCAATGCGTTATGTGATAAGCAATGATGTCATTAGAGTACAACAAGATATATTGAACTATGATATAAATTTTTCAAAAACTCATTATGATTTCAAAGACACTGTTGGAAAAACAGCAATTTTTTACAAAAAGACAGATAATACGCTTGGTCTTTCAGACAATAGAACTTTCATATTTTGGATAAATTTTAATAACGCGTGGGATTCTAATGTTAGACCAACAAGAAACTCTTGGAAACATTACAACATAGATTCTACTTTAAATTATTGGTTTTTGAACAATTTTGACACAGATACGAATAAGGGATACAGGGTGTGGTATCATAATAAGAATTTAAACATCCAAATAAATGATAAATTTTATAGTATATCGAACTTGAATTTATTGACAAACATTTGGTACGGAGTAGTAATTATTATGGATCAAAGACAAAAAACTATGGATCTAAAAGTATATCAAAGAGATAATGACTATGATATAGTTATGATGCATACTACAACTCAACATATTGTCAGAGTTGATTGGCTTGACACGGCCAGTTATACTCAATACATATCGGCTGGATATAAACCAGTGGATAACGAAGAAAAAAAATCATCTACTACGATTTTCAAGACAGTTAAAGAAAATTATTATGAAAATATTGAAAATCAATCATTTGAGCACGAGGTAGATTTAACAATTACTGGCTCGAATATAAAGATGACAAACATAAGAATAATGATTGATTCGGTGCCTGTTGATGAAATAAATAACTTATTGAATCAATGGATAATAAGAGATTCACAGAGAGTCCTATTGGCCGACAATGCTGACAAAAATATTTATACAGATAATTTTGTAAATAAAAATTGGATATAATAATGAAACATATAAAATTATATGAACAATTTGACTTTGAAGACTTTTCTGATGAAGAACTTTTTGGAAAAGAGACGTTTAAACTCATTTTCAGTGGTCGTAGATTTTATATAGTAGAAAAAATTGAAAATAATATAGTTTTTTTATATAAAGGTTATAAATGGATATCTGATGAAAATTTAAAAAAATATTGTTTATTTTGTTTAGAAGAATTGGGAGAAAATGATGAAATAGCAATTTTTATCGGACATAATAATACGAATTACCAGAAATATTGGGATATTTATACAAAAGATACATTACCAAAAGAAATAAAATATGAATTGAATTGAAACATATAAAACTATACGAACAATTTCATTTTGAAAACATTTTAAATAGAGATGGTTTTCAATTTATATCGCATTCAACTAAAGAAGATTGGGGTGAATCTATTTTAATAATGGAAAAAGAGGGAAAAGCTTTTGGTCGAATCTATTGGTATAATGATGATGATACTACAGTTTATCTTGATTGGCTCAGTGTAGATAAAGATGCCAGAAAAGGAGGATTAGGGACAATATTACAAAAAATAAGAGAAGATATTGGTAAAGAATTGGGCGCCAAGTTCGCCTGTTTGTGGGTAAAAAAGGATAGTTGGATGCATGATTGGTATGAAAGAAGAGGATACAAAGATTATATGAATTATAAAGAAGATAAAAATTATATATGGATGCAAAAAACAATTGAATAGATGAAGCACATAAAAATATATGAGCAATATGATTTTGAGGATCTATCGGATGAGGAGCTTTTTGGAAAAGTTTCCTTTAAATTGATCAAGTTAAAAAATGATATATATTTTATATTAGAAAAAATTGAAAATGGATATCTTTTTTTATATAATGGATATGAATGGAAAAAAGAAGAATTATATGAAGAGCCCAGCGTTAATATTGAAGATTTGAGTGATGATGATATAATAACAACTCATGAAGAAATTAATGGAAATGGATTTTGGATGCGCTGGAATAAATACACGTTGCCAGAAGAAATAAAAGATAAGTTGAAATGAAACATATAAAATTATATGAACAATTTGATTTTGAGGATCTATCGGATGAAGAACTTTTCGGAATAGATAGTAATAAAGGACCTTATGATGATATTTTGATATACGGCGATAGTGGGCCTAGTTTTAAATGTGGGGATAGAGTTAAAGTAATTAATAATGATGAATTTTATTATGAAGGAAAAAAAGGTGACATTGGTACAGTGATCACATATAGTGATGGATCTTATTTAGTTTGCTTAGATGATTTTACTGCTGGACATAAAGGAGATCGTGATACAGATTATGAGGACACGGGTGGTGGTTTGTTCCAGAAGATCTTGAAAAATATGAAAAAAAAATGAAACACATAAAAATATACGAACAATTTAATCTTGATGACTTTTCAGATGAAGAGCTTTTCGGAAATGATGACAATTATTTTCCAAAAGAAAATATAGAGAAATATTATTATGATTATAAAGAATTATTCAATCACACAAAATATGATGAAGAATACGGATATACAAATTATGAATTATGGACTGAAGTTGGGCAATTGACTCTCAAATATAATCTCACAAGAGACGATGTCAAATGGATACTTGATAATAAAAACACGAGATTTGATAGTGATAAATTTCTAGAAGATACATATCTTCATTGGGACGATTAATTTTAATTAAAAAAAGTTAAAACAGGACTAAAACATTTTAATATATAATAATAAGTTTTTTGGTTATTGGTAGTTTCGAGTTTAAAGACTTTGGAAATGTTTTTAAAAAAAGCATTAAAGAAATTATCAAAACATAAATAAAAAATAAAAAGAAAAAGTGAGAAAAGTACCACTCAATAAATTACGCTTTCATTTATTTCCTCAATTTTTATTTGTTTTGACTCGAATATTTCCAATATATCAGAAATCGATATAATTTGGAATTTGTTTATTTTTTGGCGCGCGAAAAGTAAGCATTTCACAAATAAAAAATAAAAATTATATTATGGCACACTATCGAATGAGTGAAAGATTTCCATCTGCTGTTATTACAAGCGGTGGAAACGAAAAGAAAATCTACAATGGTGGTTTTATCTATTTAAATGATGGAGAAAACTTCGAGATCCGATTTTTCAATCCGACCCAGTTTAAACTTGGAGTTGAGATAATTTTTAACGGATATAAAAAAGGAGATGGTTATTTGGTTCTAAATCCTGGACAAGATGTCACGCTGGATCGTTTCTTGGACGAGCAACGTAAAATGGTGTTTGAGACATATACCATCGATGGAAATAATCAAGCTGCGGTTGAGGCGGCAGCCAATAACGGATTAATACAATTTAATTTCTATAGAGAATCATATTTTAGATATGGCTCAAATACTGGATATGGTACTAGTGGATATAGTGGTAATAGCGGCACTCGCGGTTTTGCTGGAACCGGTGGCGGTTTTGCTGGAACCGGTGGATTACCAAGATTTAAATCTAGCAATACAAATAGTCGTACATATTCTGATAACAACATTACATATTTTGATGCTGACTTTGAACAGGGCACTACGTCTTATACATCAAGTTTCACAACAACAATTGATTATGCTCCAGATACTATGTATAGAACATCAACATCCAATAGCAATCCAGTAGAAACTGGAAGAGTTGAAGCAGGTGATGTATCCAATCAAACATTGGAAAATGTGTCTGTTCAATTTGAGACATCCCCAATGCATAGAATTAGTTATAAGTTGTTACCATACTCAGCTAAACCAATGGAGGTCACTGAAATAAGACAATATTGCCCGAACTGCGGATACAGAATTCGTAATAATAGTTGGAAATATTGTCCAAAATGCTCACAAAAAATTGAGTAAAAAATAATTTATAAAAACATGAAAAAGAATATAGATATAATTTGTATAATAGATAAATCTGGTTCTATGAGCCCCATAAAGAATGACGCCATAGGGGGATTTAATAGTTTTCTTGAAGATCAGAAAAAAGCTGAATATCAAGCTTTTATGACAATTGTTTTATTTGATACTCGATTTAAAAAAATATCTGATGAGATTGCTGTACAAAAAATAGAGCCTTTAAATGGAACCACTTATAGTCCTGGTGGCAATACCGCTCTATATGATGCTATCGGACAAGAGATCGATAACTATTTAGATTATTTAGCATCTTTACCAAAAGAAGAAAGAAGCGAAAAAGCTCTTTTTGTGATATTAACAGATGGGGAAGAAAATTCCTCCAAAATCTATCATAAAGAATTGATAAAGAATATGATAGAAGATGTGAGAGAAAATATCGGAATAGAATTTATTTATTTGGGTGCAAATCAAGACTCGTTTTTGGCAGCGACAAATATAGGAATATCCGGTAATAATTCTTTCAATTATGCTGCAACTGGGGATGGAATAAAACTAGCCTACTCTAAGATATCCGAGGCAACAGCATATTATTCAACAACAGAAGCCAAAGAAGATTTGTTTCAACAAGAAAAGAAATAATTTTTAAATTATTTTTGTTAAAAAAACCAGATTTAAAAAATCTGGTTTTTTTATTTAAATATATAACTATAATAAAAAAATGTATTCAACATGATAATAAAGTTTGAAAATTATTTGAATGAAAACATATTTATAAAAAATAAATATAAGAAACTTTATGATAAACTTTATGATTATATAGAGAACGGTCGTATAAGAATGATACCGAATATTTATTCAAATTTATATAGATTCAAAATTGAAAAAAATGCTGTATCAGTCGAGGATGATCCATTTGGTGAAGAAGGGGGGAGAAAAATCACTGTTGAAGTGTCAATAAAAAAACAAGTTGACATGGATATATTAAGATTGTATGAATATATTTTAGCAATAGATGGGAATGAAGTTGATATGCCAAGTTATTATGTCAAAAAATTATATGATTTATTGGATGATAGAGAAGAAGAAAATAGAGAAGAAGAAGAAAGGAAAAAGGAAGAACTGGAAATAAAACGTCAAAAAGAACGAGAAGATAAAATTAGAAATATAGAAGAAATATTGTAAAATTATGTTAATCAAATTTGAAGATTATTTAGGTGAAAGTATATTCAATAAAAAATATCAAAAATTATTTGATAATTTATATAATTATATTAAAAAAAACATACAACTTATAGATGTTGAAACGACAAAAGATTATCCATACAACACTTATGCTTTCAACATTGTGAGATCTATTAAACCTGATTCAGATGATCCATTTGGAGAAGATTCTGAATCCAAAAAAATTAGAATAAGATTATCAAGAGGTTACGCTTCATTTACATTGGTGATCAATAAAGATATAATTGATATGCCATCCAATGATATTAGAAAATTATACAATTTGATAGATAATAGAGCTTCAATAATAAGAAAAAATATAGAAAAAGGAAAAGAAAGGGAAAAAGAGGAAAGAATTAAAAATCTTGATAGTTTTTTTGAAAAAAAAATGTCGAAAAAAGATTATTTAGACGAGTCTCTGTTCAAATCCAATAAATTATATAGCGAATTGTATAAAAATTTATATAACTATATTCTCAAAAACTATTCTAAATTGAATGTCATAAAAGATAGAAATAATGAATACGAAATCAATCTAATAAAAACAGATCTTATGGATGAAGATGAATTCGGTGAAGATTCATCAACGACAATTTTGAAAATAAAAATCGAAAAAAATCGTGATTTTTCTTCATGGTTTAAAGATTATTGGTATGCATTATATATCAATGGAGATAGAATAGATATGGAATATCGATATCTCATTAAATTGTATAATTTAATAGATAAAATAGAAAAGTCAAAAGAAAAAGAAGAGTTCAAACATTCTGAAAAAGAAAAAGATGAAAAGTTGACGAGTGTTATTGATATTTTAAAAAATAAATAAAAAATATGAAAATTAAAAAATTTGATGAGCAATTTTTATGGGATGCTGGTAATATGAAAGCTCTAAAATCATATATAGATAAAGATGATAATAAATTATATCAAATAAAAGTAAATGAGCCTTTTGAAATAAAAACAAAGGATTCAGAAACTTATTACAAATTAAAGTTCATATTGAACTCATATAAAATATCTTTCGAAGATTCTATAACGAATCTATAATTCAAAAAACACAAAAAATGATGGAGAATAAAAAATTCACAGATGATGAATTTGAAAAACTTTTAGATAAAAGAAATAAAACTCTTCATATGATAATGGAATCATATAATGAAAGAACAAAAGATTACGATTTATCTTTTTATAATCTTGATATAATTGAAAATGAAATATATAACCATTTAAAAACAAAGGATGATGAGTTTATAAATAAAATAATAGAAAAAAATGATTGGATAAAAAGAAAGAGGATAGAAGAATTATAGTTTCAACTTTTTAGCTACATCCATAACACCTTTGACATCTCCTTCACAATATTTCATGATAGATTCTTTGTCTTTTCTGTTCCAATAATAATCATAAATCTTTTTTCCATCCAGTGTAGACTTGGGATTTTCTATGCCGAGAGCATAAGTAACTTCTTCGAGCGAGGCACCGAGATTTGAACCATTTTTCCATATATCATAAATATCTGTGACAAGTATTTCCCAAGGCTTTAATCCATTGAAATTCAATGATAAAGGTATGTCTATATTATATTTATACATCTTTCTTACAATCCAAGGTATATCGAAACTTTTTATTCTAAATCCGCATATTCTTTTATTTGTTTTGCTAACTCTATCAAAGACTCCCTTTATCTTTTGAATCAATTTTTCTTCATCATCATCAATAACACTTCTTATTTGTATAACTCCTTCTGTATCATACACACCAAAAGACATACAAATTATTTTTCCAAACTCTGGCAAAAGCGGAGCATTTTCTATATAGAAATTTTCAATGTTGGCAGACGGATCCGTCAATCTTTTCGTAAAAATATTTCTACCTTCGGCATTCATATCCATAAAATTAGGATATTCTGATGTCGTTTCAATATCAAAATAAAAAAGGTCTTTATACATTTTTATACTACTTGGCATATTAATTAATATCACAAATATAGTAAATTGTTTTTAATTAAAAAAGTTGATTTGAAAAAAATAATATATAAGAAAAAAAACGTGTTCTATGTTCAAAAAGAAAAAAAATCTGTTAATAGTTGAAGATGACTTTGATACAGTAAAAATGTTAAAGAAAATGTTAAAAAAGTTTAATTTAAACATCTATGTGAGCGATACTGGAGAAAACGCTCTTGATGTTATGAAAAATAAAAAAATAGATATTGTTTTAATGGACTATAAACTGCCTTATAAAAATGGTATATTATTGACAAAAGAAATAAGAAAAATAAATGGGGATATTCCAATAATTTTGGAAACTGGTGAATCAAAACTTTTTGGCAATATGGATACTGTAAAAGGATTTCAGTTCGATGATATAATTGAAAAGCCATTGACAATGGATAAAGTGACGGATGTAGTAAAAGAATATATTTAAAATGAAACACTTGAAATTATATGAGCAGCTTGATTTTGAGGATCTATCGGACGAAGAACTTTTTGGTGATGAGAAAGATTTATTTCTAGGTAAAAATGGAAATACACTATATGTTTTATATGATCCAGAATGCAAATCTGGAAGATTTAATAGATATTTGATGTATCGTGACCGATCAGATTATTATCCTTCGTATCCAAGAACTATTTTTACTCTGAATGTTTTGCCAGAAGAAAATTCTAAGATTGGATATTCATCTTATCAAGGTGGTATTCATTACACAACATGGAAAAATTTGGATCCAGAAATAAAGAAAAGAATAAAATTATGAAACATATAAAATTATACGAGCAATATGATTTTGAAGATCTGTCAGACGAGGAGTTATTCGGTAAACAAGAAAAAGATTTATTTTTAGGTGAAAATGGGGGGGGGGGGGGGGGGCATTGTATATTTTGTGTCCTTCTGATAATTCACTTGATGTTGTTATATATGATCATATGGATGGAGTTGGCAAAGAAATATACCCAAGAGCAATGTTCGAATATAAATTTATTGTTAAAGAAAATTCTAGAATAGCGTATTTAGAGAATCGCAGGTTTCATTATACAACATGGAAAAAACTGGATCCAGAAATAAAAGAAAGAATAAAAATATGAAACACGTAAAACTATACGAACAATTTGATTTTGAGGATCTTTCGGACGATGAACTTTTTGGTAAACAAGAGAAAGATTTAACGATTGCAATATGTTCTGGTGATTATTATATTGTATATGCTTTTACAAATGAGATTCATATTTTTAATGAATACTTAACAAATGATGATGAACCTGGATATCCTATGAGAATATTTCATTTCGCTGAATATGTCCCAAGAGACACCCAAACCATATGTTATAGAAAAGGGGGTAATACAGCTAGATGTCTATGGAAAGATTTGTCAGAAGAAATAAAAGAAAGAATACAAATATGAAACATTTGAAAATATATGAACAATTTGACGAGAATGATCCTTGGGGTGAAGAGATCGTTCGTAATAATGACGAAATAAGACCAGAAATATATTTTACAATTGATTGTGATGGCGATATTGAATACGTGACTCCAATGGAATATGAAGACTTTGTGGAAAATTTAGTAAATGGTGGAACTATACCTGTCGCTGAAAGAACCGAAGGAACTATATATCCAGATGGAAGAATTGTTTATCGGATTTGTACAGAAGTCAGTGAAGATTGGAATGATGATGTTTGGGAAGACAACGAAGTATTTATTTAAAAAAATGAAAAAAAAAATGAAGAAACTGAAACTATATGAACAATTTCGATCAGTATTTAGATGTTAAAAAAATTATATATAATAAAAAAAATAAAGACATTTAGATGATAACCAAATATAATGAATATATTAAAGAAAACTCAGAATATAAACTCGATGGAAGAAATGGATTTTTTATGTTTTTGAAGACATTAGATGAGTTGAAAATGACATTTATAAAAACGAATCATTATTTATCAATAGGTAAATATTTATATTTTTTCACAACAGAAAATTTGAAAAACAAAGACTCTGCTATTGATATATTAGATGATGTCATTTCTCTAAAAGTTTTATCAAAGACCTTGGAAGAAAATAAAGACAAAAGATTATCTTTTTATTTTGGCGTCAAAGGATATAGTTTTGAATACGGGCTATGTGATGATATGACAAGCGAAGTTTATATGACGGGTGAATTTGTTATAGATAATAATTTTTTGAAAAGTTTAAAATCGTATAAATGTTTGGTTATGATAGAAGATATTCTAAAAAAATCTAATGTGAGAAACCTCATACTATTACACGAGATAAAAAATCATTTAAAGTCTTGGTATCCAGATAAAGGAAAACCAGTTATATTGAGCGAAGAAGTTCTAAAAAAGACAATATCCAGATCTGATATAGGAGATGAAGCATATGATAAAGTGCTCTTTCGATATGAGCAATGGTGCGAAAAATATAAATGGATAGATAAAGTTTTTTATTATCTTGATGATGACGAAGAGAAAAAAGAGATAACATTTTATATAAAAATTAAACCGAAAATTAAAGATAAAGAGTTGTGAACTACCACTAAACTAAAGATTTAGTGGTTTTCTTTGGAAATTGATTATAAATATTTTTTTATTAAAAATAATTATCATATTTTTGTTTAAAATAAAATATTGAGCCCTATGCACGAAGAAACTGATAACTATAATGTTATAGATGACTTAAATGAAACAAATCTTCTTATCAAAAAATATGACAGGAAGATAAAAATCTTTGGTTCTTTATATAAAGTGTCGAGAGTATTATATTTTTTGACACCACTTGTTTTGTTTGCGGCAATATTTGGCGTAAATATTTTTGTAGTGCTGGGAATAACAGCATTTTCTATTTTATTTACCGGATATCTATCTCTAAGATTTAAAACTCTATATTATATAAATTATTATGCTCTAAGTGGATTTGGTCAGTATAAAGAAAAGTTGATAGGAGAGATGTCAAAATGAAAAATATATTGAAACTCTTTATCATTCTCATTGTTGTTTTATTTTTTTCATCTTGTGCGACAACATACAACAATTGCTCGATAAACGAATATAATAAATATAGACAGGTACAAAGAACTATGTACAATATCGATAATCAATGTAAATTTTAAATAAAAAAAATATAAATATATGGAAATCAAAGATTTTGAATGGAAAGCTGTTTATAATCATTGTAAAAAAGTTGAGCCTTCTTTAAATGATTATGAAGTAAATGATGTTATCGCTACAAAAGATATCGGTATATTTATACCAGATATGGAAAATGAATATCTCCATAAAGAAGAAAGTGAAGATTTCAAAGTATATTCTCGAAAAGAGCAGTTTGATATCGAGCCACTCAAAGGAGATATATTATACTTTGAAAGATTAAACTCCCTATATAGTGTTGATAACGTTGAAGATAAAAATGATTGTTGGTGCTTTACCATTAAAAGATTTTTGGCTTCAGAAGATTTTGTTTATAATCAATTTTTATAATGACCCTTTAGTTTGGTGGATGAATTTGACATTTTTTGATATTTAAATATATAATATATATAATATAAGTTCATTGACACCTTGATTAATTTGGTTCTGTCATAGGTAAAAATCAAGCAAAGCAAAAAATTAGTCTGGTTGTGGGACGCAAGACGGACTTAAAACAAAAATGCGGTGAGGCGTTCTCGTTGGAGAAGTCTATGAAACGCGAAACTACTAAATCTTTAGTTTAGTGGTAGTTCATATGGATGAAGAGATCCTCCTTTCTTAATTCATTAAAACAAAACCCGGTTGTAGGAAACCGGGTTTTTTATTTTAATATATATTTCTAAAAAATAAATAGTCTTGAAACATTTAAAAATATACGAACAATTTGACTTTGATGATTTTTCAGATGAAGAACTTTTTGGATTCAAAGACGACAATATAAAGATTGGTGATAAAGTTTATTTAATAAATGATGAAAACGCTCTCTATTATGAATATGGAGGTGAATTTGTTTCTTCGGCTAATAGAATTAATTTTTCTGAAGAAGTAAAAGATATACAATTTATAAATGGCGAGAAATGTTTAAAAATAACCGGACTATGGTATAAATCAAGTTGTTTTTCTCTTACATCATTATTGGCGAAAATATCAAAAAAAGAACAATATGATTTTGAAGATCTATCTGATGAAGAACTTTTTGGTAAGGAACCATTTGATTATACTGAATTGAAAGTTGGAGATTTGTTAGAATTAAAGAATGGTGAAATTGTAGAAGTTTATGCGGTGCCAAACAAAACAAGTTCATTATTATACATATTTGGTAGAAGAAGTGGGATTAGAAAAATTGACACAGAAGAAATAAAAAAAGTTATCAAAAAGAAATAAAAAACCCAGTTTAAAACTGGGTCTTTTTCATATTTACTTGTTTTTCTAATAATCCATTGGTGGTCCTTGAACAGGAGCTGGATTTTTATCTTTAATATCTGATACAACACATTCTGTGGTTAAGAATAATCCGGCAACAGATGCAGCATTCTCTATTGCCACTCTTGCTACTTTCGTTGGATCGATAACACCAGTCTCTATCAAATTCTCAAATTTTTCAGTTCTAGCATTATACCCATAATCATCCTTACCTTTTTTGACTTTTTCAATAATCACAGATGATTCAATACCAGCATTTTCTATAATTTTACGAAGTGGTTTTTCAAGGGATTTCTTTATGATATCAACTCCATATTTTTCATCTCCGACACTTTCTATATCATTTAATTTTTCAATGCTTCTTATGAAAGCAACTCCTCCGCCGGGTATGATACCTTCTTCGGATGCTGCTTTTGTTGCGTGAAGAGCGTCATCAAAACGATCTTTCTTCTCTTTCATTTCTATTTCAGAAGCTGCTCCAACATAAATAACAGCGATACCACCAGAAAGTTTAGCGAGACGTTCTTCTAGTTTTTCACGATCATAATCAGATGTAGATTTTTCAATGGCTCCTTTTATTTGACGAATTCTATCGGTTATATATTCAGGTTGTCCCGAGCCACCGACAATAGTAGTTGTGTCTTTATCTATAATTATTTTTTCAGACATACCAAGATCTTCTGCTTCGACATTTTCTAATTTCATACCTCTTTCTTCTGAAATAACAATACCACCTGTCAAAATAGCGATATCTTCCATCATTTCTTTTCTGCGATCACCAAATCCTGGAGCCTTTACAGCCACTACTCTCAATCCAATTTTCATACGATTTATTACAAGTGCAGCAAGTGCTTCACCTTCAATATCTTCACAAATGATTAACAAAGCGTGACCAGAGTTGTGACATTTTTCAATAATGGGAATCAAATCTTTCATCAATGATATTTTCTTATCATAAATTAAAATATAAGGATTCTCATAAACTGTTTCCATTTTTTCTGTGTCAGTTACGAAATAAGGAGAGATATATCCTTTATCAAACTGCATACCTTCAACAACTTTGACTGTTGTTTCTGTTCCTTTGGCTTCTTCTATTGTGATAACACCATCTTTTTTAACTTTTTGCATTGCTTCAGCAATCAATTTTCCAATTGTGCTATCATTATTTGCTGAAACAGTGGCGACTTGCTCGATTTTATCATAACTGTCACCAACTTCTTTGGATTGCTCCTTTAAAGATTTAACAACGACTTCAACTGCTTTATCAATGCCCCGTTTTACATCCATTGGATTAGCACCAGCACTGATAATTTTGTTTCCACCAATAATAATGCTTTGAGCCAGAACTGTAGCCGTTGTAGTTCCATCGCCAGCAATATCAGATGTTTTTGAAGCAACTTCTTTAACTATCTGAGCCCCAATGTTTTCAACTGAGTCTTCTAACTCAATTTCTTTGGCAACTGTCACTCCATCTTTTGTGATGTGAGGGCTACCATATTTCTTCTCTAGAATAACATTTCTTCCTCTCGGTCCTAGAGTGACCGAAACGCTGTCGGCGAGTTGCTCAACTCCCTTAATCAATTTTTGTCTTGCGTCATAACCAAATTCTATCTTTTTTGCCATAGTTTTTATAATTTATTTTTTTAATTTTTTTTTATATTCTCCACAGTTACTATAAAACTCTTATACATGTCAGTTTCATTTTCTTCCATTACATATAATGGAGTTTTATTTTCCAATTTATCTGGATCATACATTATTGGGGATATTTTTAGATTTTTAGAATCTAAAAAATCTCTAATCATATTTAATAAATCTTTTGTTTCCATAAACATTATTTTTTTTTTATTTTTCACACCACAATTCAATCAAATCATTAATTGCTTCATCAAATGGTTTATATCTTTCATTAATTTCATCAAGCCTGGCTCGAACTCTTCTGACCAAATCTTTAGTTTTTTTATCACATTCTTCTGGGGTATCGCCATAAACATCATGTTCTAACGATCCTAACCATTCCTTTTTTATTGATTTATTTCGAAATATAATAATTTGTTGTAAAGCCTTTGGATAATTGTCTTTGCATTCGATATCATGTCCCCATCCTGCCCAATCAGAGTGACCTTTACATCCTGATGCGCCACTGATACCTGATTGAACTTGATTTTCTGTGTTTTTATTCAATTTTTCAATTTCATTCTCTGTGAAAACCAACATTTTAACACCAGTTTTTTCACCATTTTTATAAGTGTCACAAAAACCATTTCCGTCTCGCTCACCGCAAGTAATTTCTCCATCACTTATTTCTTTTTTTCTTTTAAAAAATTTCATCATCCCTTAAATCCTATTTTTTGATGAGACCCGTCGCAATGTGGTTTTGATTTTGATGCTCCGCATCTACATAAGTAACATCTATGCGGCTCAGATATAGTTTTTCCATCATCTTGGACCAATTTAATATCTCCTAAAATCATTATTGGCCCATCTTTCAAAATTGTCACAGATACTTTTTCATCCATAATTTATTCCTCCTCTTTATTTAAAATACAATAGATATCACTTTGTTTTATGATGTAATGTTTTTCATCACCGGCATTTAATTCTACGGATCCCCATTTTCTAAAAAACACATCATCATTAACTTTTACTTCCATCACTTCATCTTTAGTTCCGGGACCAACAGCCAACACTGTTCCTTTTAAATTATCATCTTCTTTTGCGGTTCCAGGTATTATTATACCACCTTTTGTTTTTTCTTCTGCTGGATAAGGTTTAACCAACACATGATCTTTCAATAGACTTTTTATTACCATAATTTTTTTATTTTTTTTTATAATTACCTGTCAAAGAAAACCTCTAAATCTTTAGTTTAGTTGATGAATTTGACAAAAAATGACTCAAATTATTTAATATATACATTTAACTAGAAATAGTTTAAAGTTCTTTGACGTGATGATATATGGTTCTGGATTAAAAACTTGATCCAGGTAAAATCATAAAAGTAGTCAGCGAAAACCAAGCATTAATGACTTTCAAGAATTCAGATAGTTGTGCTACTGTCATTAATTCATCTCTACTTTTCATATTTTTTATATTAATTTTTAAATAATTACAAGCTTCTTTTATTAAAAAGATCTCTTTATTAACGCATAGTTTTACAATTTTTATACCAATAAATGATATATGACAAAATGACACTTTTTAGAAGTACCAATCCTCATCATCATAATAATATTTTCTCATACTATCATCTATCTTTGGCACTCCTTCTTTTGGCAGTCTTTCCCATCTAACACGACAAGCCGCCCTAGCCAATAACTCAACATATTCAATATCAGTTATTTCGCTATGTGTGTGCTCGCCCGAGTATCCACAAGATAAATTTGTAACATTAGGTATAATTCCCATAAATGATGCACTATCTGTATAAATGCCAGTTCTATCGAGATAATAATTCAGCCCGCTTTTATTGAGTTCCTTGGCTAAAGCGTCACCGAATTCATCTGTGCATCCTCTTCTGCCCATTTGATGTGTTATAACAGAGTCATATCCTCGTCTGTCGAAAGAGACCATTCTATCAAAATTATCCGAGAAGAAATTTTTATTTTTTGATATTATTTTGTGTGCACCAGCCATGCCGCTCTCTTCACCAGCGAAGAAATAATATGTGCCGGGTATGTTTCTCTCTATCATGTAAAGTAAAATTGTCATACCATTTTTATCATCACTTCCCAGTATAGTCGTTCCATCTGATCTGATATAATTTCCATCTATGACATGATTAACTTTTTCCATGTGCCATGAAGCAGTGTCCATATGACAAGTAAAGCAAGTTCTGCTTTTTCCTATAACAACATAGTAATTTCCACATCCATCTTCAATATGATTTTCTGGCAAATATGGTTTCAACAAATGCTCTTGTCCGTATGTTATAGTATATTCTGTGAGTTTTAAAAAAGTGTCTAAAAAATTCATCTTATTTATTTTTTTTTCTTATATGTCGTTTGTGTTATATTTGTTTAAAAAATTATCTATCAGATACCGTCGAAAAAATGTTCAAGGATAAATGCTGGGTTTGGCTCGCCAGCGGCTACGGGCACTGGCTGTTCAGTTACTGCATTAACTCCTTGAATACCACGTTCATACTCCTTTTTCTCTATTCTATGAATCCAATCTTTTTTGAAACTATCTATCACAACGTGTGGAGACTCCACATATTTTATTTACTTCTAATGATATACTTTTGGCTCTATATAAATTGGAAGCACAAAAATTTCTTAATTCTTTTTTTAGAAGTTTTTCTTCTCTTTTTTGAACAATATTATCATCCACTTTAATAACAACTTGACAATCAATGTCTTCATCTAAGTTTAGAACACTAACTATCTCGTAATTATAATCTATGAAGGCTAAAATTTCTTCTTTCATTTGCGTAAATATTTTCATACTTGAAGTTTTACAAATATAAAAATATTTTTTGAAATAAAAAAATGTAAATATTAAAAATCGGTGTCAAAAAATGTATAAGGGGCATCCTTTGTTGGTAATATGGCTCCATCTCCCTGATACTCGTCGAAATTGTTTAAGAAATCCTGTAGTTGATCTGTTTTTGGATATTCTTTTTTATTGATCCATGATTTTATATCTTCCAAATCTTCTGTTAAATTGAATTCAAAAACCGCTGTTCCTGAATACATTCTTTCTTCACCATTTGGTAATATCATTCTATAATGTTTATCTTCATTTGTTCCACTAACAAATATCATGTCACATGGTGGTTCTATTGGAAATCGTTTATATCCGCCTTGGTATTTAACTTCAACATTTCCTTTAAACATGTTTTTTATACTTTTATAAACATCTTTATATTTCTCTGGAATCTTTTCACCAAAGATATTTGGAAAATTAAATTCTTCTTTTACTGAATAATCTTTTTTTGTGTAATCTTCAAATTTCAATAACTTTTTCATGTTGTAATTATTTTTTTTATAAAAAACGATTTTATTATATAAATATATATTAAAAAAATAATCATAAAAAAATGAAAAACATACAACTATTTGAAGAATTTTGTAAATCTTGTTTATCTGAAGACGACAAAGATTTTGCCGAAGTAATGAAAAAAAAGGCTAAAAGAAGTCGTTACAAAGACTCCGATAGAGATAAAGAAAGAGGAGCCTATATGAAAGAGAGAATGAAAGATAGAATGAAGAAATAATTATAAAATTTTTAAATCCGTTTAATTTTTTGTAATTTTGTCCAATAAAATAGAGTTATATGGACATCGCTGTTTGCAACGCTTGTGGTAAATGTTGTAAGAAACATTGGATATTGAAATTAACCAACCAAAAAGAAATCGAACTTTTTGGTGATGATGTTGTTTTTGGCAACTACATATGGACTGACAGTTGTAAATATATGGGGGCTAATGGATTATGCTCTATACATGATGAAAGACAGCCCTACAAATGTAAAGAATATTTCTGTGAAGGAAATATTATATAATTTCATCTGTATTTTCTCGAGTTAATCCTGGAAACATGCCAGATGATTTCATATCGTGGAATAATCTCGATATGTGTGATTTTCCGCTTTCGGTTACATCATCCAATTTCGATTCAGAGAAGAACCCTCGCCAAAATTTCAAGCTCTCTTCTAACTCCGGATAATCATATGGAATCAAAGGAGTAATTGTTACTTTACCGTGCTCTTCTTTTCGTTCTTCACCCCAAGGGTCGTCTTCATTGAATATATCTGTGCTCATAATATTTTATAATATTTTATAATTTTTATAATTTTTATAATTTCTTGTGATGTTACGACATTACATTTGAATTGAATTTCATTTATTCTTCTTTTTGGAATATCATAATGTGTTTTATGAAACCAACATGGTATGAAGATTTTCTATACTATACGGAACACACACCAGATGTCTATCATTGTCACAATAAAAATCCATTATCTTAGTCTATTTAAATTAAATCTTATTTTTTCAGCAATGATTTATCCGAATATTCTTACAAGTTCATCTTCATTAAGACCAAACGATCGTTATTTTTGTTTTGAGTTAATTGATATCAAATGACCAATAAAATTACCCATCTTATCAGAAGATATTACTTCATTGATCTTACTTTCTAATTCATCATCTTTGATATAAAATGTTTCATTATTTTTGAAATAAAAGATTGTTAATGATATATTACCAATCATATCTAAAAAACAAATTTCAAATATCTTACAACTAACATTATCCCCATATTTTATTTTAAAGTCTAGTATGATTTTATTATCCACGATTCGATGTTCAATTAAACCGTTTAAAACACCGCCACTATCTAATGATAAAGATGATGAATATCCATTAAGTAATTTAACGATTCTTTCACTATATATGTCTTCTGTTTTCATATTTCACCATTGTTAATTCATTATCGATAATATCAATTACTCTTTCAATTAAATATTTTGTATAACCAAAATCTATTGATGAATGTGTTATGTGCCACTCAGTTTTACCAGCAGGTAATTCTTCGCCCCAAGGATCATCTTCGTTGAATATATCTACGATCATATTCTTTTAATTTAATGGTGGTAAATAATGGTTGGGATGATAACCCAAGCATAACAAAGATGATTTTACCCATATTGGCATACGGACACCCAAACTTGAGAAATGTTTCAAATAATTCTTTCATAATTCTAATTTTTGTTTTTTATAATTGTTTTTAATTTATTTTTATAATATTTTATATTTTTGAAAGATTCTGAAATTTCCTTTTCCGACTTCTGATATATCAAGTTGATTGCCTTTCTTTTTTGTTTTATAATTATAAAAAGATATTATTTGATTAATAGCGTCTTTAACTGATGTTGTTGGTTTCAATTCGTCATTCAATATTATCGTATCAACTTTTTTGAAATCAACATCTGTTTTTAACAGAAATTCCAATATAGCTTTTAAATAATATCTTCTTCCTATTTTATCTATCTTTATTGAATATTTAATCAATTTATCGAAAATTTTCTTCAAAAAATCTTGATCATTTTCATCAAAAACCAGTTTGCCTCTTTTAAAATCATCATAACTAGTTCTCTTATTTTGTTTTATACTTAAAGTGTGCAACATCATTTCGTGTTCAAAACCACTGCCAACTGGATCACAATTTTTATATTCTTCATATACATCTTTGTATAATATATAATCCTTTACACCTAAAACAGCTTTTGAATTCATAAAATTTGTAATATCCCATTCTTTACTGGCGGTATTCAATAACTCCACCATTTCAAGAGATTTTTCTTTTAAATTTATATCAAAATCTCCCATTAAAATAAAAGATATTGGTAAATCTAATTTTTTACAGGCTTCATATCTATGTTGACCATCAATAATTTTCAGAAATTTTCCATCGGGATCAGATGGATCAAAACCAACAATAACAGATGATTCAGGAATTAATTTCTTTTTAATGGATTCAACAATTTTTGATAAATTGGGCTGATCTATGTTCCTGTTTCCTTTAATAAAACCAAAAATATCATAATTTCTAGTTTTGTAGACATCTGTGAACTTCTCAGCATGCTCGGTTAATAAATCTTCTAGATTTTTCATTTTTCTTACATTTATTTTTTATTATTTTCGGTGATCACTATCAAAATAGTCTTTGATCAAATCTCTAAAAATAATGCACAAACATTATAGATTTTGTAATATAAAAAGTTTATTTTAATATATAAACAAAATAATTATTTTTCATGTACAACAAAATAAAAGATATAAGTAATAAATGGTGGGCGGCTAAAAATCTTGGCGGAGAATGCGAAAGATGTCATGAAGTGAATATTAAACGAAACGAAGAAGATATTTTTAAATTGTGTTTTCACCATAAAGACGGCGATGAAAAGCTTAAAAATATATCTAAAATGATGCAGCTCAATAGAGAAAAAATTGAAAAAGAATTACAAAAATGTGAACTTTTATGCTTTAATTGTCATGCCGAAGAGCACTATCATAAAAAAAAGTAGCGTTTTGACAGATAAGACTAATGTCATTAAATGTTCATCGTTTCACCCTATATTTTAACTGAATTCTGTCATATTCTCTCCAAAAACTTTGAGCATATACCCATTTAAATTCAACATCACTAATGGACACAACTCTATCCATTAAAATAATATAATCAATGCCACTTATCATTTTTTCCTTAATATATTCGAGCGTTCCGTCGTTCAACAAACTATTAAAAAATTTTCTAAGATTTTCATTATATAATTTTTTGTTTTTATATTTCCAGACATTATCCCAAGTACATATTTTCATTATAGGTTCGCTAAATAACTCCCAATCGGATGTCGATGGATATTTTTTTATTTCGTATCTAAATCCTTTATTATCAACAGAATCTCTTTTTTCATATAAAGATCCTAAAAAATCTAATTCAATATCATCTGATGAGAAATCTTGATAATATATTGAATCTATTTTAGAACTTCCGTTCTTTTTACTTAACCATTTTATATTCGGTTTTATTCTATTAATCGTTAAAGAACGTCTTTCGTTAATTTCATTCTTAAAAACATTACCTGAAAATGCTCTAACTTGTGTAAAATCATCATATAACGGCATATTGTTTAATTTTTTAAATTTATAAATTTGTTTTTCTTTCTTTATTTTTCCAGAGATAAGATTATTTATACTTTGCAATCCACTCATCATAGGTTAACGAGTTATGTTTTAAATATTCCTTTGCAGTTTTTCTATTATCCCAACTATTTTCTGATGCCGGAAACATTTCTCTCGCATAAACTTCTGGCCTCATTGGTGTCCATTCAACACTTTTGCCCAAATTCTTTTTAAATATCAAGCAAATATAAAGCTAATTTTCTATATAAAAAACCCTGGAATAAAATATATTTTATATAACGAATTTACTTTTTTTCTCTATTTTTTAATGAAAATAATGTTTATTCAGATTCAGATTATAACTAAATATATCAAAATTTTTATTTGGTAAAAATCTCCAATTTGATAGATCGCAAAGATATTTATCACCGTTTTCATCAATTATTAGAGTGTCTTTATATCTTTTTGTTTTTTCCAAACAATAAAAATCATATCTAGTTCCAGCATTGAAAGTTTTAATACCATCTGATGTATTATGTATTTCCAAATAATGAATTTGATTCGATATAATTATTTCATACAAACCATTATTTTTACTTTTTTCACTTTCTGGTTTTCTCCAAGCTGCTGGATGAACATAAACTAGATAACCATTTTCATATAATAAAGATAATGATTTTAATACAAATTTATCCCATTTGTCTCGTGATCTATAAAAAACATGAATTTCATTTTTCCTTCTTTTTTATTGATTATCTTTTTTCTCTATTCTCATTTTTTTAGATAAAATTTTTATCTGCCTGTGAAGTTTACCACTTTTTATTTGCCTATAACCTTTATTGTTATGATGTCTTCGAAATTTCATTATTTCAAATGGTCTAAATAAGCCTCGCATCCATCACAAATATAGTTATAATGGTTTCTGCATTTTTCATATACTTTATCGAACATTGGCTGTGGAGTTTCATAAACGCCACAATCAGGACAAGGCTTTAACGTCACACGATGTTTTCTTTTGCAAGCGCCACAATATTCTAACCAAACTTTCTTTTCTTTCATTGTTTTTAATTTATTTGGTCCAAGACCAATTCAAAGTACTTTTTGTTTCGAACATCGTTTTATAGTCTGTTGCTGTATCAATAGGTCGACTAATTTTGAGATTGGTGAAATCTTTCAGATTAAAATTATCAATTATTCTTTTGATTTCTTCTTCGGCTTTAGATATTCCGCTTTCTAAGACATACCAATAATTTGATCTCATAAAACCATCTTCTGGCTCAGTCATGCAAGTCTCTCTACCTCCCCAAGTTCCTATTTCGTTTTTAAACAATTGATAAGTGATGGTTGTCAATGACGCATCATATCTTTCCCATTCGTCAGCGCTTGCATCCTTATGAATCTCTAAATCAATACTTACAATTTTTTCAATGATCTTTTTTTCTTCTCCCCAAGGGTCATTTTCATCCATTTCTTTCATATCAACCATTATTGTTTGAATTTTTTAATATACAAAACCAAAATCCATATATCATCTTCGCTAAGATCGCTCTGTTTATACATTCTACCTTTACCATTCAATATCACGTAATAAACCTCGTTGTCACTTTTATTTTCTTTGGACAAGTCATACGGGCATAAAGTTGTGTCCAATCGGGCTTTCAAACCTTCGCCTGTACCATCTACGCCGTGACAAAATTTACAATGTTTCATATATAAATGGCTGGATTTCAACTCTTTAAAATTAACAATCTTTATTGAATCGACCAAATATTTTTCATTGTCAATTACTATTGGGGTGGAGCACATCGTAGTATCCGCTACATTGGATTTACAAACACTTTCATTCCTTTTTTGGAAATTGATGAAGATAAAAGCTAAAACTCCCATCAATAGTATGCTCAAACACAGTAAAATAAGTCCTTTTTTTGTCATAAACTTTTTATTTTTTTAATATCTTTTTTTCTTGTTGGATATACAGTTAATATAACATTTCTTTTCTTGGAAAAAACACACCAAAGTTGGATATTCTTATACAACACGATCATTTTATATGTTTTATGTCTGCTTGTTTGCTTAAAAAGAACATTTTCTTCTTCTTCTTTTTGACAAATATTACATAATTTAACATAATCCTCATTTTTTAAAGGAGATCTACCTGGAAATTTTTCTTCAAATCTTTTTAAAGTATGTTCTTGATGCGTATTAATCTTTTCCATTATTTGTCAAAAGTATATGGATTGTAAAGATAAGTTGATTTTTTTTCATATTCGTCATAACTCCTTGTCCATTTCCCCCAAACACTATCCATCTTTTTTTTCAATTCTTTTTCTTTTATTAATTGTTCCATTTTCTTTTCATATTCCTTTTTCTTTTCACTCAAATCCCAAGATTTTTCACAAATTTTTGTATAAATTTCCTTGGAGTCTTCACCCCATTCATCTCCCTCATTTAAAATGGTTTCTATTTTATAAACTTCAACTTTCACTTTATCGTGATGACAAAATTTATCTGGCACAATAAAATATCTTATTTCTTCGTTTATAAAAATAAAGTCATTGTCATACACCACATCATTATCATGTATAACAACAACTCTACCTTTTATATCATATCCTGAAAGATTGAGAACATCAATCCTATTTGTGTCATTCTCTATGAATAACATAAATTTTTCACTATTTGGCATGGCTTTTCTATTTTAAACGACAAATATAGAAATAAATTTTGAAATAAAAAAATATATTTTCAACCAAATTCTAATTTTCCCAATATTTGATCACTTCTTCAACATCATTCAATCTATCAGTGCTAAAATCATGTTCTTCCTCAACATGTTTATATCCTATTAAACGTATGGTTATATTATCTTTATCACCTTGCACATCAATGTGTACTGGATAGAATTTATCCATATAAAAATGATCTATTCTTTTGGTTTTATCCAAAGAAAATCCAAGTTGTTTAAAAAAATTAATAACACGCTCCATTAATAATTATCTTTTCTTATATTATTATAACAAAATTAATATATTTTTTCAAATAAAAAAATATTAATATATAATAATCACATGAAACATATAAAATTATACGAGCAATTAAATAACAATGTAGATGATGAAGATCCTTGGGGAGAGGATATTGATAGAAATGATAGAATAAAATATTTAAAAGACCGCATTAGTTTGTTGAAAGACGAATTAAAAATTCTCGAAAATGAATTACAAAATATATCACCTAAACCTACTCATATCATTCCTCCTCGTAGACAATATTATGATGATTTTAATTGGTTAGATCATTTCGATATCGATCAACGTTGGTGATTTTATAGAAGTAACAATTAGTGGTTGGAATCAAGATTTTAAAGATATGGATTGGGTTAAAATAGCATAGAATTTGATATCCATAATATTCTTGTTGTTCATCAGGTATTTCAATGAAATTTATAGAATCATTTATGAAATTATATTCGCTTAATTGGTTGGAGTGTAGAAATAATAATTTTTCGGATGATTATAATAAACACATAGAAGATCATTGTAATGAAAACAATATACAGTTAAAAATGTAATATTTCCTTTTTGTATAATAGTTTTTCATCTTCAATTAAACCCCTGGATTCAAATCAGCGACCTAATGATTATATTAATATCTTTTTACGAAATCATTATAGTTCACATCATCATAAGAGTATATTTCATTAAAATTTTTCATCTCTAATAATTCATCGACACTATTGAAGTTTTTTATAATATGATGATCATTAATCATTTTTAAAATTATTTTATGTTCTTCTATCACATTCAACATTTTATATATGTCTTTGGAATATAAATAACCTTTAATTTCAATAAAAATATTATATTTTGGTAAATAAAAATCTGGTGTATAATAATGACAATTTTTAAATTTTATCACATGCCTAAGAAATAAAATATTTAATTCATTACATCTATTAGCAAAATCGAATTCCCATTGACCTTGAATCTTAATATTTTGATCGTTGATGTTTTTTATTTCAAACCATTTAACATTTTTATTTAATGATAGATGCTCTAATCTTTTCTTAGAAATCTTTTCCTTAGCAGAATCGCTTACTTTATAGTTTATGCATTTTTTAGAACAAAATCTATTAGCTTTTCCTCCCCTATATAAAAATTCTTTGCCACACGTTTCACATATTTTCTTTTTTCTTTGTTTCCCCTCTCTCAAATAATAATTATTTACGCTGTTCTTTATTTTATTTTTAACATTTTCTGTTATTTTTTTTCCCTTACCATTATATTCGGCTGAACATTTACTACAACAAAATTTTCTTTCTGATTTGATCAAATCAGAAAAAACAACACTACAATTTTTACAGGTATAATCTTTATAATATTCGACACCAACGCCCAATTTCGATGCTCTATTTTTTAGATAACCAATGCTATATCCTAATTCCACTGATATTTCTTTATATCTCTTACCGATTTTGAGTAATTTTTTTAAATCATCGTCTAAATCTTTATTGCGTCTTTTCATATCTATAATTTTTTATTTATATATAAAAGGTCATAGGTTCAAAAAATCAAAAAGTAATTTTTCTTTATTAAAAAAATTTATATGAGTTTTTAAGTGACTCCTGCCTGACTCGAACAGGCATTTTAAATTTAGAAGATTTAAGTTCTATCCCTTGAACTAAGGAGTCAAATGTATTTATCTACGACAAAATTACAACAAAGTTTTAAATAAAAAAAAATTACATTCTCCATATATTCAAAGAACGATCAAATTCTTTTATTTTATCCCGATCTCCCTCAACGTCTATAGAATATTCTACGTTTATAATTCCCCCAAGATTCTTCATTTTAATATCTAATTCAAATTCTTTAGCCTTATTTCTGACATAAGGTTCAAAATCACTAGAACCAAATCTTCCGATATTAATATTAATGGTGGAATGAGATTCATTCATTTCGTTAAATTGATAAAAATTTTTCATAAAACTTCATATATTATTTTTTTTTTTATTTTTCACGTCTTCAAAAAAACTCCTCAAATCTGAAATATATTTAGTGGTCTTATTAAGAAAATTTTCCAAATATTCCTCATCCACTCTAACATTATCTGATAATATACCATCATAATCTCTTCTAATTAATTCTATTTCATAAATATAACTTCCTATGGCGGTTAGTAGGAATTTTTTATCACTGATAGAATTTAGAAAATCCATATCCAGTTCACGAAATTTCCTTGACAAATCTAACTTTATATCATCAAATTTTTTGTTGCCGTTAACACTCAAGTCTTTTGACTCATTAAATTTTTTTACACGTTTTAATTTTTTCATATTAGTAAATTTATTTTTTATGTATATATTAAAAAAAAAATGTAAATATATCTGTAACCTTTTTAAAAAATTACGTCAAATATGTAAAAATAAGAAAAAAATATTATGAATAAAAAAAATTACAAAATTTTATTTCTGTCAACAGTAATAACAATTTTATTTTCAAGCATGTCACTACACAATGTCGCTGGAAACGCTAATGATCCAGCCTTTTCCACCAAAATTTCAACAAAGATGGTTATGAACGACGAAATATACGTGAATGATATTCCATTTAATACTGAGAATATCGCTAAAAGATATTCTATGATAAATTTGATTCCAGTGTTAGAAGAAGAGAAATATGCAAATGATATACCGTTTGACACTAAGAAAATATCATCTGATTTTATAATAGCGGAAAAATATAAAAAATATAAATTTGATGTGAATGATTTTATTAACAAAAACAACAACAATGTTGTTATTGCTAATGAATTACCAGAAAAAGAATAAAAGAGATATGAAAAGAATCTATAGAAGAAGAGAAAGAAAAGATGAAAAATCTTTTTTATTAAATGATGATGAATTTGATACATTTAAAAGAATTTTGCAAAAATCTTCTCAATCGTTCGAGCATTCTCCTTCTATGTCATTTACACCAAACATAATGAGAATGATAGATAAAGCCAACATAAAGATAGGTTGGGTTGGATGGACAAAAAGAAGTGCCTCGCTCTGTTCAACTGAGCTACAGGGCCCTGTGTTTTTTTTTTAATCATTTTTGCCATCCAGACCTCTCGCTTACATTCCACCGAAAAAACGGCTCGGTTATCCCGATATTATGTAGAATGCACGGGATTTGAACCCGCGACTAAAATGATTATTATTATTTACAAAAGTATATATTTTTTCATTTATAAAAAAATTAATTTTCACTAATTTCCTCCCAACCCCAGTTTTCCTCGCCCCAAGGATCATCTTTTAAATTTAGTATTCTTTTACTGTTCGATGGATAAATTAAATGAAAATATACATCATAACAACAATTATCTTTACCGTGTAAATATTTGTTAAAACTTGTGGGGAATTTAATTCTAGCCCACCCAGCCGAAGAATGGATTAATATAATTTCTCCAATTTCACCTTTAAAATCAATGTTGTCCATTTTTCCATAAACAGAAACTTTATCTCCAATATGTAATTCTTCTATTTTCATATAACATATATATTAAAAATTTCACCAATTTTCCTCTCCCCACGGGTCATCTTCTAAATTTAATTTTCTTTTATATGGATTTTAAAAATAACTACTTCCATCCCAACAATGTGTGCATAACTTACATTTTGGTAATCCTATCGCGTCAACCAGATCTCCAAGTTCTTGATATTTTAAAGACGAGCATCCCATATTTTCACTTATTTTATTTACCATATTATTATATCTATCGCTTTTGGGATTAGAATATTCATCCAAATGTGAATCTTCTTTTCCTTCTATTTCTTTAATAACTCTTCGACCTATTAAATCCAATGATGTTCTCGAGATTGAGAAGTTTAAAAACTCACAAGGAAAAATCAATGGCGGGCAAGCCGGTCTAATATGAACTTCTTTTGCCCCATATTTGAACAAAGTTTGGGCATTGTTTTTTAGCTGAGTTCCTCTTACAATAGAATCATCCAATAATGCGATTTTAGCATTTTCTGTTATTTCTTTTATTGGTATAAGTTTCATTGTTGCCACTAGATCTCTATCTGCTTGATTTTGAGGCATAAAACTACGGGGCCAAGTAGGAGTATATTTAACTTCTGATCTTTTATAAGGTATCTTTTTTTCATTTGAATATCCTATGGCGTGAGCTACTCCTGAGTCAGGCACACCTGTAACAAAATCTACTTCTACATAATCTTTTTTTGCTAGCGCTCTTCCACAACGGTATCTAGATGATTCAACATTCAACCCCTCATAATAAGAACCAGGAAATCCATAATAAACCCAAAGAAAACTACAAATTTGCATTTTTTCTTCTTCTGGTTTAATTTGTTCATATTTATCTGGCGTTATAAATAATATTTCACCTGGTCCAATGTATTTTTCAACTTCATATCCCAAATTAACAAAAGATGTTGTTTCCGAGCCAACTGCAAAAGCTCCATCTTTTTTACCCAAAACTATCGGTGTCCTGCCCAATTTATCTCTCACTGCGTACATTCCATCTTTTGTTAGTACGATCATCGAGCACATACCCCTCACTTGCTCGAAAACATTTCTAAATCCTTCCTCAAAGGTGTCGCATTCATTAATAAGAGCAGCGACGACCTCTGTTGGATTAACACCTATTCCACTCATTTCCAGAAAATGGACGCCTTTCTTTAAAAATCTATCTGTTATCTCTTTTAAATTGGTTATGCGATTTGTTGTCGTGATGGTATATTCACCCAAATGAGATTTTAAAATAAGCGGTTGAGATTCATTATCACTTATGCAACCTATTCCACTATTACCTTTAAAATTTTTTAGTTCGTCTTCAAATTTTGTTCTAAAATATGAATTTTCTATACTATGTATAACTCTTGTAAAACTTCTGCCATCAAAAACTGACATTCCCCCTCTACGTGTTCCAAGATGAGTGTTATAATCTGTGCCATAATATAAATCCCTGACACAATCTTCTTTAGAAATTACTCCGAATATTCCTCCCATAAATTTTCTTTTTATTTAATATAAAGAAATTAAAATTAAAAGTTTTTGTAACCTTTTTAAAATTTAGCGTCAAATAAATAAAAAGAAAAATAAGTTATGAAAAAGTTTTTATTAATTTTAGGTATTATCGGTATTTCAATGATGAGTTTAGCCGAAGGCGAACAGCCAATTAAGAAATATAAAGAAACAAATTATTCCGAAAGTAAAAGTATAAATGAGATTGAAAGTCATTTGAAGTTTAATGTCAATTATTTTATTGAAAAAGATAGTTTGAGAATGGTAGAAGAAACTCCATCATCGTTGAAGTATTTGAAAGTGAATGACGAACCAAATGTTAATGATATTCCGTTTAACACAAAAAAGATTTTTAACATTTATAATAAAAATGAAAAAAGAACTAGAAAATAATAACTTCTCTGTTTTTAGAGAAATATTACATAGGACTGAAATAGAAGATTCTCCTTCATTCTCTTTTACATTTAATGTCATGAGAAAGATAGAAAATGTCAATGTGAAATTGGGATGGACAGGATGGTTAACTCGAGGAATTTCTTTGGCGATGATTATGTTGATTTTAGCAATAATTGTTGTGTCAAAATATTATGGAATAAGTTATCAGTTGCTAGATTTTTCAAAATTTATTCCGACAAGTATCAATCTTTCTACAATTCAATTAATTATAAAAACAATATCCATCGCTGGAACTTTATTTATGGGAACAATTCTAGTAGATAAAATAAAAAATAATAAGATAAAAAATGAAAACATTATTTAGATCAAGAAAGTATAAAATTTTAGGTGGAGTTTGCGGAGGCATAGCCGAATATTTTAATGTGGATCCAATTCTGATCAGATTACTTTATTTAATAACAGCCTTTTTAACTCCTTGGGCCATTGCTGTTTATCTAATTGCTTGGATCGCCATACCTCGAGAAGTTATATCCATCTAACAGAATGGAGATCTAAAAGTTTCTTCCCGCCACCATAACTTATGGAGCTTTGTAAGCATTCTGTTAGATAATCCATATATTCCAACATGGTTATATTTTTCAACTTGTTTAATTTAACCGTTCCCTCTATACGATTTATCTTATTTCCTTGACGTGAGGAAGCACTACCATAAAACTCTCTATATTTAACATCGTCTATTTCAACTATTCTACCAGGAGAATCCAAGAATGATGATAACATTCCTCCAACCATAACCATAGAAGCTCCGAGCACTATCGACTTGGTTATATCTGCTGGATATCTTATGCCGCCATCAGCTATGATAAGTTTTTTTGTTACTTGTGAGCATTCATTAATAACAGCGGCTTGCATATTTTTGCTACCAAACCCAGTTGTTGGGGCTGTCGTGCAGGCGCTGCCAGGCGATACACCCACCTTTATAGCATCAGCCCCCCAGTTGTCTAGGTCAGCTGTTGCGTCAACGCTAGCCACATTACCTGCTATGATAAAAGTATCTTTTAGATTTTCTTTTAAAAATTTCAACATCTTTTTCATCTTTTTACAGTGTCCATGAGCGATATCTATTGTTATATAGTCTGGTGCAAGATCTTCATCAATCAAATTACTTACTATGTCATATGAATCCTGATTTACCCCTATGGATATTGATGTAATAAGATTTTCTTTTTTCATATTGATAATGAATTGTTTAGGATCTACTCCAAATCTGTGCATTATATAAAAATATCCATTGAGGGCCAGTTTTTTTGCAAGCTCTTCATTTATAACAGCTTCCATATTTGCTGGTATAATAGGATTTTTAAAAACAAATTTTCCAACTCTTATACTTGTATCGCATTCTTGTCGAGAATCAACCGTGCTATATTTTGGTATCAAATTAATATCATCAAAATCGAATTTTCTATTCATATATTATTTCTTTTTTTTTGTAATAGTTAGTTTGTTTTTTTATGAAAGTTTTTTGAAAAAAAAATATTTATATATAATAGTTGAAAAAAAAAATTATTAGATATGGTTAAATCTTTTCTTTCTTATATAAAAGAGGCCAACGACTATGTTATTTATCGCGTTGGGGATAATGTTCAATGCTATGGTGAAATGGATAGTATTAATTTTAATGGCGAAATTGGTACAATAATTGAAGATGCGGGGCAAAATTGTTTGATCAGGTTTCCGACCAGATTTAATTCCAATTTACATAATGGTAACGGAAAAGATCCATCTAATAGTTCTTATTATGTTCGAAAAAATTTATTGAGATTGATCAATGATGATAAAATTAGAATATTTTTATCTAACGAATTAGTTGGATTGTTGAAAAAAATGAAAGATTGTAAATTGGCCGAATTATATTTGAGCTTATTAAATGGAGTAGATAAAGAATATGTAAAAGATGATTATGTAGATTTTCTAGACATAGAAAATGATAAGACCATATCATTTCTAAAAAAGAAGTGGTGGGCTGAAGAAGCAGCCAAAATGTTCAGCAAAAGACGAGATAAACAAAGAATAAATAGAGTCATAAAACTCATATTGAAAGATGATTATGTTGACTCGATCATAAAACAAACTGATGTCGAACTATTTATGAACACACTAAACGCCATATTCAAACCATGTGAGGTTTTGGAGCTTCGTGGCGAAGACATGTTAAGGGCATTTAATTTTACAAATGAGTTGGATTTGAGAAAGTTTTCAGCATCTTGCGCCAATTATACTGGTGGTAAAAAAAATACTGAAAATTTTAAAATCTACACCGATAATCCAAAAAATATGGCAGCTATCGTGACATATGAATTTGGTAAAATAACAGGTAGAAGAACCATACAACAAGGACCTGTGACGAGATCTCCAAACGAGGAGGACATAGGCAAAATATATACATTCATTGGTAATTTCTATGGAGAAAATGGTGGTGGTTCGAAATATGATTTGGCAATATTGAAATATATAAAAGAAAAATATCCATTTTCTGGTATGTCCACAGAAAAAAGAGGAATAACGATATTAATTGAAAACACTAGATTTCCACATTATCCGCCATTTGATGACATGAGGGTAAATTTCAAAACAAATGAAATGGGTTGTGTTGGGGGCGAAGAATGGCGAGATGCTTATGGGGCACGTTGTCCAGAAAAATATCTAACAAACAAAGATGTATCAAAGGATTATGGTGAGACTGTCTATGTCTATGATGATGATGATGATGACGATGGTTATTATGATGGAGATGATGATTATGTCGATGATGATGATTATTAAAAAGGTATAAAAATTATGAAATATTTAAAGATATACGAACAATTTGATTTCGAAGATCTTTCAGACGAAGAGATCTTTGGTAGAGAGCCAAAAAATTTCGAAATAGGCGATGTTGTTCATTTTACAAGAACGAGTTCAGTGAGATGGAATACGGAAAAATTACAAAAGAATAAACCGTTGTGGTTAGATAGTACATTTTTTTCTAAAGAAAAATGGTTTGTTGTAACAGCAATAGGTCGTGTTGAAGATATGGATTTTATCAAGATTGTAGCATATAATAAAAAAACAATTGGGAATCATCCGTATCAATTTTTCTGGTATGATGCTGACGCTTTTGAAAAGGTATAAAAATTATGAAATATTTAAAGATATACGAACAATTTGATTTTGAGGATTATTATGAAGTTTTGAAAAGAGAGACTAAAAAAGAAATTATTTTTTTAACGTCTCATAAAAATCTCCGATCTTTATCTCTTTGATTTCCATAGTGTTCTTATTCTTTATAACTATTTGAGTATCAAACGATTCGCATTTACCCACATTTGTTTCCCCCATTAAAACATTAAAAGTCCCTTTATCCCATCCACCACCAAGCAATAAATCAACATTTCCCCAACCAGATGATATTTTATTTACGGAGACTTCTTGTTTGTGAGACTCGGGATCATCAAAATCGGCTCCTAGATCTTCATCATCATCTTCTATGATAGACAAATTATTGTATATGGATTTAACTTGCGCCAGTACATCAGAAGCATTATTATAGTCTATTCCCTTTAAATTTCTTATTTTTTCAATGCTGTCATAAGCTGTGTTTTTCAATAATTTTTGAAGTTTCCAAGCTTTAAATTTGTCTTCTAACCACTCGGGATCATGTGAGCTATTGTCGTTTTTTAAAACAGCTTTTATTATATTATTTGATATTTTTTCCTCTGGATCACGAAGTTTTATCATAGCCAATATTTGCTGCGGAGCAGGAACTCTTTTTGATTTGCTTACCAAATATTCATCCCGCACGGTTTTATATATGAATTGTATGTCTTCATTATCAAAAAAGGTCGGTTCTATTTTATAGAATTGTGTTGGATGATCCAATATCCAAGTAAAGAAAAATTTTTCCATTTGAGAGTTCATTACCTCCATATTCTCATTTGCCATATTTTAGAAATTATTTTTTAATATATAGATTCATTGATATTAAAAGTTTTTTAATTATGAGACATTTAAAAGTATACGATGAATATTTAAAAGAGGAAAAAAGTTGGTTCAATTTTTTAAAAAAACCAACGAAATATAAACCAATTCCAATTGACGAAAATGATCCTTGGGGTGAAGATACTCATAGAGAATATACTTTTGGTGATTGGTTTAAAAACAATCGATCAAAAATAAAAAATTCTAGATTTCCTTTTTTAATAAAAACAATTGACTGCTCTCAAAGTATGATAACCAGTCTCAAAGGAATCGAGAAATTAATAAATCTTAGTTCTTTGACCTGCGCAGGAAATCTATTAAGTGATTTAAAGGGAATAGAAAATTTAAAACATCTGGAAATTCTATGGGTCTATGACAACAAACTGAAAAGTATAAAAGAAGTGAAAAATTTAAAAAATTTAAAAGAATTTTCTTGTTCTGGCAATCTATTAACAAGTTTAGAGGGAATAGAGAATTTGATAAATCTTGAAAGATTATATTGCTATCTAAATCCAATAACTTGCGTCATTGGTATAGAAAAATTGAAGAATCTTCAGCAACTATATGCGTTTGGTGGCACTATGTTTTCAGAAACATATAAAGAATATTTGAAAAAATATTGTAGGAAAAAAAATATAGGATATATAATATGAAAGTTAAAAAGATAAAAGATTTTAAGAGAAAAAACGTTTTAATATTTTCTGGATCGGCACGTTATAGAAATAATTGCCCTGGACAAGATAGCAAGACATTACAAATGATAAAGAGTTTGGATTTTCCAGATTTCGATTTTGAAATTATAGATTTGTCAATAAAAGATGAAGATCCTATCATTCAACCTTGTAAAGGATGCATTTCAACGGCCGGTGGAGCGCACTGTCATTGGACTTGTATAGGTGGTGATCAAAGAGTACAGACTGAATACGGATATAAAGAAATATCGCAGATTATAGAAAATGACATCTTATCTACCGGTTTGGTTGAAAAATCTTGGAATACTTCACCGAAAGAAAATATATATGAAATTGTTTTAACAGATGGAAGAAGATTAAAATGTACTAAAAATCACTATATAAAAACTTTAAGTAATAAAAGAATTAGAACGATTAATAGTTTATGGAAATTTTATAGAGAAGAAGAATATAAAAAACTAGAAGATATCAAAATAGGTGATTTTATGCCTGAACCAATTTTAGGAGGGAAATTTAAAGTTGGCGGAGAATATGATGAAAAATATTTTTTGATGGCGGGATTGATTTGGGGAGATGGAACATTTTGTAATGATAGTTTAATATTATTTTATGATAATATAACAGAACCAGAACACGGTAAAAAAATACAAGAATTTTTTTCAGATTATATAATTAGTATAAAGGAGCATAAAACTAATATACAAGACGATTATATTAGAGAAGGATTTAGAACAAAATGTGAAATGATGAAAATAAATTTTGGTGCTAAAAATGGTAGGATTATAAAAAATATGGGATTTATAAAAAATTCCTCACATACTAGGAGATTGCCAGAAATACTGTTCAATTCTAATGAAATGGAATTGGGTTATTTTTTTAATGGCTGGTTTTCGACTGATGGATCAGTAAATAATAAAGGAATATCACTTTATAATGTGAGTTATGAATGTTTAAGAGATGCCCAATTATTATTGTTTAAGATGGGCATTAAATCTAGTGTTTATGATATGAGAAAACACAAAACAATTGTGCGAGGAAAGGAATTAGAAAGGGCATCAATGTTATCAATAACAGGACATGATAATTTAATTTTATATAAAAATAAAATTGATTTTATTAATCCTTATAAAAAAAACCAATTAGATAAAATATTATCGGTTAAAACAAAAAGAATGAAAAACAAACCGCCTAAAGTAAAGGAAATAAATTATATTGGCGAAGGCCCGGTTTATGATTTAACTATATCTGGGACACACGAATTTATAACCGAAGGGATATTGGTTCATAATTGCGATTGTTATAAAAAAGATGATAAGGAGCATCCAGATTTTATGTATGAAAAAAATATCTATGAAAAATTGGAAAAATGCGATGCTTTTATGGTTATAACTCCAATAAACTGGTGGAGCGTTCCAACACAAGTAAAAGCGTTGTTTGATAGACTGACATGTGCATCTTTAACCATGACAACCGAGCAGGCTAAGAAAATTTTTGGCGAAAAAAATGTTAAAGATCCAGATGTGACAAAGCCTTTTTCAGAAACAGAAGAGTTCAAAAAAATAGCTAAGAATCATTTGGAAGGAAAGGTCGCTGGATTTTTTATTCATGGTGATGATGGGGCAGATGATTATGTGGATAAAAAAATACCAGATTCATATAAAAAATATAAACAAGGAATTTGGGAAGATCCAAAAAGTGCCATAATGCCGATAGTTTGGCAATGTAGATATATGGGTATAGATGTTCCAGATGATTTAATAGAATCTTTCTATATGAATGAAGAAATAAGTTATAGCGAAGCCAATGATAAATACGAAAAAGGAAAACTTGATTTCGCAGTTGATAAAATGAATAATTTTGTAAAAAAAGTATATAATTACATAAAATGATAGAATATAAGATGTCAGCGGAAAACAGAAAGATATACTCGGATAATATAAATCGAGTTTTATTTCCTATGTATAGAAAAATGGGCAAATTGAAAAGATTGAGCCCCCATAGTATGTTTGGAGTAGTTGACACTGGATATGATTTACCAAGTGGAACAAGATCTTATGATTTTTATAATGGAAAAGATCCATATTGGTCTTTTTTGAATTATGTTAATACCAACATGCGTTCTTTCGCTGTTATTATGAAGCATTATAATGAAATGAATGATGAAAAAATATATAACGTGGACACCGCAGATAAAGTCACAAAAGTAAATAATTTTATAAATGAATATGCCGAAGAAATATTCAAACCGAGCGATGGTGTGTTTCGAGATTGTTTGTGGGATATACTTGGAAAAATATCAACGACTAGATTTTATGGAGATTATGCCGAAGAAATAGCCGCTAGATTGTTGACAGAGAAATATAATATGGAAAATGTGGATAAAAGTGTTCCTGGCGATAAAAGAGATGCTTTCTATGGAGTTGATATAACATTTGACTTTAAAGGTAAAAATCAAACAGCTCAATGTAAGATTTATAACAATACTGGTTTAAAATTAGAAAATGGCGGTTATCTATTTAGTGGTCCAGCAATTACAAATTATAAAAACATAGATTATTTTATTTTTGTGAATATGAATATGAGACATTTCTACATATTTCGCACAATTAGTAAAGCCACAGGCGATAGAATAGAAATAAATGAAAATGGATACTTTTTTAAAGAATCCCTAAAAGTAGATGATGGAAGATATGAATATTGAAACATACATATTACAACATGCTTTTGAATTAAAGTTTCATGAGTCTAGGGATGATTATTTTGAATTTTTTCGAAATAAACTCGAAAACTCTTATATAAGATGTAAGCTCATTTCAGGTGCACGAGAAATAGAAGAGCACGGTAAAATAAAAAAAGTTACAATCAATCCAATAGATACAAGATCCATTGCGATTTATATAATTATGGATAATGGTGATGAGGGATATATACATGTTTATGAACCAATTGTAATATCAAAGAAACCGTTCGAAAAAATTATAAAATTTGATTCAGAAGATGATCCATTTGGTGAAGATGCAGAATGGCATTGGGGTGAAATAAAAGAATCGAACCATACAATAGAAAATTTTACTATTGGCGATATAGTAAGACTGGATAGGAATACAAAAGAATATAAAGAACTTTATCCACATCGCAGATATTTTTATGAGGTAGGAGAAGACGAATTTGGAGTTGTGGAAAGGGTTCTATATAACGAAAATTTTATTATAGTTAAATGGGGAAGTGGATATTCAAATGCCTATAGATCAAATGAACTTATTATTGATATAAAAAAAGAAAAAAGAAAACAAAATTTAGAAGATGATCCTTGGAATGAAGAAGATTGGGGATATGAAGAAATAAAAGAAAAAAATCATATGAAAAATTTTAGAATGTTTATAAACGAAAATTATACTTTAACCATCGCTGATGGAGAAAGTGATTCTGAAGCCGTGTGGCTCGAAGAATGTGATGTGTCTGATATCTGGTCTGATTATAAAAGTGAAAAGATAAATGAAAACAATTTCATCAACACTTATAATAGAAGACTCGTTGGGAAGAAAGATAAGCTCGTAAAAATTGGAGTTAAATGTTGGAATGAATTAGCTAAATTGATAAGAGAAGGAAATGATGATATGATGAAATATTTAGATGACATTTATGATTGGGCCGATAAATACGGAGTTAAAATAATATCAAAGAAAAATGATTGATGTCAAAAAACTTTTTGTGAAATATCATGGTTATGTTGAATGTCTACATATAGCTAAGATTTTGGCTAATATGGGATTTAAAGTTTATGGATACAATTTCACATTTAAGAGTCATTTGATTGATTTATATATGGATTATAAGGGATTATATTTTAAATATGATGAAAAGTTTGAAACGCCATATTTTACTCTGATAGATGATGATTCAATTGAAGGATATAAAACTATTGAATATGAAGATTTTATAAAAATTATTAAAAAAGATTTTCCAGAATTCATGGCAAAAAAATTAAAAAGAAAAATAACTGAAGATGATCCTTGGGGCGAAGATTCTACATTTGAAAAATTTAATATATACAATCATATGATAACAAAATTTCAAATATTCGAGAAAAGATTTCATCCGGCCGTGGGTGAATATTATCAAATAAATTACTGGGTTACAGGAGAAGTTGCGCCTGTTAAAATTTTAAAAGTCAATCCGAATAATACTTATTTGGTTGGATTTGATGTTGAAGGAAGCTCGGTCCGAGGAGCTCCGAATGTCGTTATAAAAAATTCTGATATTGTTGCTCCATATAAACCAATAAGAAGTCCGGTTGGATCAGGGTTTATATCAACGAACACGAATATGAGTATACGTCAGGTGCATCAAGTTTCAAATGATATGTACTTGTAAATCAAATAATTAACTATCTTCTCCCCAAGGATCATCCAATTTTTGCTCTTCTGGTAAATCTTCTATCGCAAAATATATATCATTGAATATTTTCTTTAAAGTGGACTCTCTTCTTCTTTTACAATATTCATATGGCTGTAATCCAATTTTTGGTCCAGTATCGTTGAAACTATCTATAATATGATCTCCGCGTAAAACAATGGCATCATAAAGCATAAATTGGTATTCTTTTTCAGAAACATATTTAAAAATATAAATATCATAATTCTTATGATGACAAAGGGCATATGTTGAATAATCGGTAGATTTGCCATAAGCGGCTTTAAACTCTATATTTGGAAAATCTCTTATTATTTCAAATCCAGCAGCATTTAGAATCTCGGTTTCAAAATCATTGAAATATGGTCGTTCTTGATTATTTTGAATTCTCCTTTTACGAATTTCATCATCTGATGGCATGAATTTGAACTGTTCGAAACTCTTCATTTTAAATTTTCATTTTTCTTTATATATTAAAAAAATAATTCATTTTTTTAACTGATGAGTTCTCTCAGATTTCTATTAAATATTTCTTCTATTTCTTTTTTATATTTTATTGGAAAATTTATTGAATCGTGAACAGTAAACAAATTAATTTTTGGATATTTTTCATAAATTTCTTTAATAACTTTTCCGAAAATAAAATCGCTTTCCATTCTTTGTAGTCTATGACTCAGAAATCTATAATCCTCTTTCTCCTTTTTATATTCTAGTATATACTCATAGATTTTAGGGAAGACCCCTTTAAATATCTTATTTTCAGTTGTTTTCAATCCATTTTTACCGAAAAGCACTTTATATATAATGAGTTTTATTTCTTTTCTATTCAAATTTTTAAATTTATCTTGAAAATAATCATAGAACAAACCATTCTTTGTCAGCTCGATATATTTTCTTATTTCTTCATCTGATGGATCCATTTCTTCTTGTAAGAGAACTCCGAGAAAAAGTGGTTGTGAATTTCTAATATCAAGCTCCATTATATCCGAGCTGCCAATCATTAAAAATTTTTGTCTTATTTCTCTTTTTAATATAGTAAAATTTGTGTGAAATCTACCATATTCATCAAATTTAAAGAATAGATGACCATTTTTTATACCTTCTATACTATTTAGATTTTTATAAAATTTGTTGCTATCAATTTGTTTTGTTTCTTTTAGAGATTTCAAATATTCTATAGATTTTTTATAATCTATTTTAACTTTATAGATATCATCCACTAGTTTCTTTCTTATATCTGGTGATATAGGAGATAAATTATGGCTCGTTATAGATTCTTCAATAAACTCTTTTGAGTATTTTTTTAACAATATTTTATCATATATCGAGCATTCTTTAATGCTATCTGGATCAAAGGGATTGATTTTATAAGTTTTAGATTTTTTACCAGCATAATAGTTCGATACTAGTGTAATGAAACCATCTTCAATTAAATAATCAATATATTTGGAATAGTCCATGCCATATTTTTTCCTCAGTATGAGACTCCACAGATTAAAATTATTTTCATTGAAGACCGAAAGCTCGACATCTTCAACAAAATAATGTTTTAAGATTAACTCATGTATAATATTGATGAGATAGGCTGTTTTTAGACTACTATCTTTATATGAAATTTTACTGGTTTTGGTCAAATATTCATATTTCTGTGGTATAAATTGGTGAATCTGATTAATCATATTTCATATCTTGTAAAGAAAAATCATAAAAAGTTTTTTAATATATAGAACAAAATTTAAATAATTTTAAATGAATATTCTCAAATTCAATACTTTTAATTCTGTAAATGAGCAAGATGATAATGGTTTTTATGTCGGGCAAAAAGTTTCTTTAAAAGAAGAATTGATAGGTGGTTACTCAGCATATTTTACTAGAAGAGTTATAAAAGATAATGATGGGACCATTGTTCGTATTAACTTTAATATGGAATATCCATTAATTATCGACTGGGGAGATGATTCTGTTGCCAATTATCGTGTGAGTGAAATAATACCAAAGGGAATGAAAATAAAAAGAAAACAAAATCTAAAAGACGATCCTTGGGATGAAGAAAATTGGGGGCATGAATTTGTGAAAGAAAATCATAAAAAGTTTTTTAATATATAGAACAAAATTCAATAATTGAATGGTTAATTCTTTTTATGTCGGGCAAAAAGTTTCTTTAAAAGAAGAATTGATAGGTGGTCGCTCAGTGTTTTTTAGTAGAAGCGCTATAAAAGACAACGATGGAACTATTGTTGATATTAATTTCAATAATGAATATCCATTAACTATCGACTGGAAAAACTCCAAGGATGTTGATTACACAAAATGTTATCGTTATGGGGTAGATGAAGTTGTACCAAAGGGGATGAAAAGAAAACTGAATTCGGATGATCCCTGGGGAGAAGAGAATTGGGGATGGGAAGAAGTGAAAGAAAATAATAACTATAAAGGTTTCAATATTGGAGATGAAGTTTTTGTACATGGGCACATGTCCAACATTCACTTTACTGGTCAAAAAGGAACTGTAATAAAGATTTTTGATTATTCAGATAGAATTTTAGTTAAATTTCCAGAACGATTTGATGACAATTTACACGATGGAAATGGAGATGATGAAACAAATAGTTCATATTATATTGATTATGAACTTTTAACATTAGCCGACAATAAAAAAAGAAGAAGAAAACAAAATCTAAAAGACGATCCTTGGGATGAGGAGTATTGGGGATGGGAATTTAAAAGAAAAACCAATCCAGATGATGATCCTTGGAATGAAGAAGACTGGGGATGGGAGGAAGTAAGTGAATCTAATAAATTTGATAATTTAATTGATTATTATATACCTTTTAAAACGAAAGAAGAAATGATCACAATAGCTAAAAAATTGGATGAGTTGGAATATATTGTTGCAAATTATAGAGAAGTTATTGTTGGAGTAGGATTTGATAATCCAGGACACAAGGTTTATTGTTACCATAAAGGAAAATTTATGAGGGCGACAATAGATTTTGCTAATTATAATAATAAAAAAAAATTGAGCCTTGAAGATCTCATTGGGTTCAAAAAAGGAAAAAGAATAACTAATCCAGATGTTGATCCTTGGAATGAAGAAGACTGGGGATGGGAAGAGATAAAATAATTTTTAAACCATTCCATTTTTTCTCAATATATTAGTAAAAATAATTTTTTCAAAAATGCTTTACGACGCTAGAAAACAAAAAAGAAAATTTAGATTAACATTCTATATTATTTTATTTTTTCAAAAAAACTGGAAAATTCTTTTAAAAGTTTTATTGGTATTATCTATTTTTTCTATTATATTCTTACCGACATTATCTGGTAACATAATCGGCAATTGGATAAAAGATTTTTTTGGAACAATTATCAATATATTGAAAACTATATAGTTATGAGTGAAATTAACAGCGAATTACCTACAGCGAGCGATATGGGTATAAATGATGAATTTGTTTATGCCGCCAAAATTGTAAAGGCTTTATCTAAAATCGATTTTTCAAAACCATGTGAAAGAGATGAAGCAATAAGAGCAATTGAAAAAACTTTTTATGAATATAAGGATAAAATATTAAAAAAATAAAAATTTTATATGATAGTTGATGTTAAAATATTTAATAAGAGCCCAAATGAATTGCCTAAATACGCAAAACTAGGTGATGCTGGTTTCGATCTAAGAGCGGATCTCAGTAGAATAACAAAAAAATCAGACTTGGTTGGTAATGGAAATTATTCTCTAAAACAAAATGAAAATGAAAACTATATCATCCTATATCCAAAAGGCAGAATAGTCATACCCACTGGAATACATGTCGCCATACCCGAGGGGTATGAAATACAAGTGAGACCACGTAGTGGCTCGGCTATAAAATATGGTATCAGCGTTTTAAATTCGCCAGGCACAATAGATACTGGTTGGAGGGATGAGATTGGGGTGATTTTATTAAACACAAATGATGTCGAATTCTTCATTTATCAAGGAGATAGAATCGTACAAGGTGTCTTGAAAGAAGTCTGCTATTGTAATTGGATTGAAGTAGAAAATGAAGAAGAGCTGGGCGAGACAGAAAGAGGGAAAGGTGGATTTGGCCACACAGGTAAAGAATGAAAAATATGAGAAAAGATAAAAATTACTACATAAAAGAAATAGAAGTCGAAGAGTGGTTGTCTATTGATGAAGGAATTCAAAAACATAGATTTAATGATAGAATCGAATATAAAAAGAATTACGAGCTTCATCGCGAGGATGGTCCAGCTGTAGAATATTTTGATAACATCGGAAATCAATATTATCTAAATGGAAAGAAATATACAGAAGATGAATGGAAAAATATACAAAAAGATAAAATTATGGGATTGATTATATCATCGTAAAGACATATAATTATAATTCAATCTTATAGCGTTATCCAAACAATGTTCTTCTATTTGATTAGCATAATTTCTATCAAAATTATTTGATACGGCGTCGAGTTCTTGTAAATCTTTCAGCTCTTTTATTTCGTCTATATTGTTCAATTTATTATGGCTAACATCCAATATACCTAAACTAAAACATTTTGTTAAATGCTTTAAAGTGGTTATTTCATTATAAGAACAATCCAAATTGAATAAACTATAAGAATCTTCTATTCCACTAAGATTTTCTAGTTTATTATGCGAGCAATCAACATAATCCATATTTTTGCCTTTTAACCAATGTAATGATTCTATTGAGTTATGCGAGCAATCTAAAATCGCTAAATTCTTTAAATGTTTTAAATAATATAAATTTTTTATGTTGTTATATTGACAAGCCAAACTTTTCAAATTTGTGAGATTTTGAATACCGTCTAAAGAATCAATATTTTCTCTCGAACAATCTATAAAAGATATTTTATTCCAAAACGATTTATCAGGATATTTTTTCTTTATGAATTTCATTAAACTGTTATCTTCTGGCTCAGCAAATTTAAAAGTATAGTTCTCTATTTTAGGAGATTTCATATTAAAAATATATATCAGATCATCAACACAATCCTCGATAAAAAGGCTATCATTAGAGATAATGTTATTGTTATATTTTTCTCCCCCTTTAACAACAAAAACATTTACTTTATGCTGGTTAATTATAACTTTTTCTTTAGTATTTATATTATGAATTTCAATATAATTTCCATAATCTTTTATGACATCATTGATAAAATTCCTTAGAGTGTTTATATCTTCTTTACAAATATACCAAGCTCCTTTCAAGTTAAAAACTTTATTTTTTCTAAAATACTGCATAACTGGATCATCTTTATGGGGTGGCAATAAAAGTTGTCCGGATTCATATACCCGATTCGATTTTAATTCACTAACAAATTTAGAATATGGACCTAACATATTACATATATATTCTATTTAAAAAATGAATTTTTTATTCTTCTTCTCCCCAAGGATCATCCTCTGGACTCAAATTGCTTTTTTTTCTTTCTGTTTTATGATAAATGGTGTTATCAAAATTATTATCAATATATCTCCTTAAAATAACCTCGTAATATTTCGTGTTTGAAAACATCCTATCTTTCATTTCTTCGTAATATTTCTCAGTGGATAATTGAGCAAAGGATGTTGCAACACCGTCTTCATAACGAATTTCGAATAAACCATAAGGTTCTTTAGTAACTTCATCGAAGCCTCCACCATCTTCTTTTAAAGTTCTATTATAACTATATCCACATTTACTACAAAAAATATATTCTTCATCGCTTTTGTAGTAATATTCATCAAAGCACTCGCTTTCACATCTCGGACAAGAATAATCATATGATATAACGCTTCCCATATCTTTTTTAATAATTAACTTTCATTAAAGATGTTTCATATAATAAATCATGTTTTATAACATAATCTAATATGTTATCTACCTGCTTTTCAGTTAGATGTTTATTGGCTGCCACTGCCATAGCATAGGGAATTTCTCCGTCCTCACCCATATAGACAGAAATGATTTTTTTATCATATATTTTTAAGTTCTCTAAAATTTCATCCATATCGAGATCTTTAACGTAATCTCTATACGCGAAACCATAAAAAATTATATCATCGAACATAATCATAAGTGCAAATTTAATAAAAATATTTTAATATATACAAATAATAAATAAAAAAAAATGATATCAAATGAAAAAATTTAATGAATTTCTATTAGAGAATTTAAAATGGAAAATGAGAGATAGAGGCAGATATTTAGAAACCGAAGCACCCGATTTTAAATGGTGAGAAATTTCTGGATCATTGTGTGGAATTGGGCGCTGACGTAGATAGTAAAGATTACAATTAAAAAAAAATATTAAAAAAATGGATTCACAGACATTCAAAAAGTTTTTTGAAAACTCTAGCACATATCATTCTTTTACAGATATTTTAAATTTGGCAAAAGAAACATCAGATTATATCTACAACAACGATATAATAAAAAGTAAGTTGTTCAACTCCTTTAAAGAAACCGATAAAGGATTTCAACTCATTTTTGATAGAGTAGATAAAGATGATATATTTATAGACGCTAGCAAAAAGACAATTAAAGATAAAGAAGGAATAGATATAAATTTAGATAAAGCCTATAGTGACATCGAAGATTTATATAGAGATATCAAATTGGAATTTTATGTAAATATAAAACAGATGAACGAAGGATTAAAAACCTTTGAAAAGTTCGCTGGAAATAAAATAAAAACTTTCTCTGAAATGTCTTTGATAAATGAAAAATTTACAGAAGAGTTTGATATGAAACTATCAGATGATTATAAATCTTTAAAGAAAGGAATTTTAGAATTAATTGATCAAACATTAAAAGGTGATGTTACAAAAATACAAAAATTTATCAATGATTATATTGAAGAAGACTCGGAAGAGGTCTTGGATGGTTTCATCGAAGACGCGGACATATTCGATACCTATTTGAAATACCAATCGGATATAGACGAATTGCTTGATGAAGAATTAAATTATTTTAATGATGCTCCAACAGAAATTGGATTATATAATTATGTTGTTCGCGGAACATTTGAAGCAGTTGTCTATTGTATGAAATTAATAAAAGAAGAATTATTTGGAAAAGAAGAAAATGAATAGAATTAAACTATACGAACAATTTGATTTTGAGGATCTCTCGGATGAAGAGCTCTTTGGTAAAAAAACTGCACCAGAAGTTGGAGACAGGATTTTAATTTTAGATACATTAAGATATTACGTTATTCGACATGAATGGGATAAAAATATGTTAGAGATCATAGGAAAAGAGACCTATATCACTGAAATTTATCATAATAAATATTATATAAGAGAAGGTTGGTACGTTTATAGAGATTGTTTTGAAATAATTTAGAAAAAATATGAAACATTTGAAACTATACGAACAATTTGATTTCGAAGACCTATCTGACGAGGAGCTTTTTGGTAAAAAAACTGAACCAGATATTGGAGATAAAATTTTAATTTTACCGAATTTAAAAGATTATATTTATGAATACAATTGGTCTGAAAAGATGTTGGATTTTATAGGAAAAGAATTTTCTATTACTAAAATAGTATTAAAAAATGATTATATAAGTCTTTATAATCAAAATAGATATTATATAAGAGATGGGTGGTTTATTTTTAGAGATTGTTTTGAATTAATTTAGAAAAGATATGAAGCATTTAAAATTATATGAGCAATATGATCTCGAAGATCTCTCAGATGAAGAGATTTTTGGTGAAGAAGTGAAAAGAAATATGTTCAAAGCTAAAGAAGGATACTATGCTATTGAATTGAAAAGAAATATGAGAGGCGAAAGACTTTATTTATATAAAGATTTTGAGTGGATTGATGTTGAAACTTATAATAAACATATTGTGAATGATTATCCGTTCTTTAACTTTGATGAATTAAATGATGATGATGAAATAATGATATATAATGATGGAATTTGGAATAAGCATAGAAAAAAAGATCTTCCAGAAAATATAAAAAAAGAAATAAATGATTTAAATTTTTTATGAGACACGTAAAACTATATGAACAATATGATTTCGAAGATCTCTCGGACGAGGAGCTTTTTGGGACAAATAGAGGACCTTATGACAATATTTTAGAATATGGTGAGAATGGACAGGAATTTAAAGCCGGTGATAGAGTTGTTTTAAAAAAAGATCAAAACCGACATTTAAGAGAAGGCGAGATAGGAACTGTAGTTTGTTGTTCTGCTGACGATTACTTGATTTGTTTCGATTTTTATACATATGGGCATGAAGGAAATCCAGATGAAACTTATAATATACCCAGTGGTCACGGCTGGTATGTTCAAGAAAAATATTTAGAAAAGATATGAAACACGTAAAACTATATGAGCAATTTAATTTTGATGATTTTTCGGACGAGGAGCTTTTTGGTGGACCAGAGAAAGATCTAAATTTGATGGCTACCGCTGATGATGATGGTAACAATAGTTACTATGTTGTTAAAAAATCTTATAAGAAAGATCATTATGTCATTTTATTTGATGATGAATCCAATGTGGAGATTGAAGACGCTCTATTTGGAAACATAGATCCTCCACCTCCATTAGAAAATAGTAAAATTTCCGTTTTTGTAAATAGTAGAGGATTCGATGAATATAAATGGAAAGATCTACCTAAAGAAATAAAAGATAGAATAAATATTTAATATATAATAAAAAAAAAATTAAAAAAATGAAACATTTAAAGCTTTTCGAATATTTTGAAAAAAGAAATGAGGAGGAAGAATCAAAAAGAGATCTTCTTTATTTCTCATTTGATATAGATGATAATTTACTTCATATGCCAACAAGAATACATATGGAACATCTAGTGGATGGCGAGTGGGTAGTCGAGCCTGTTGACACAGATAAGTTTGCGATAGTTCGTAAAGATAAAGAAAATTGGAGATATGGACCAGGTGATGAATCATTTGTTGAGTTCAGAGATTGGGGGCCAAGAGGAAAAGATACTTTTATGCATGATTTTAAAAAAGCCGTGTATGATGGCAAATTTGGTCCATCTTGGAAAAAATTTATAGAATGCTTGGTAAATGGAAACATATTTTCAATCATAACATCTCGAGGGCATTCACCAATTAATGTCAGAAGAGCTATAGAATGGTTAATATATGAATATGGATTAAATAAATTCAAAAAACTTAATATAAAAAATGTTGATAATCAAGAAGATTTCGAAGAGCAAATGACAAATAATCTTTTAGAGTATCACGAGCTTTTTGGAACGGATCCAGATTATGTCATTGATCAATACCTTGATCTTTGTCCGATATATACAATATCATCACCTGAGTTCAAAGAAAGATTTCCAGGACTAAGTGCAGAGGAAAGTAAAAAGGTCGCCCTTAGAGATTTCAATAAAATAGTGCATGAATACGCTAATATATTGGGAGTTACTGCAAAATTAGGATTTTCTGATGACGATCCAGCATTTGTGAAAGCAGCCGCTGATGAGTTTTCAAAATTGAGAGATGATTTCAAAAACGTAGATTATTCTGTTTTTGATACAGGCGGAAGACAGATGAAAAAATTTATGTAATCTTTAAAACAATTTTGTTTTTGTCGTCTATATTTTAAAAAAGAAATTAAATATGGAAGATTTATTTTTTGGTCTAATTGAAAAATACGGAGAGAAAGGTTTGCTAGATCTCTATGTTGAAAAAACAAGCAAATTAAATTCTTCATTAATGCGTCACAAGACATTGGATAAAGATAAAGATTATTTAGAATATGTCACATCATATAACAATATCTGTAAAGAAATAGCTGATGTTCAAATATTTACAGAAGCGATTGAATTTTTATTCAATAATTTCGAAATAAATAAACATTATGATAATTTGAGAGAAATGTATGATTCAACATATTTCAGATAATGTATAAAGTTTCTGGATAGTTATAATCCAAATCTTCCTTTTGTTGAATTGTAATTTTGTAAAAAATCATTTGAAGACAAATTCGTGTTATATATAGACAAACAAGATATATAACCATTATAATAATTATGACCAGGATAAAAGTAATGTCCGATTCTTATCGGATCAGTATTCGATGCCAATGTGCCAGAACCAACTGGCCCACCTGATACCTCATATCCATTCAAAAATAATCTTCCACCAATAACACTATCATACGACCAACCTATATTATACCAAGTATTTAATTCCAAAGCAGGACTCATTGGTGAAACAGGACCCCATGTCCCACCTCTATTAGCACCAAAATCAATCATTCTAGTATAAGGAGCCGATTTATAAAAATAATTAACAAAATTCGAATTCGATGTTGTTCCATTTTGACACTTTGATATGTGATGACTAGCATAACCAGTTGGAGTTGATATATTATAACACCAAAAAGAAATTGATATTTTTGATGTCAAATTTAAATTTGTAGTTCCACTGATTGATACATGACCATCAGAACCATTAAATAAAAATTTTCCTTCATTTTCACTATAATATGTTGCGCCTGTTATTGTTCCATCATAACCATTTCCGCTCAAATCATACCAATCATTTCCACTTCCAGAATAACTCTTTGAATTGGCTGCGTCCACATAAAGAATCAAATTGTTAGTTACTATATTCGGTCCAGCGTATATTGACATTTTTTGAATATTTTTTTATAATCCAAATCTTCCTTTTGTAGAATTGTAATTTTGAAGAATTTCAGAATCGGATAAGACTTTATTGTAAATTTGAACAGAACTTAGATAACATGGCGTAAAATAAGAAGTTCCACCTCTACTTAAAATATAAAGTATTCTATTTCCAAAATTTGATGTGTTATTGTTTGAATAACCACCAACTCCCAATGATAATCTATTTTGCCCGTTTGTGTATAATTTTGTTTCTTTTCCAGATGTTATAGTCATATCAAAAATCGCACACCAATTTTTCCAATTCAAATCATTTATGTATGTTTTGGACCACGCGTCATTATTATATCCAACGTTTCCCTTTACTGCCAAAAAACATTCATAATTTTGTGATGCTGAATTATCATTAGCTGAGGCAACGAAGCAATCTGAATATGAATTGAAATTTGGACCAAGCTCGTATAGGACATATATATTAGATAAATCATAAGATTTTAATCTTATATTTAATGTGATGGTCAAAGAATTATAAGAGCTTAAATTTAAGTTATTTATTGTTTTGCAATAGTCACCAGATCCATTAAAAGAAAAATAACCATTTTCCCAAGTTATTCCAGTTCCATTGAGAGAAACATTATTATTATTCCCGCTCAAATCATACCAATCGGTTCCGCTCCCAGGATAACTCTTCGGATTAGCAGCATCCAGATATAAAACCAATCCATCAGTAACTATTTTTGGTGAATAACTTGTGCTCATAATCCAAACCTCCCCTTTATAGAATTATAATTTTGTAAACTTTCAGAAGATGTTAAATTTTTATCGTATATCATTATTGTGGATATTGCACCATCTGTAAAAGTATAACTTCCATATTTACTGAAATAAAGCATATTCCAAGGATTTGTTAAAAAATTACAACTTTTAAATTCAACCATATGCCAATTATTATCCAATAAATAATCATAAATATTAGTTTTTTGTGAACAGTCCATATGAAAAGTTGGTGAGCCTATTCTGCTATTATAAAATTTGCTTCCAACTCTATATGCCCCCAAAAAATAAGCACTGCTATTTGGGTCAGCTGTCCAAAATAAAGATTGATTGTCTGTTGTCTTTATCCAAAACACGCATGTCGCTGTCAAGCTGTTTGTCGTCATTCCTGTGTGTGTGATCCCTCCGCCGCTCATAGAGAAATAACCGCCTCCACTATATGCAAATCCATTATTATCAATAACAAAATCATTTTTATTTCCACTCAAATCATACCAATTCGTTCCGCTGCCAGGATAACTCTTTGAATTAGCAGCGTCCAGATATAAAACAAGTCCATCTGTTACAATTCTTGGAGAGTGGTGAAAAGCCATTAAAACAACATTTTTTCTTTATATATTAAAAACTTTTAGGTCAATAACGAATATCATTTTTCATGAAAATAAGCATAATATCAACCATATCGAATAATAATATTATAGGTCAAAACGGCTTGATGCCTTGGAAACAATCAAGCGATCTAAAAAGATTTAAAGAAATAACTGAGGGTCATATAGTTATAATGGGAAGAAAAACATATCAATCCATAGGTGGAAGACTTTCCAAAAGAATAAATATTGTTATAACTCGTGATACTTCATTCACCGCTTTTGGTTGTTATGTTGTTCCCTCAATAGATGATTCCATAAATCTATCTCAAAAATTGATAGATGATGGCATATTCGAGTTAAATGAAGAAGTATTTATAATAGGTGGAGGTGAGATTTATAAAGAATTTATGAATAAAGCATCCAAATTATATATAACAAAGTTAAATGTTGATTTAGAAGGAGATACAAAATTTCCAGAAATAGATAAGTCTTGGCGTTTGATGTATAAAATATCTCATAAAAAAGATGACAAAAATGAATACGATTATATCTATGAAAATTATGAAAGAAATTTTTTATAGCGATAAATATTTTTTAAATTTGTAAAAATAAAAATGATATATGTTGAGCAGAGAAATGACAGAATATACAGGATTTAAAAGAGTTGAGAAATCGGAAACCCCAACCTGGGATGATATTCTAAATGGCTCGTTGGTTCTATATAAAAATGGATATCTTGAAACTATATATGGTCACGTTAGGTTTTTCTGTAAAAGAGAAGATGGAAGTGATGAATGGACGGCTGGATCTAGCGATGATGTCACAGATATAGTTGATTGTTGGTTTAAAAAATTAAAATAATAATATGTATAAAACTGGCGATAAATTAATTTGTAAGAGAAATATATATAATATGATGGATCAACCTCTATTCATAAAGGGTGAAACATATACTGTTCTTTTTAATGACACAGATAATGAAACGGTATCATTAGATCATATTTTATATGGAAATGAATATGGTGAATTTGATTACGATTTTGTTAAAAAGAATTTTGTTTTTGAATTTTAAAAAATAAAATGTTCAACAATAATGGGTGACAATTTCAAATTTTTATTTGAATATAATGATTATTTAAAAAATGATGTTGAAAATTCAGAAAAAGAACTTTATATTTATAATGAAATAAAAAAAAGAACCAAGTTTGATAAATTGGTTTTGTCAGAAGGTTTGATATTCACATATCCAGCTTTAAAATCAATTGAAATAATAAAAAGAAGATTTCCAGAACTAATTGTAAAACTCGAACCAGATGGTGAGATTTATATTGAAAACCATTCAAACACAAAAGAACTAAAAAAATATTTGCCTCTATTTACAAACCTTGGATATTTTGTATCTATTTATACAATAGACGGACAAAGATGGATAAAGAATTATGATGAAAACTCAAAACCAATAGCATTGTATCTTGAAGCAAAATATGATTTAAAAGTTGAAGTACCAGAAAAATTATATCATGCTTCTCCAATAAAATATAAAGAAAAAATATCAAAAATAGGTTTTATACCTAAAACTGGCAATAAAAAATCAGCCCATCCAGATAGAATTTATTTGACATCTAGTTTAGAAACAGCAATTAAATTTGGAGAAAATATTAAAGAAGAAGATGGTTATGATTGTTGTATTTATGAAATAGATGGAAAATGCATTCAGAATTTATATAGTGATGTAAATCTAAGAGAACAAGGTTATTATACTTTACAAAATATACCACCAAAATGTTTTAAACTTATAAAAGAAATTGAATAAAAATAAATAAAATATATTATGATAGAAAATATTAACTTTCCGTATGTGAGAAATGTTTCTTCTAAAACAATCGCAGGAGATATTAAACATTATGACCCAAATGATCCAAATTGCGTTAGAGAGTGGAAAAAAGTTACCGACGAAATTTTCAATAAAGTAAAAGACGAACTTGATGCAAAAGGAATACCAATGCCGAAAATAGTTTTTGATACATCCAAAGAACCAATCACTTATGCTGTAAAAACAACTGACGAAAATGGTAATATAATACATACACAACCATAAAAATAAGAATAAAAAATGTATAAAGAAAGAGAGGCTGTTTTCTAGTTATTAAAAAATAATTAGAAAACTATGACAGACAAAAAAATCATGGACACCACAGATAATAATGGTGTCTACAACAAAGCCAGAAAACAATATTTAGCAAATTCTGGTAAAATTCATTGCTCGTTTTGCCCTTATCACAAAAATGAAAATTTTACTGGAGTTTATTTTGGATTTGATTATAAAGGAGTATATTTGTATCCAAATTGGAAATTGACCACAAAGGTTAGAAAACAATGGATGAAAAATTTCAAAAAAATAAAAATGAGGAATATATCGTGATGGAAAAAAAATTCAATGACTTCATAAAAAACTCTGGTGAGTATATTTTATGTGCATCTATTTGGTATAAAGACTTGGAATTGAAACGTCCTGATGTCTTAGAGCCCAACGGATTTCGACCTTATAACGTGAACAAAGGAATAGTTTTTTCTGGTTGGCGTCATCACAATTGTTTATATCAAATGGTTGCTATGACTGGCAAGGCTCAACACGAAGTCGGAGAAGAAATTCAAGGATTTTTAACCAGTAAAAATCGTTTTGTGGATAGAGAAGAAGGAGCCAAAATAGCATACGAAGCTGGTCAAATTGGAGATGACATAAAAATTCTATATAGTGAAGACTTATATCCAAGAAGTAACAGAGAAAAATTCATGGAACTAGTAGATGGCGAACAATCAGATATTGTGGAAAAAATTTCTGAGAGAATTAAAAAACGTTCAATTCCAAAAGTTCCACCCGAGGATAGAGAAACACTCTTTGAGGGAGGATTTATACCCTAGGAAACAAACTCGGATTAATTTTTGTAGTATCTATTTTATTAACTTTCAAGAATTTGATAATATCGTTTACACCTTTTTTATCGAAACACATTTTATCGGATCCAATGTACGCTTCGTATTTATTTGCTAGACCAATATACAACTCAATACTAACACCTGGCTCGGTTGCGTTTAATGTAATCTTATTGTCATTAAAATCATAAGCTTTTTTTAACGTGATCGCTCTAAAAAGATCTCCGCTGTGATTCAAATAAACATTGATTTTTGGTTCAAACTCTGGATAATTCTTTTTCTTCAATTCTTTGGCTGTATCCGCTATTCGACGCCCTCTAGGATCATCTCTATTATAACCTATATCAGTAATTCTATCATAAGTTTCTGGACTCAACTCTTCGTTTGTTTTGTTATATTCTTCATAAGATAATATTTTTTTCATATTTTTAATTATTTTTTTTTTGTATATATTGATATTTTTTTTTGTTTTTTAAAAAAATATATTAATTTTGTATAAAATTAGAAAAAACTAATTAAAAAAGTCTAATATATAATATATAGAATTACGTTCTTTGATTTATTGGGCCCGACAGATCTAGACAGCGAAGTGAAATAGCGAAAACGCATGTATCGCAATGTCTATAAAGCGATTAATACAGTATGTAGGCTAAATTTAAATGGCAATAAAATAAACGCTGAGGATATTATGTCATATCCCACAAGTCTAACCAAAAATGTTGTTACTGAATCATTGGTTAAAGATCTTGTTTTAGCGTAAGCCGACAGAAAATTCAGTTAACTCTTTTTGATGATCGTTTAAAGAGTATAAATAAAAGCGATTGACTTTTTTTAGTTCGGTCTAAAAAACTAAATATTTTGTTGATTTAGAAAAATTAAATAAACTTGTAGTATGTTTCTTAAAGACTTTGTTGGACGAGGGTTTGATTCCCTCCGGGTCCACACAGAAAATAAAAAACCCGGCTAAAACCGGGTTTTTTATTTTTTAAAAATGTCCTTTAACATATTCTTCTATTATATCAATTTCTTCTTCTCTAAGATCTTTTGTATCTTCAAATTCGACTTTTTTACTATAATCACCCCAATATTCATCAGATTCTTCAACTGTCCCTTCATATTCTTTGTCACCATAAAACAGACTCCATCTTTTAACGATGAGACTATTGATCACACTCGATTCATAATTAGATATTTCCTTTTGCTTTATCGGAGCGTCTTCACCCCAAGGATCATCATCAGATTGTTCGTATAGTTTCAAGTGCTTCATATTTTTATTCTTTCTTTTATTTCTGGATCGAGATCCCCCCATTTTGTGTAGTTTAAACGCCTGTGAAACGCACCTCTGTATACTATTACTGATGTATATCTAATTCTAGTATCATAATCAATTTCAGAATTAAAAGAAAACATGCTTTTTGGATACATACGCGTGCCTCCACAATAAACAGTAAACATATCATTTTCTTGGGGCACGAGAACATAAAATCTGGATTTGTGTTTACCCAACACTAAATCTTTCTCTTTTTCGCCAAAAAGCTCTTCATCCGACAGATCCTCGAAATCAAATTGCTCATATAGTTTCATATGTTTCATTAAAAATATATATTCTATTTTCTTTTTGAAAAATAATTATCTATTTTATTGTGTAAAAGGCCGATTAAAATTGCCAATCCACTCAAAGAAACTGCTATGATATTTGTTATTGGCGTGTATAAACCGAAATATCCCATAACAACAATAATAAAAATTAATGTTATGACTATCAATGTTGCTGAAAATTTTAATGAGTTCATTTATTTTTTATTTTTTTTATTCTATTGGTAGATAATCTATTAAAGATGATATATCTTCGTCATCATCACCATCATCTTCTTCGTTATCATTATCTTTTAAATCTATTTCTCCAATATGTTTTACTATGAGCGGCTCTTTTGTTGGCGGTCCGCCTTCATATTCTTCCGAGACATACTTATCGAAACCTTTTATATGGCTTTCATATGTTGTTTCTTCACCCCAAGGATCATCTTCCATAAGTTTTTCTTTTCCTTCAAAGGGCAATAAATCTTCTAGTCTATACCAACATGTTTTGCCATTGTCAAATCGAACTTTGTAATCATATGGGTTCCAATCATTTGAAGGAAAATAATCAATGATCACTCCTATTTTGCCCGCAAAGAGGACCGCGCTCGGAACAATTCTAACTTTTTTTCCAATTTTTCTGAAGTTTGAATTTTCATTTATATGGCTTTCATATTCAAATTTTGTCTCTTCGCCCCAAGGATCATCTTCAATTCTTATTTCGCGTTTTATTTTCTTTTCTTTTATTGGCAATAAATCTATGTCTCTATATTCATTTCTATGTCCATTGCTCCATTTAACACAATAAAAATAATCATCATTATCATCATAAAGTTTCACAACAACACCAAACCCATCTCCACCCTTTTCCATAGCTTGATCATAATATTGAGAATCTGGGTTAATCCTAACTTTTTCGCCTATTTCATATTTATATATCATATGACATATATATTAAAAAAGAAAAATAAAAATTAATATATAAGAATAAAAAAAAAATTCAAAATGATAAAAGATTGGAGCCAATATTTTGAAAGTCTAACTATACCAGGGCTAAAAATGGATGATTTCGTTAAAGGAATACAACCAGCTGGAAAACAACATAAAAACATATTATCGATGCATTTCAACACGTATGAAAATTATGTTGATTTGAGCGATCCTCAAAAACACATATTCAAAGTCAATGATTTGACCGGAGACATATTAAATAATGGACGTGTTCAGTTTAATGCTATGATTTTTGGTAAAGAAGAGATAGAAACAACTATTAGAGATAATATTGTAACTCTTTCAATGGCAGAGTTTTATTCAAACTTACCCAATCAACTTAATATTTTTGGTGTAGATATTAAACCGATATCTTTTATAAATAAAGATGATTTGAAATATTCATTTGAAAATATATTGACAATTGATGAGCTAAAAAGAATAATAACCTCTGTCTCTGATGGATTCTTTTTTGTTGGTGAAAGAGACGGATATTATATTTGGAGAAAAAATATTTAAAAAATCTTGGAAAGAAAAATAGACACATTTTCATCTTTTGGTGAGCATGAAAGCATAAATATTGGCGATACAGCCATCTTGATAGATAATAAGATGGCTCTACTTTCAGAGAGAGATTATACATTTAGAGATAGTATAAGAGAAATAGGGAGTAAAATTATTGTGGCTGGCAAAAGATTGACAATCAATGGAGTGCCAATAATAAAAGATGCGAAGAGTAGAAAATGGTATAAAGAAGAAAATTTTAGAAAACTTTATGAAAAAGAATTTGAAAATGTGGATGGGCATATAAGAAAGTATGAACAATTTGACTTTGATGATATATCGGATGAAGAACTTTTCGGTAAATCAAATGATGAAATTAAAGTTGGAGATCTCGTAAAACTAATTGAACCAAATGCCTTATATGTAAATGGTAAACTTTTTCGTACTGGTAGTCTAAATTTAGATGAAAAATATAAAGTTGTTAACATAGATATAGAAGGAAATTTCATTTTGATAAGGGTGGCTCGTGAAATTGACACAGCATTTGGGCATATATCTCATGCAATAATCGCCTGGTATGACATAAATTGTTTTAAAAAAATCACTTAAAAAAAATAATATATATTCAAAAAACACAGACTTATATATGAAACACTTAAAATTATACGAACAATTCAACAATGATCCAAAAAGATACAATCAAATAATAGATTTTACTTATTTGAGAGAAGATGCGAACATAGATAAAATAGAAGAAGTTTGTAATACAGCCATAGAAAATAAATTTTATAGTGTTTGTATAAGACCGGAGTTTGTGTCTTACGCTTCTAATTTTCTCGAAGGTTCGGATGTCAAGATATGTACGGTAATATCTTTTCCTGGTGGCGAGGACCGAACTCAAGATAAAGTTACTGAAACACAAAAAGCTATTTCAAATGGAGCAGATGAAATAGATATGGTTATGAATTGGAAGCTTTTACAAAAATCATCAAAAGAAACTGATGAAGAAAAGAAAAAAGATATTGTCAAGAAAGTATATGATGATATAAGAAAAGTAGCTGATGTTTGTCACGGAGCTGATAGTGTCATATTGAAAGTTATTATAGAGTCGGGTGAATTAACATTAGAGCAAGTAAAAACAGCTTGTGAGCTCTGCACAAAAGCGGGTGTTGATTTTGTAAAAACCAGCACTGGGTACACGAAAGGAGCTGAGATGGACAAAGTAAAATTTATGCGTAGCATTTTGCCAGATCACATAAAAATAAAAGCAAGCGGTGGCGTGAGAACTCTAACTGATATAGAATCTTTTGTTAATGCTGGCGCCGATAGAATAGGAACATCTTCTAATCCAGCTATTATTACAACATCTGTTCAACAATTGCCACAAAGATATTAATTAATGCCAAATCTCTTCCCAATATGGATCGATATCTACATTTTCGATCCATTTTTTTTCCATATCTATTAAAGTTTTATCAATATCATCGCCAGTCTTTAAAAAATCTTTATTTAAAATGACAGTCCTCCAATCTTCATATTCGATGTCTCTTAAAAGTTCATTTTTTTTCATAAATGATTTAACATTATCTTTATGTTTTGCTGTTATTCTACTATAATTATTATGCTCATTTTTTGAATCATAGTAAAAACCATTATAGTAATAATATTCTATTATTGGATTAAAAGATAAAAGATACACCAAGTACTCTGAAATTGAAAATTTATTGATAATCATACCTAAATCATTTTCAAATAAAGCAGGAATTTCCTGCGAAATTTTACCATCTATATATACTTCTGTTCCAGGAGAAAATTCCATGTCTAAAATCTTATATTTTTGCAAATATAAATAATAATTTTTGAAATATAAAAAAAAATATAAAAAAACTTTCATTTCTAATCTTCATATAAAAATAAAAAAAAAATAATTATGGATACTATACGTGATATATTAATGAAAAGAGATAAGATGACTCTCGAAGAAGCCGATAAAAGAATAGAAAAGGCAAAAAATGATATTAAAATGGGAGAAGATCCTTATGAAATAGTTGGAGTTTATTTAGCACTCGAACCAGAGTATATTTTTGACCTCATATAATGGACTACAACTACTAATTAATATTGGAGAAAAATTAATATGCTTGAAAAAAGAAAAGAAGTTAAATTAGATATCGATTACATAGAAAGTGTTCTTCAAATAATATTAAATAAAGCACACGAAGACTCAGAAAAAAAGAAAATTAAAAGATATCCGAATAGAGAAAACCCGGAAAGGTTTAATATGGCTTGTCCTATATGTGGTGATTCACATAAAGACAATAGAAAAAAACGTTTTTGGGTCTTTATGAGTAACATGTATTGCGTTTGTTATAATAATAGAGAATCTGATTCGATGTCTTTCACAAAATTATGCAAGCGCTTTAATGTCGAGATTGATCCAGAAAAGAGATTGCAATTATATGATTATCTTGATAAAAACTGGACATATAGTAAAAAGGATGATTTCACAATAAATAATATTGATAAACTTATTGATATAAAGGATTTTATGGAGTATTTTTCAAAAAATAATAAATTTTTATATAATATATCTCCCATAATAAAAGACTCGTTACAATATAATTATCTGGTCAAAAGAAAGATATACAACCACGAAAATATACTTCAAGCAATATACAAAATAACAGACACCTGGAGAGAAAATGTCATTATTATATTGAATCGATTTGGCGATAAAATTATAAGTTTTCAGATTAGAAATCTAAAAGAAAAGAAAGAACAAAGAATTTACAAATTTTATCAATTTGAACAGATACACGAGATGTTATATCCAGATAAACATTTGGATGAAATAGAAGCGATATCCTATAATAAATTGTCTGCTATATTTAATATTCTAAATGTTGATTTTGAAAGAGATGTATATGTCTTTGAAGGATATCTAGATAGTATATTTTTTCCAAACTCCATAGCTCTTGTCGGGCTAGACACGGATATATCTTTTTTAGGTGATGAAAATCTATCGCTAAAATTCGTTTTTGATAATGATGAATCTGGAATGATAAAATCCAAAAAAATGATAAATGATAATAAAAGAGTTTTTTTATGGAAAAAGTTGTTATCCAAATTGTCAAAAAATAATAACAGGCTAGAGTTTTTCTTGAAAAATAATATAAAAGATATTAATAAACTGGCTGAGTACGTCGATGTTCCAGATGTGTATAGAACTTTGAACTTGGATTCTTATTTTTCAATAGATAAATTAGACTTGATAGATATGTAATATTTTTTTTATTTTTAAAAATTTTTTATATTTGCGCTGTATAATCTTAGAAAAAAAATGTTTGATTATTATTTTTTTGTAAATGATATTATAGATTCGAAAGACAAAACAACTTCTACAAAATTATTACTAGAGTTGGTGATGCATAAAACATGCACTTTTTATATAAAAGGTTCTAATACAATAGAACAAAGATATATAACGAGCGCAGAGATATATTGGTATGATGAAAGAAACACATATCAAATATATTTAAATGATTATCCAATAGATAAAGATGCTAAAGTTTATGTTAGAGAAAATTCAACTAATAAAATCGCCATAGGGATTCCAAGTGGTCAAATTTTAAAATTGAAGTGTGATGAGTTAGAAGAATTAGTTTTACAAAGATTGATTAAATTTGAATTTTTTTATTCTTGTGGAGATATAAATCTAAAAGATTCATATTTCTTCAAAGATGATAATATAAAGAATATAAATGAATTTTTGGAGTGGAGTAAGGTTAAAAGGTCTCTTCTTTTGCTGCCAGATTTAGTTAATTGATCTAGAATATCTTCTCATTTTATTGAATTTATCGAGCTCGGTCATATCTAAAATATCATTTTCTCTTTTTCCTTTCTTACGATATTCATCCATAAAAGTTTTTTTATCTGCTGATTTTTTCAGATCAGCAAAATATTCAAAATCACTAATAGAAGAAACATTATTTGATTGACATTTTTTACAGCTATTTGTTTGTTCGTTGAATAAATAAAATATATTTCCACAATCATTACATTTATAGTAATTTGTAAGAGCCTCTTCGCTTGTTCCTAAAACCATCAAATTTTTTATTTGATCAGCTTGCTCGTTCAAAAAATCTTTAAATTTCTTTAGCATAGATTATAATTTTTTTATTTATATATTAAAATAAAAAAACCACATTTGTTCACAAATGTGGTGTAGGAGAGATTAGATTTCGTTATCTATGACGAGTTCCCTGTGAAGGTGTAGAAGAACTTCTAGATGGTGACGAATAGGTGTTCGAGCTTCTAGATGGTGACGAATAGGTGTTCGAGCTTCTAGATGGTGACGAATAGGTGTTCGAATTTGAATTTCTCTGTGGTTGAACATTTTGAGGGACTCTCTGCTCGCTTCTCTGTGGCTGAACATTTTGAGGAACTCTCTGCTCGCTTCTTTGAGACTGAACATTTTGAGGAACTCTCTGCTCGCTTCTCTGAATTCTTTCTGAATTTTGCTCTCTTTGTGGTTGAGAAACAACATTTCTTTGTTTTTCTGGAGCTTTATAGACTTCTCTATTTATATTACGATAAGCTGGCGTTTCATATTCATTTTTATCTCTACGTTGATTATAAGTAGGTGGAGTATATTTTTGAATTTCTCTTTTCTGATATGAATTGTTTCTAGTTGGAGACTGAGCGTATCTATATCGGGTGTCATTTCTTTTTGGTTCCACACTGGTCGTTCTTCTACCGTCATTTCTATAAACGCTTGTGCCTCTTTTATTTATGTCGTTATATTTATCTCCAAAAGTTCTATAATTATTATTTCTTGAGATATTGCCTCCTAAACTATTTCTATGATCTGCATAAAATCCTGAGTTTTTATCATAACTATTATAGTATGGCTTATTCCAATATCCTCCTCCGCCATAACCACTCCAATATCCATTTCCATACCAACCGTGATTCCAATAATTCCACCCGTAATGTGGATAATATCCCCAATATGAATAAGGATCGTAATTCCAATAATACCATCTATTCCAATTATTCCATCTCCAATCATACCAACCATAATAGTGCGGGCTATACCAAGGCATGTAATAATAAGGATCCCAGAAATTATAACCGAAATAAATACTTATTCCCCAGTCATATGGATCGTAATCATACCAATATAAGTTGGTGTAATAATCTGAATAATAACTATTTAAATAATAATTGCTGTGAAATCTTTTTATACGAGAACTGTATTTGAAATCATAATAATCATCATTGTCATAATAATTATTTGTGATGTAAGTGTCGCCAGCCGATGTTTCTGTTGGCTCGACATAATAAACAGAATCAGTTTGAATGGACGTATCCTGTTTTTTATATTCTATTTTGCTCTTTTTAGGTGAGTAATAAACATCATCTTGAGCCATTCCGCTTAAAATAAAAGCGAAAATCATTAAAGAAACTAAAAGGAACTTTTTCATGATAAAGCATTTTTTTTAATTTAATACAATAATAGTGCCAAACTATTTTAATATTATTTTTTTTCTTTTATAAAAAATTGGGTGATTTTCATCTACGGTAAAACTAAAAATATGATAATTATAATCATCATCTTCTTCAGAGTATAACTCGATTTCGCTTTCAAATATAATTGAATCTTTATTTTTATTGTAATAAATTTCAGATACATATGTTTTTATAAAATTATTTGGCTCATACATTTCAAGAAGATTTTCATCATCTGTTTCCACTTCTTTATAATAAAAATCTACTCGATCTTCTTCAAAGTATATTCCTACTTCTTTTATAATAAGATTATTTAAGAAATTCGATTGCTCTTCTTTGCTTAAAGAAGATATATCCCAAGAATCATCATTTTCAAATTCGTCAAATTTTTTCATCGGTTAAAATTTTTTTATATATATAAATAAAAAGTTATGGATTCCAATATCTTAAAATCCCCAGAAGACGCCAGAGACTGGAAATATTCTGAACTATCAAATATAGACAATTTATCTTTACCAAAAAAACTGGATTTGAGAAAAAAATTAAAACCAGTGAGAAATCAAGGCGGAACCAGATCTTGTGTGGCTTTTGCCGCCGCTTGTATAAAAGAATACCAAGAATATAAAAATAATGGATTAATGGAATATATGAGCCCGTTATTTATATACAATAATCGATCTAATACTGGAACGACTGGCATGTACTCGAGGGATCTTTTCAGAATATTATCCAATATAGGAGTTGTTGCTGAAAAAGACTATTCAATCAAAAAACATTATAATGATATTTCTATACCGAAAGAGTTGTTGGAAAAAGCAGAAAATTTCAAAATAAGCGGGTACGCTAGAATATACACAACAGAAGAATTAAAAATGGCTCTATACAAAAATGGTCCTTGTCAAGTGGTCCTACCTGATTATACACCATTTGGCGTTGAATTTTGGAAAAAATATAAAGAAGATCAACCTTTATTGGGTGGGCACGATGTGGTTTGTGTTGGATATGATGATGAAAAAAGAAAATTCATATTGAGAAATTCTAAGGGAAAAAATTGGGGAGATCGTGGATATACATATATTGATTATGATGAATATGAAAAAGTTATGTGGGAGACATGGACGATAATCGATGATGAATCATCAATAAGAATAAAAGATTATCTATATGAAGATCAATATTTTAAAAGATTTCTATTATTTTTGAGAAAAATTTTAGGATATATACTTTGGAAAGAAGAATGGATTTATTATTAAACTATAAAAGATAATTGTTATATAATTTAAAAAACACACCATTTCTATGAAAAATATTGAAGAAGATTTCCAGTCAATTGATCGTTCATATCTATCAATATTAAAACATTTATTGAATATTGGAGATGAGCATCGCATCATATCTTTTATATTGGATTACGATGATTATGATCCACAAGAAGATTATTATATGGAAGAATTAAAAAAATTCGCTATGGAAAATGATATAGATTCAATAGAGGAAATGATATTATCAAGTAATGATTATATAGATGAATATAAATTTGATTTAGATTCAGATGATGAAAATTTTGAAGAAGAACTTTATAACTCAAAGGGTGGAGCACAACAAGAAAAATATGAAGACGAAATATTATCAGAAGACAATGAAATAGCATCAGAAATAAACGAGTTAAATCTAGATGGTTATGATGGTTCTAATGTAAATTTTGAAGATCTAGGTGAAATCACAGAAGACGATTTTGATATTTAAACAATTATGACATTTTCCGTCTTCACTATGTCAGTCGATCCTATGCCCCCAAATAAAATAGCTATCGGATAATATATTCCAATCGTATCTGTTTGTAATTCAAAATATTGTATCGATTCAAAAACTATATCTTCTATCATAAATAATTTTTATATTTTATTGCGTCAATAAAGACCTAACTATTATTCCAGCTGGAAGAGTTGTTGCAGTATATCTTATATAATTTCCAACATTGTCAGCTGATGATGACCAACTATTCCAATCTGTTCCATTTGTTGAATATTGCCATGTGCCATAAGATGATAAAACAACTGTATCATCTAAAACTAATGAACCTGTTGAAGCGTTATATAATCTTATTCTTAAATTTGGTATATTACTACCCCATGATGAAGATTGACGATAAGAGAATATTCTACTTGTTACACTGGACTTATTAACAGAGGGTGTATAATGTGAATCTGTTGTGGAATCTTCATAAACAACTGATAATGAATATATTCTACTCGGTACACAAAATGTACCGATTGTTTTAAATCTAATTTTAAATTGTATTGAATCAGAAGAAGCTAAATTGGTTAAATCACCTTCATTTGTTAATAAAGTCCACGTTCCACTATTGTTATCTATTCCATCTACTCTATATAATAAATCGAAATCTTCTGTCGGAACTCCCAAAGTTAAAGAACCTAATTGTCTTGTTGAATTAACATAAACTCTATAAAATTTTATAGCTCCTTGAGTGTTTAATTTTGGAGTTATAACATATTCACCTGTTTCATCAGCCCAAGTTCTTTGAGCTAATAATGGGAGACAATATATTTGATTTAAAGCTGCTGTTGTACCACCCCTAGCTATATAAAGATATCCATTTTCCGAATAAAAACTCATTACGGTTGCATTAGTAGTTGGATGAACAGGCGCACCAGAATCAGAAGAACTTTGATCATATTGTATATCATTAGCTAAAAATATCATATCTAATGGCGTACTACCATTTGTATAATAATCTGAAATATAACATCTATTAGCTGCAGCACCACCAATAATTAATTTATCAATTATGGATGATCCTTCTACTGATGTGAAAGTGGATGATATAAAAGTATTAGCACCACCGGGTGGTATATCAGTCATACTATCAGATAGATAAGATGTACCACCATTTGTTATTTGATTTATTGGACAGCGATATACTCTTGTTGTAGTACAAAAGAATATTGATGTCACACCACTGGCCACACCATGATTTAAAGTTGCTATTCTACCATTATTCGTTTGTATAATAGTACCAGTTAGGGCAGATGCAATATTACCAGTTTTGTATAAGAAAGCTGTTGTAGATTTACCAGCTGCTAAACCAGTTAGAGGTGCTCTCACATTATATTTGAAAAAATTATAACCGTTTGATGAAACAGTGCCATTCATTATATAACAATCCTGAGTTGTGAAATCAGCAGAACAATCATCGAGAGATAAACCCCAAGCAGCTGTCATTGTAACAGTACTAGCGTCAGCTAACCAATATAAGGCTTTAATATTATCAACCGTAGTCGCCGTTGAAATAGCCGTTCCAGCTGAATTAAAATCACCATAATTTAATCCCTTTATAACAAATAAACCACCGTTAGTTACTGTAGCGTTTGTTATTGAGTAATAAGCTCTCAATTCTTCTATTACATAAGGTGTCCCTGGCGAAATAGTCCCAGCTGTTGATGTTAATGTTATACCAGTATTAGAATCTATTGAAGATATCACATACCAAGTAGATATTTGGGTTGGATCTGTGCTTCCAAAACCTATACGAGAACCTGATGCGAATCTTATGTCTGACCATGCTGAACCATTTCCAGTGACAGCAGTTGAACTCACACCAACTGTACCTGTTGAATATTTATAATATCCCATTCTAAATCCTCTGGATGTCATATTTCCACCCGGTCCAGTAAATGTTACGAAACCTTTCCAACTAAATTCGTTTAGAGATTTATTATATTCAATTAAAACAACTCTTTTTGTTGTTGTTGCTGCGATATCAGCAAAAAACACCCAATCTATAGTTGAACTCCAAGAATAAACCCAAGGATAAGAACATGAAACTGGTGTTGCTGCCTCCATTGGTCTTGCTACACTTAATTTAAAAGGTGATATATATTTATCAGATGGATTTGTACCTGTATATTGTTTTATAAAATTACCAGAACCGATATAGGTTTTTCCTGTATCATATGTTGTTGTTACACTTCCAGTAAATAAATGTTCTACTACTGATTTCATAATATTATATATTTTTTTATACTCTTTTCAATTTCATAAAAAATGACAATTTTGTTATATATTCTACAGAATTTACATAAAATTCTAATATATCGCCTGCTGAAACATTTATTCCCCAACTAGTTAAAATATCAGAATAATTTTTTATATCATTTGTGAGAGTTGGATAATTTTCACCTGTTATGCCAGTAAAAATTGGATAATCATTATAATTCGATTTCTTTATATCTATTTGGCAACTTCCAGTTAGACTCGATAAAATCATCCAATCTATAATTTCACAATCATAATCAATTTTTTTATAACCTTTTGTACCAGTGGATATTATATTTAAACCATTATCTGATATAAATCCAACTGTTTCATATAAAGTAGAGCTATTACCGTCTCTACCAGATGAACCACTTGTGCCAGTTATACCTGAAGTTCCTGATGTACCTGAAACACCAGAAGTTCCTGATGTACCTGAAACACCAGAAGTTCCTGATGTACCTGAAACACCAGAAGTTCCTGATGTACCTGAAACACCAGAAGTTCCTGATTCTCCAGATGTACCTGAAGTACCTGATTCCCCAGATGTTCCAGAAGTTCCATCTACGCCTGAAGTACCTGATGTTCCACTATAACCTGAAGTACCTGATTCCCCAGATGTACCTGAAGCGCCTGATGTTCCACTAGTTCCTGATGCCCCGGATGTACCCGAAGTACCTGATGTTCCACTATTTCCTGATGACCCAGATGTACCAGAAGAACCAGTTCCTATGGAATAATATGTAGCGACACCAGAAGGATCAAAACCAGCTAGTGTTGAAGAGTCTCCTATATGACCAGAATCCGACCAAGTTAAATTAGATAATCCAGCGTGATTTGATGAAGACACATTTGTTATTGAAACTTGAGAAGCTTTAGTACCAGTGACGTAACTTATCCCACCTGTGGATATACAACATTTACCATAATTTGTTTGTCCATTAGATGTAAAATAAGTTATTCTAGCAAAAATCACGAATTCAGCTGATAGTCCAGCTAAACTGCCCAAATTCAAACCTCTAACATCTTCTGATTGTGCAGCAACTAGTGAAGTATATGTCACCTGCGGTTGTAACATCAACATCCTATATCTTTGAGAAGCGCTGTCTAAAGTTGCCGGTAGAATTATTTGATAAACATTATAATATCGATTGTTAACACCGGCTACCATTGTTCCTGCGGTCGAATCATTCACTTGAATATATTGGTTAGCTCCACCAGCTATAAAAGGTAAAGTAGAACCAGTATTATAAATTGATGTAGAACCTGATATATAGACTGTTGTGTAAGTTCCTTCTGTCCAAGTTGGTACTAAGGTATCTAGATCTTCATCTTTAATGTGTGCTGCGTCAAATCCTGGACTATTTGCCGCGTCAGTATATGTATTTTCAGCGTATGTTCCAACAGTTAATCTGCCACCTGAAGTTAAATATGTTCCAATTGTATTATGTAATTCATCGTGTGTCTCCCAATTCATTAATTCGTGAGTTTCACGAGCTACAAAAGTTGAGCTTATAGTTGATTTATACGATACAGCCGCCACTTGTATGTGAGAAAGCTCCCAAATAATATTTGACCAATTGAAATTTGTTCCATCAATTGAACTTAAAAACCAAACTCCGTATGAGTCTGAGTGTCCAGTAGATGTCCAAGGAGATGTTAATTGTTTTTTGACACCTCGCCAATAATATGTCAAATCTCCGATTAAAGTTATCGTTCTTCCAGTATAATCATAATATATGTTTATGTCACTACCATACAAGAATCCTGTTGGATCTTGAATATCATTATAAACTGTTGGTATAGATATATTATTAATAGTTAATATATTATTAGAATATGTTAATCCACTTGATGTGTTGTATTTAGTGGCAGAAGAATCATCTCTGAACAATATCTCAGTATTGTCGCCTATTATAGACAAGAAACCTGATGAACCGGATGTACCAGATGTACCTGAGTCTCCAGCTGGCCCGACTCCAGAAGTTCCTGATGTACCAGTTTGACCTGATGTTCCTGATGTACCAGTTTGACCTGATGTTCCTGATGTACCAGTTTGACCTGATGTTCCTGATGTACCAGTTTGACCTGATGTTCCTGATGTACCAGATTCACCTGTTGGTCCAACACCAGATGTGCCAGATGTACCTGTTTCACCTGAAGTTCCTGAAGTGCCAGTTTGACCAGATGTACCAGATGTGCCAGTTTGACCAGATGTACCAGAAACACCTGAGGTTCCTGAAGTGCCAGATTCACCTGTTTCACCTGAGGTTCCAGATGTACCAGAAACACCTGAGGTTCCAGATGTACCAGAAACACCTGAGGTTCCAGATGTACCAGAAACACCTGAGGTTCCAGATGTACCAGAAACACCTGAGGTTCCAGATGTACCAGAAACACCTGCTGTTCCTGAAGTACCAGATTCACCTG